ACGGATATTGAAACTTACCTAATGTGGGGTAAAGGTGGTAGAATTAAACAAGATGGACCGGATGATATTAGATTATCTGTAGGTTTATGGTCACAGTTAGATAACTCTTTCAAAAGAGTATATAACAAGTCATCATTTACTCTTGACATGTTTAAGTCTGAGCTTTACAACTTCTATCAAGGTAAAGTTGAATTCAAAGGACCAGACCCACAAAGATCACTTGTTGTACAAACAGGTATTGCAGGAATGCAATTGATCAACAAAGCTATTGCTGATGAAGTATATGGTTCAGGTCTAGTTCAAAATGCTACAGATATTGGAGCCGTTTCAGGTTCAGGTATGGATTTAGATTATGGTTTTGCTTACACAAGCTTTACTATTCCTTTCTTAGCTAACGTTAAGTTTGTATTGAATCCAGCATTTGATAACTTAAACACAAATGATATTGAGAATCCATTAATTGATGGCCGTCCATTGAGCTCATTTAGTTTCATCATATTTGATGTAACAGATGAAGGAAATGATAACATCCATTTATTGAAGCTTTCTTGGGATAATCAACTTAAGTGGTTCTACCAAAATGGTACTATGGACTACATGGGAAGAACTCAAGGGTTTGCTTCTACTGGAAACTTTAATGGATATAGAGTTATGATGACTCAAACCATGCCAGCTATTTGGGTTAAGGATCCAACTAAAGTTCTTAAAATTGTAATGAGGAATCCTATCACAGGAGGATCATTCTAGAGCTAAATAATTCAGAGGGAGGTGGTTAACGCCTCCTCCCTTTTTATTTAATTTAAAAAAATAGAAATTATGGCAAACATCATGGGCTTACAAATAAAAAAAGCAAACAAGACAACGGAATTCACTAACGCAAGTGTTTCTAAAATTCTTGCTTCAACCTCTGTAGCTAAAGATATAGTTACAAGAAACTATGCAAATAATGCTGCAGCTAAAGCTGCTGGATTAGTTGACGGGGACTTGTATCATGCTGCTGGTGCAGTAAGAGTTGTGTTTACAGCTTAATAATCAAAACTTTAGCAAGTGTAAAAACTTGCTATAGAAATTATAATTATATAAATTGTACATAAAAAAATATGTACCTTTGATTGTTAACAATTATTAATTTTAAAACCAAAAAACAAGATGAATGATTACACTATTGTAGAAAAGTATCAACAAGGAAAAAGTCCTACTATTGCAGTACGTCCTTTCTTTAGTCCAGGAAAAGAAAATATGGGCTTAGAGCAGTATGGATTATCACTTCATGATGGAGTATTCCATGAAGAAAACCTAGCGTGTTTAGAAATGAACGGTGTAAAACGCTATGTAACAGGACTTAATGAATTTGCTCCTGAAGTAAAAATGTTAGCTAAAGATAAAAAGCAAGCTAAGATTAAAGAAATAAGAAGTACTGTTGCTCAGCTTGAAGCTGAACTAGCAGCTAATGTAGTAGATCCAGATGATAAAGACTTCTGGAATAAGCTAACAATTATGAAACCAGATAACTCTGCATTTTGGGATAAGATCTCATTAAGATGTGGTAATGATCCAGTCTTCTTAGATCCACAAAAGGATCCATATGATTTGATTAAGTTATTTGCAATTAATGCTGGTGGTTTTTCTATTGTAGCTAAATCATTAAGAAATGCTAAAGAAATGAACAACCCACCTAAGTTTTACTTAGATACAGTTGAAGAAAGCTTAAGCACAAGAACAGAATTAAGTAAGTTGAAAAACAGATCATTAGTAGAATTACAAAAACTATATGATAAGAATTCAACTAAACTAATGTATGTTGCTAAGATATGTGATGTTGATAGTGTACAGTATGTTAAATCTACACCTAATGATATCTTATATGAAAACATGGATAACTACATTAATGGTTTTGGACCAGAGTCTTCTAAGAAAAAAGCTGCAAGTCAGTTTTTAGAAGTTTCTAAGTTAGATATGGAAGAGTTAAAAATTAGAGCACTTATTAAAGATGCTTTATACTATAGATTTATAACAACAAAAGCCGGAGGTTGGATAGAACCAATTGACAGTGGTATTAGACTAGGAAAAACCCCTTCAGAATGTTTAGAGTTTCTAAAGAACCCTAAGAATGAAGATTCTCTAATGTCTATACTAGATAAAGTTGAACCATATTGGGCATCCTAAATATATAAATAATGAATAACAATACCCTTTTAATTAAACTAAAGCAAAGGTTAAATAAACTTGATAGCCAAGACTATGATAACATAGAATGTTGGCAATTTGTTGAAGCATTTAATAAAGCTCAGGTTGAATGGTGTAGAAGAAATCTACATGGGGGTAATATGTATAAGGAAGGTGATGAGTTGTCAAAGAAAAGAATTGATGACTTACAACCTTTACTTATTGAGTTATCATTAACAGGTACGTCAAATGACACATACTTTGAAACAAATAATTTTCCAGTTAGTAATTACTTAGAATTTAAAAGAGTAAGTACAAATGCAAAAACTGAATGTTGTCCAGCTAGAAGTATGACAGTTTATTTAGCTGAAGAAGCTAATGTTCCTTTACTACTTAGAGATCCTTTAAAGAATCCGGATTTTGAATGGGGAGAAACATTTTGTACAATGATCAACAATACTATTAGAATATATAGAGGTACAGACTTTACTATAGTTAATCCAGTATTAACTTATTATAGACAACCTGTATACATAGAAATTCTAGGTTGTGTTGATCCTTATACAGGATTAGAATCTTTAGTAAACATAGACTGTGAGTTTAAAGATGATTTAGCTGAAGTAATGCTAGATGATGCAGCATCAATAATTGCAGGAGATATAGAAAACATATATCAACAGCAAAGATCTCAAGCTGCAGCAGAACGTAATAATTAATATAGTAGGTTTATTAAAATAGATTTAGTATATTAATATAGTAACACATATGTTACGAACAGAGCAAACTGATAAAAGCAATATATATAACCAGCGGGGTAATGGTCCCTGCACAAAATTAATAATTATGGCATATTTTAACAATGCGTTTTACAAAACGTTTGTAGCATCATCTGTTGACGCAGCTGCTGGTACATCAACTATTTCCCTGGCGGCAGGAGAAATAGGATTAGTAGAAGACAAAACTTGGCAGACAATGGCTATTCCAGGTGCTGTTATTCCTACTAATGCATTAGCTTACTTAGTACAAGGAAGCTTTTACACAAAAGACACAATTGGAAACAACCCAGGAAATGGTGGATACAAAGAGTCAGTAAAGTCTAAAGGGATAAACCCAAAGTTTATTTCAAGAGTATGGTCTGTTGCAGCTAACACTGCTGTTCAAGCTACTGCTACTTTAGGTTTAGGATCTTCATGTGTACCATGTGGAACTACTCAATTCATGAGAATGGATGTAAAAGGTTCTCCTGCATTACGTTTCTTAAATCACAATGCTTATGCAATTGGTGATTCAGCAAATATTTGTTGTGCTGAAGGACAAGAGTTTTTAGATCCAGCATTAGTACTAGCTACTGAAGCTTATATGATCTTAGGTGATCCATTAATCAAGCCATTTGTTGCTGAAGCAGATATAGACGGTGTACAAGATGATGCAGGAAATGCATTAGTTGGTGGTACTGGATATGCAGCTGGTAGCAATGTAGCTGCAACAGGTGGTTCAGGAACTGGAGCATCTTTCAATGTAGTTGTTGCTGCAGGAGTAATTACTTCATTAGTAGTTTCAGCTCCAGGTAAAGGATATAAAGCAGCAGATGTATTAACTATCTCAGGTGGTAATGGTGATGCAACATTAACTTTAGCAGCAGGAGGAATTACTGCAGGTGGAGTTGTTGTATCTGTAACAGATGCGGCTGGAGAAGTTGTAGGAAGTGTATATACTATTGCTCAAGCAAAAGGTACTGCAGCTTCTGGAAATTATGTAGCTTCACTAGTTCCAAATGCAGCAGCAGCTAAAGTTAGCGCAACTGTAACATGGGTTGGTGCTTATGTTGATACTAAATTTGGTAACTGTTCTTTTGATACTAGAGATCATTATGATGCTGAGCCAGTTGAAATTATTGCAAGTATTCTAGATGAAACTGGAAATGCATGTAATGATTGTGGAACTGCTTCAAGAACTCCAGGTCAAATGCAACAAACGCAAGGTGAAGAAGTTATTAGAGCTTTAATCTTATCTGAAAGATACCGTCAATCTCCTTATAACCAAGGAAATGCTGACAGTGCTAGAATCAGAGAGATTGAAATGTCTGATGAGTTACTTGCTGCTGTAGATAGAACAGCTATCTATAAAGCTTACTATGTAATGCATACAGTTCCACGTTACAATAACCCAAGTGGTGTATTTGACAATGATCAGTATGTTTACCAAATTTTTGTTAAGAGTACAGACGCTGCAGCTATAACTGCAATGGATGCTGTTGCAACTCAGTTGGTAACATTAGCAAATGCAGCTGGAAATAATATTGCAGTAGAAACAACTTTCTAAGCATACAATTTTCATAAGCGTTTATTAGCTTAAATATTAATTAGAGCAGGGGTATAAAACTCCTGCTCTTTTTATTTTATAATGTCTCCTTTTTTTTGTATATTATATATATAGCGTAATAAAGCAAAAGAAAATGGCAAACAAACACATACTAAGTTTAGAAATACCAGCAGTTTCCAACTGTGAGTTGTTATGTATAAAAGATACCAGCCAGTATGCAACTGAACTAGCTGTTGATTGTGAAGAGTTATTGATAACTCTACCTGGATACTCAGTACCAATTTTAATTAAAGTAACTAAGGAATTTGACATGTGTCTTAATGCCTGTGTGCTTAATCTTCAAAAAACTAAATGTGGTACAGTCTCTTCTGTTATACCTGACGGTATATACATAGTTAAATATAGTGTATCACCTAATAGTAAAGTATTTGTAGAATACAACCATTTAAAAGTTTCCTCTTTAATGTCAACATACTATAATGTATTATGTGACTTAGATGTACAAGCATGTCAACCTGATTCACGTAAAGAAGATCTTTTAAGTGAAATGAATTTTATCAGGACTTTAATTGATGCTGCTGTTGCAAATGTAGAATACTGTCAATCATCAGCAAAAGGAATGCAACTTTATAGATATGCTAAACAAAGATTAAATAAAATTAGTTGCCCATCAGGTAATTGTGGTGGTAGCAATCCATATATAGTATAATTAAATATAAAAACCAAAATTATGAATTGTAACCATTGTCATAAACCATTTACATGTGGATGCCAAAAAGCAAATGTAGCAAATGGTTTAGTAGTACATAAGACATGTGTTAATGAATATAACCAAACACAAACTTTGATTGCTAAAGAAACAGTATCAAATTTAAGTTTGGAAATAGCTAGACAAAAAATAGTAGACCTAACAAATAAGTAATGGCCACACCAAAAGGAGTATCAAATAATAATGAAATAGTTAAGAATGCTTTGGCAGCACAAATAAAAACTGAAAAGAATTTTGCTACTCAAGTATATGCTAAATTTAATTCAATAAAGTTTGGAATAGATTCTTGTTGCTATACTGATTATGTATCAGCAGTATTATCTAAGTCTTTGTGTGATTGGCAAAATGCTTCTAGTGATAAAGTAGTAGCATCTACTGATGTAAACGGAGTATTTGTAGAACCATTAGCAAAAATAAATAAAAAAGCAAGTATGGCATGTCCAGCAACCCCATCTAACGTATGTACTATAGTAAACCTAAAAGAACTTTTAGGAGGCAATACAACTTTCACACAATGTTTTGAAGTAGCATCTACCTCATGGACTATTACACATCTCTTAGGTAGGTATCCATCCGTAACAGTAGTTGATGGTCAAAACGAAATAGTAGTTGCAGATATAGATTATGTAAGTAGTCAACAATTAACAATAACATTCAGCATACCCTTTGCAGGTTGTGCCTTTTTAAATTAAATAACAATAACTTAAACAATAATAATATGATACAATTTCTTTCAGGTCTAGATATTCAAGGGAATATAGACCTAAACAGCAATCAGATCAAAGAGGTTGTTATAGATAATTTGACAGCGGATCCTACTGGGGCTGAAGGAAGAATCTATTACAACACGGGTACTGATAAACTTAGACTTTATGCCGGTGGTGCATGGGCAGATCTATCAACAGCTTCAGATTCAAATACAACTTATGATTTATCAGGTGTTGGATCTACAAACGGAACAGCAGGTGTTAGGCTTGCAGGTTCAGATGGAACTAATGATGATGTACTAGTAGTAGGTGCAGGTACAGTAGGTGTAACAAGAAGTGGTAATACACTTACAGTTACAGGTGCTGATTCAGCAGCAGGTACCGTAACAGATGTTACAAGTGGTAAAGGTATTTTAATATCAGGTACATCAACAGTTACACCAGCAGTTAACATTAAAATTACAGGTGCAGACAATGCAATTCTATTTTTAGATGAAGCAGACGCTCCTAAAGATAGTTTCCTTTGGTTTTCTGATTCATCTGATGAAACGCTTAAGAAAGTTCAAGTACAAAACATGCCAGGATATGGTAAGGATGGTACAGTAACTTCTGTAGGATCTGGAGCTGGTTTAACTGGTGGAGCTATTACAGGTTCAGGAACTTTAGCTGTAGATTATATAGGTTCAGATAACGTTATATTAGCTGCCGGAGATGGAACAGCTGTAACTGTAGCTTCTACAGATAAGATTATGGTAAGTGATGCTACTGATAGCAATGCTAAGTATGTAAACATTTCACAGATTACTGCTGCAATTGGTGGTGGTACTGTAACAGAAGTAGATGCAAGTGGAACAGTAAATGGATTAACATTAGCAACTACTCCAGCAGGTGGAATAACTGCAACAGGTTCAGTTAACCTTGGAGGTACACTTGCTATAAATAATGCTGATTGGTCAGGAGCTGATTTAGCAGTAACTAATGGTGGTACTGGAGCAAGCAATGCAACAGATGCAAGAACTAATTTAGGAGCAGGTACTGGAGATGGTTCTGTGACTAGTGTAGCTTTAGGTGCAGATAATGGTGCTGGTACAGCAATTTCAACAACAGGTACTTTAACTGTAGTAGGTGGTACAAATGTTACTACATCTATTACTGGACGTGCAATTACTATTAATGCTACAGATTCAAATGTAGGTACAGTAACGTCTATAGCAACTGGTAATGGTATATCAGGAGGAACAATTACTGCTACTGGTACTTTAACAGTTGGAGCTGGTGATGGTTTATCACAATCAGCTACAGGTTTATTAGTAGATGGTACAGTTGTAAGAACTTCAGGTGATCAAACTATAGCTGGTGTTAAAACATTCAGTGATCAAGTAGTAGTTCCAGCAACTCCAACAGGAGCAAATAATGTAGCTTCTAAGGCTTATGTGCTTTCACAAATTGGTGGAGTAGGAGGATTTAGAGGAGGCTATAATGCAACAACTAACTCTCCAGCATTAAGTGGTGGTAGTAACGTTGCAATGGCATTAGGAGATTTCTTTGTAGTAGATGTAGCAGGAGATAACGGAGATTATTTTGATACCTTAGAACCTGGAGATTTTATATTTGCAGATGCAGCAATTGTTGCAAGTTCAAGTCCAGCAGTATCAGCTTATACAGTTGTTATTGCAGATCAGAATATTGCAGGTGTAGGAGCTAATGATGGAGTAACAACAAAAGGTGTTGCAGGATTTAGTAGTGCATCTTTTGCAGGAACATCAAATGGATTCATTACTGTTAAAGCAGATGGAATCACCAATGCAATGTTAGAAGGACCAGTTAATACAATAATTGGTACTGATACTGATTTAGCTACTGGTGGTGTAGATGTTGTAAATGATATTACTGTTACAGACGGTGTTATAACATTTATGGACAAGAGAACATTACCAAGTTCTACAACAAGTGCAGTTGGTGTTACAGAGATTGCAACACAAGCGGAAGTAAATGCAGGAACAGATTCATTTAGATATGTAACTCCAGCTACTTTAAAAGGCCGTCAGGATTTACGTAATTACTCTGGTGCATTTCCAGTTGGATCACCAGCATTAACGTGGACAATAGCAGTAGACACACATAAATTAGGTGTAGGTCCATTTATTATACAAACCTATAATATCAAGAAACAACAAGTGTTTGTTGATATTGAGATTGCAGACACTGGAGATGTTAAATTTTCAACTACTGCAGATCAAGCAATAGGAAGTATCACATGTAATATATTGAAAGCTTCAAGTTAATATAAATTAAAATTGATAAAGGGAGTTTCTAAATACTAAACGGGTTTAGTGCTCCCTTTTTATCATAAAAATATTATCTTAGCAAAACAAAATAAATTATGGCAATACAATTTTTATCTTCTTTAGAACTAACAGGAACAATTACAGCTTCACGCATAGATAATGCAAATGCAGATACGGATAAGTTTGTAGTTAGTGATGGCGGTCTTCTTAAATATAGAACAGGTGCAGAACTAAGAAGTGATATTGGTGCCGGAACAGGAGACGGATCCGTAACATCCGTAACAGTACAAGGAAATACAGGATTATCTGGAAGTGGTACAGTTACTACTTCAGGAACAATAACCCTTACAAATACAGATAGAGGATCAGCACAAAAGATCTTTAAGAATTTTGCAGTAGCTGATCAATCAACTATAGTAGCTGATAAGAATGATGATACTATAACATTTGTTGCAGATGGTGGTATGACCATTAAAACAGATTCTGATACAGATACTATAACATTTTTATCATCTGATAATAATACCAATAATTTTGTATCATCTACAACATTTAATACAGGCAATGGAGTACTAACATTAAACAGAAGTGGTTTATCAGCCTTGACTGTAGATTTAGATGGTAGGTATTTAACTTCAGCTAGTAACTTTTTTCTTGATGGTATAACAAAGTCAGGTAATACACTTACATTTAGTGTAAGTGGAACTACAAATCAAACATATGCTTTTGGAAGTAATGCTTTCAATAGTACAACAATATATGCTGAACCAGGAATATTTAGTGGAGGTGGTACACCTACCTTAGCTACTGGAGTAACAGCAGCAGAAATTAGATCACTTATAGGAGCAGGTCAAAGTTCATCTACAGGTACAGTAACGTCTGTTGCAAGTGGGTCAGGTTTAAGTGGTGGAACAATTACAACAACTGGGACTTTATCAGTAGACTCTACTGTTATAAGAACAACAGGTACTCAATCAATAACTGGTAATCTAGAACTTAAATCAAATGACCGTGCTACAAGTTATACGGTTGCTCCATTAGAAATACGTTCAGGTATATCAGGTGTAGACGGTATTGCACCTAGAATGTCATTTCATTGGGATGGTGTTGTTGCTTCTCAAATAGCAATTGAGGCAAACGGAACTATTGCTATTAGAAACAATCCGGGTACTGGATATGAACAATTTGCTGCAAGTAATTTAACATTACATTCTGGTAGTATTGTTTTAGGTGGAACAGGTAGGATACAAGGTATTGATACAGTGTCTGCAGCAACAGATGCTGCTAATAAAGATTATGTAGATAAAGCCATAGCAGCAGTACCACAGGGTGATATTACTGCTGTTGTAGCAGGAACTAAATTATCTGGTGGAGGAACAGCTGGTTCTGTTAGACTAGATGTTGTTGATGCTGAATTAGGTAGAAACATAGGAACACGTAATGCTGTAGTTGCAGCAGGATGGATGACAGTTGCTTTAGCAGGTACTGCAAGACTATCAGGAGAAATATTTGTAACTGATGGAGAAAGTAGTGATCATTCCTTTATAAGGATACACTGGATGCGTAGTTATGCAGATTCAAACTGGACAGTTATAAATTGTGGAGGACATTCCAATAGAATTGTAGGAGTAAGAGTATTACAACAAACTGGTGATGTAACATATGGTCCAAAATATTTACAGGTATACGTTACAACTTCTAGTAATTATTATACAACTATATTTACACCAGGTAGTGTACCTAACTATGGTAAGCTAGAACCAGTAACACCTGTTTTACAAAATTCTATAGAAGGTTATGCTTTATTTGGAGCACAAGTAGAAGGATTAGATAAAGCAAGTCTAGCTACTGATGAAGGTATTATAATTGGTGAAGATCTTATTGTAAAAGGTGGAGATATATTATTAGGTGGTACAGGACGTATTCAAGGAATAGATACTGTAACTGATGGAACTGATGCAGCAAATAAAACTTATGTAGATGGTAAAGCAGATACAGGAGTGCCAGCAATACTGTCTAATGGTTCAACACCAAGTTTAAACAGTGGTATATCTGCAGCAGAAATAAGAAGTATAACCGGTTCAGGAACATCTAGCTTAACTATTGGGACAAGTGCTTCAACAGCAAAGGCAGGTAACACTACAACAATATCTAGTGGACAAGCTTCAGCTATTACGGCTAACACGGCTAAGACTGGTATTACTTCTACTCAGGCTTCAAACATAACAACTAACAATGCTAAGACTGGTATTTCATCTGGTCAAGCATCTGCAATAACAGCTAATACTGCCAAGACAGGAATTACAAGTAGCCAGGCAAGTGCTATTACGGCAAACACTGCTAAAGTAACAGACACAGGTACACCTGCAATATTAAGCAATGGATCTACGCCTACATTAAATTCAGGCATTTCTGCAGCTGAAGTAAGAGGTCTAATAGGTGCTGGAACAAGTTCAAGTGCAGGAGTTACTAGAGTAAGAGGTACAGCAAATAGAATAGCAGTTACTTCAGGAACAGATCCTGTAGTAAATGCAATTACAGGAACAGTAACTTCTAGTTCAGCTAACTTAGCAACAGGAGCACAGATACAAACTGCAATTAACAGTGCAGTAACAGGAGTATTAAAATACAAAGGTACTTGGAATGCTGAAACAAATACACCTACACTTGAAAGTGCAAAGGGTATTGCCGGAGAATACTATATAGTTTCTGCAAAAGGTGAAACAGACTTAGACGGAATAAAAGAGTGGGAAGTAGGAGACTGGGCAGTATTTTCTGATCAAGCTACAGATGCATGGCAAAAAATAGATAACACACAAGTAGGTAATGTAACAGGTTCAGGTTCAGGTGGAAGAGTAGCATTTTGGAATGGAACTTCAAATGTTACAAGTGATGCAGGATTAACATATAATGGAGGTACAAATGCTTTAACAATTACTGGTCCAGTGACTTGGAGTGGGGGTGGATCAGCAGAATCTAACTCTGCATATGATAATAAGATTACTGCATTTGGTAATTCAGGTTCTTCAACAAAGGTTTTAACATTAACACAACAAGATGGTGGTACTTTAACTACTTCATTTAGTATTCCACAAGGAGATATAATTTCAGTAGGAGCAGGAACAGGTATGACAGGTGGAGGTGCTTCAGGTGCTGTAACACTTAATGTTATTGGTGGCACAGGTATAACAGCAAATGCTAATGATATTGCAATAGATGCAACAGTAGCAACACTAGCAGGTTCACAAGCATTTACTAACAAAACAGGTAATATTAGTCAGTGGACTAATGATTCAGGTTATAAGACCACAGATAACAATACACAATATACTGCAGGTTCAGGTCTTTCATTGTCAGGAACTGAATTTGCAAATACTGCACCTAATATAGTACAAACTACTATAACAGGTAACGCAGGTACTGCAACCACATTAGCAAACGCTAGAACTATAGCAGGTGTATCCTTTAATGGATCAGCTAATATATCATTGAATAACAATGCTATTACAAATGGTGCAGGGTATACTACTAGTGGAGATACAACATATAGTGCAGGGACTGGTCTTTCATTAACGGGAACCGTTTTTGCAAATACATCTCCAAACATAGTTCAAACATCTGTATCAGGCTCTTCTCAATATTTAGGTACTGAAAGAGGTACACCAGATAATGCTTTACAATATTGGCAAGCATCCGCTCTTGGTACTAAGGAAGCACCAACAACTGATTGGTATAATACTATAAGAGGTAGTCATGGTGATCCAATATCATACTATAGTAATACTTTGGCTATAAAAATGACAGGTAGTCAAACAGGTACAATTTATACTCAAACAATATCTAATGGGACTCCTCAAGGATGGAATAAATTTTGGAGTGATAAAAATGATGGTGCAAGTTCTGGATTAGATGCTGATTTACTTGATGGTCAACATGGTTCTTATTATTATCAAGCTAGTAACCCTACTGGATTTACTACTAATACAGGAACAACTACTGCAAGTAATTCACAAACCTTTACTGGTAAGGGTGGTAACATAAGTCAATGGACAAATGACTCTGGATATAAGACTACAGATAGTGACACTAATCATTATGTAACTAGTTTAGCTTTTAATACAGGTAATGGTATTCTTACTGCAGCAAGAAATGGTCTTGCTTCAATTACAGTAGATCTAGATGGTAGATACTCTACATCAAATACTACTTATTCAGCAGGTACAGGAATAACATTAACAGGTACAGTATTTAGCAATTCTTCACCCAACATAGTTCAAACAAGTGTAAGTGGTAATGCAGGTACGGCAACTAAATTTTCAACAGTTGGTTCTAATTACAAAGGTGTTACAGATACTTCTGTTGTTGGTCAGATGATGTGGAAAAATTATGGAAATAACCATACTATATTTGATGCTTCAGCAAGCAGCTCTCCATCTGGAAGTGCTGTAGATAATACTAATCCAAACTCAGCTTGGACAGGAACTTACCCTACATTAATGGGTTGGAATGGATCAAGCACATACGGAGTTAGAGTAGATATTTCAAGAAAAGCAGAAGTATTAAACACATCAAGAACAATTGCAGGTGTAGCGTTTAACGGTGCTTCTAATATATCTCTTAATAATAACGCTATAACAAACGGTGCTGGATATACTACTAATACTGGTGATATAACAAGTGTTACTGCAGGAAATTATTTATCAGGTGGTGGTTCAAGTGGAGCAGTTACATTAAATGTAGATGCTACTGTTGAGAATAAACCAAATGTTATTCCAGTAAGAGATTCTGGTGGAGATATTAATGCTAGATTATTTAGAAGTGAGTATGATGTAACTAATGCTTCTATTAATTTTATAATGACCCAAGTAGATACAGCTAGTAATAACTATATAAGGCCATCTACAATGGCTCAGGTTAGGGCAAGTCTTAATGTAGCTAATGGAGCTACAGCAAATGTAGGTGATATAACTTCTGTTAGTGCTGGTACAGGAATGTCAGGCGGTGGAACATCAGGAGCAGTAACTCTTGCATGTACAATTAATACACCTGGAGAAGTTGGATTAAGTAATTTATCACAATCTGGTAATAGACTTTCTGGAAGTTTTACAGCTACTGGAAATGTTACAGCATACTCAGATGAAAGGTTAAAGAGTGAAGTTAAGACTATTGATAACGCTTTAGATAAAGTTAATGCATTAAGAGGTGTTACTTATGTTAAGGATGGAGAAAAGGGCTTAGGAGTCATTGCACAAGAAGTAGAAAAAATATTACCAGAAGTTGTTTTAGAAGGTGAAGAATATAAATCAGTTGCATATGGAAACATTGTAGGTGTATTAATTGAAGCTGTTAAAGAACTTACTAAGGAAGTAGAACAATTAAAATCTAGACTATAATGGCAGTACCAGTTGAAGGATCATTAACATTACTTGCTATTGCACAAGAACGTAAGTTTGGTACTTATGGTTCTGGTGATATACAGCAATCAGTTGATCTTGCTGGATTACTTTTAACTGGAGGTGCTAATGGCTATCCTGCTTTAAATCAGAATAGTCCTGCAAAACCTAATACAAGTACTCCTCATGCTATGAATGAGTGGTATGGTTATGATCAAGATGCTGCAGCACCAGTTGCATGTGATAGAATTGAATTAAGTTATACTTCTAGATATAGATCTGCTACGGATGCATGTGGTGCTGAAATTTATTTAGTTGATGGAGATGCTAAAAATCCTTTTGGTAGTAAGATATATGCTTTAGGTACTGACTGTAAAGAACCTGCTGATAGTGGAGCATATAGTAATGGCAAAACTGCTGCTATATGGAGTCAAAAAACTGAATCATGGAGTATACTATCTTTATGTGGTAGAGGAGGAAAATAAGAAAAACAAACTAAAAATAATATCATGAGTAAAAAAGTTAGATCACCCAGAACAACAATTATTAAAAGATCTATAAAAACTATAGAAGACTTAACCAGAGTAGAGCATGAAGTATCAGTAGATACACCTATCATAAGACATAGTTATGAAATAATTTCATTAGCTACTGATGATAAAAATAGGTTAACAGAGATACACTTTAATTATAAAGGAGTATTGGTAATACCTAAATCTTTAAAAAAGTCTTGGAAAGCATCTAGTGCAGAAGTACAAGCTAACTATTGTATTCCTTCAACTTTAAAACATCCTATATTAGATAAAGATTATAGACACTTAGGTAAAAAAGAAACTACAACTTTTCTAGCAATGCATTTAAGAGAAGAATATGTAACAGGTTTAAAAGAATTACTGTACAAAGAGATCATGCCTGAAATTAAAATTATAGATGAACTTCCTTGGAAGTAAGCTTTTTTTATTTATCTTTGCCTTATATATATATGAACTTTAAAAATTAGAATAATGGCAAAATCAAAAGTTAAAAAATTAACAGCTAAAGAATTAGAAGGAGTTAAAGAATTACAAACTTCTATCAATTCTATATTAGTAAATATTGGAAATGCAGAAGTAGTAAAAATACAGATGGTTGAAAAACATGCAAGTCTGCAAGAAGATTGGAAAAAGACTACAGGTTTACTAGAAGAAAAATACGGATCAGTAAACATTAGTTTAGAAGATGGAACCATCACTCCTGTAGAAGAACCTAAAGAAGTACTTAGCAAAGTATAAATATATATCATATCTATTTTTATAAAATTTTTTAAAGTCAAGCATTACTTGTTTGGTTTTAAAAAATTTTGTATATTATAACTGTATAGAGTGTAACTGATATCACTACATTATAGTAAAAAAAATATATATGATTCCAACTAGCTCAAGCATCTCATCAAATGGATGTGATAACATATCTTCTAATTGCGTAATTTGGCAAGGTCCGGATATTGCATGTATTGATTTATGCTCAGGTGATACTATCACTGAAATAACATTTAAGTTAGCAACAAAAGTATGTGACCTTATTACAAATGGGGTAGTAGCTAATCCAAGTTTAACAGGTTTAGACTTATCATGTTTAAATATTCCAGGTTTAACACCTACTGAATTAGTACCTGTATTACAAGAAATGGTTACTGCTATCTGTGCTGATGATGGCCGTAGTGGTAAATCTACATATACTTTACCAATAATGACATTGCCTGCATGTATGCAGTATAATGATGTTAATGGAAATCCAGTAACAGAATTACGTTTAGATTTATTTGCATCTCTTATAGCTAATCAAGTTTGTACTAATTTATCTAGTATAAATATAATTAACACAACACTTACTTCTTTAGATTCAAGAATAGATATATTGGAAGCTTGTGTTCTTCCTTGTTCAGGTGCAGTAGCTGAAGTACAAGTTATACCAACTTGTGTTTTACCAGCTGCATTAACTAACGTTTCAGTTTTACTTCTTGCATTAGAAGTAAGGTTTTGTGCATTAGAAACTGCAGTAGGATTACCTGCAGCAATCTTAGGAACAATATCCCAAAGTTTTATAACATCATCCACTTCTACATTAACTACTCCAGGTAGCAATTATGGAAGTATAGGAGGATGGAATAGTTCACCTATTAATTTAGCACAAACTGTTCAAAACGCATGGGTAGTAATAGATGACATGTATACAGCTATTGCAGCTATACAACTTAACTGTTGTCCAGGCGGATGTGATAGTGTTATATATGCATACTCAACTACAAATAATTTAAACCCTAATGGTACAATAAGTGGGGTAACATTCAACTTTATAAATAGTTCAATACCATCAGGATTTAATGATTGTTCAGGTAGCACAGTTGTTACTTTAACTGATACATCAGGTGTAGCAGTAACAACAGTAGTAAGTGTAAGTACGTTACAAAATAATGGATCAGGAGTTTTAATTCCTGTGCCTTCATTAGATACTACATCAGCTCTTACAGCAACAGTTGCATTTTGTACATCAGATGGAATAAATACATGTACTGAAACACAAACTAGTAGTATAGCAGGAGCATTACCATGTCCTATAGTAGCTATATCTGCAATAACTAAAGATGGTTGTACAGTTAACTTCTCAAATACATTAGGTGTTACAGCAACATATAAAATTGATGCAGTAAATGTATCAACAGGTGCTATTGATGAAACATATACATGGAATAATCCAGGAGGACCATTAAGTTATATATTTGTTGGTTTAGTAGCAGGAACTGCTTATAACATTATATTAAATGTTACTTTAAATGGAGTAACAAAAGCTTGTCCAGCAAATGCTGTTACTACTGAAACAGCTTCACCACCGTGTGATGCTGGTATGGATGTAGCATTTGTAATTGACTATACTTCTAGTATGACTAGTATCATTAATAATATTAAATCAGGTGTAGCAACTTTAGTAAATACAATACAAACTTCATCAGGTGCTAATGATTATAGAATTTCATTAACAACTGCAGATGAAAATACTTCCGGTGTACCTAATTATAGTGCATGTACAGATTATACATCTTTACCTGCACCTCAAAAAGTGGTAAATGTTGGTCCATCAGGAAGACGACAAATAATTACTGCATGGGAAAAGTTCCAAACTAATAATGGAACAAGTTTTTCAAGCCAACTAGCTAAATTAAATGGCGGGGCAGCAGGATCTTGTATTCAAATGGGACAAGGAATAGATGGACCTGAACCATGTGATTATGCAGCACAACTGATAACAGGAGCTGGTGCTCTTACAGGAACCTTTAGACCTGCTGTAGCTAAATATGTTATAATTTTAACTGATAACTTACCAGGTGGTCAGTCTGATGCTTTCAATTCAACTGTATGGGCAGGAATTCAACAAATGATTCTTGATGCAAATAATTCTGGAATCAAATACTTTGTATGTGGTCCAGGAGCTTCTTTAAATGGATCAGGATCTTTAAGTTCAATTTATCCTTGGAAAGAATTGGCAACACAAACTGGTGGAACATGGAACGTCTCTGCTGATGCTTCACAAATTAGTGCAGACATAGTAGCAGGGTGTGCATAAACAAAAAAATAAAAAATTAAAAGATGGCATGTAATTGTACAAAATGTAGTTCAAAATGTGGATGTGCTGATACAGCACTTACTAACGCATGTACTTATACTGATTGTAGTGTAGGTAGTGAAAGGTGTACTGATGTACAGTGTACAGAATGCGTAAGCTACTGCGGAACTTCATTTCAAATAGGAGCTGCAGGAACAAGAATAATCATAACTTCTGGTGAAAGATTAGATTCTATTATACAAAAGTTTTCTATGATTTTAGCAAATGGATTAGGTACTTGTACTTCTAATGATTTACAGCATGATCCATTTAATGTATATGCTGGTGTAATTACAAGCAGTACAGCAAATGTAATATGGGATGGTGTTTCAAGTGCTTCTACAGGAACTAATATATATATAGATACACAAATAGCTCCAACAGGTTATGTTTTACAAAACACAACACCTATAGTACTTACAACTAATAATTTTGTTATATCAAACTTAGTTGCTAGTACAGCATATAAAGTAAAAGTAATATCAAACTATGCGGGTGCAGCTTCATGCATACCAATAGAAATACTGTTCTCAACACCAGCAGTATAAAAAAACAACAGAGTAGTGGTTTGTTGGTTTTCTACTACACGAGTTGGAAGAGACTGGGGCAACTCAGTCTCTTTTTGTTTTTATAAGTCTTTGATAGCTAAAGAATAAAAAAATTATATATCTTTGGTCAACTCTAAATTTTTAACTATGGCCAACATTAGGAAACTAGTAGCTGCATCTTTGAAATGGAAAAAAGGAATAACTTATTGTGCAGCTAAATTGGGTATCTCAGAATCCAAGTATCTAGAAATCAAACAAGAACTTAAATCAGAAAGAAAAAAAGAAAGACTTAAAAACAGGTTTTTTTCTAAAGCATCAAGTGATTCTCAAATTGCAGAAGTAGTTGATATAGAAAAAGGAGAAGCTAAAATCTCAGGAACATTTGATCATGAACCCAAATCCCCTGAAGAAATTATAGAGCTTCTTAATATTAATACTGCTATATGGAAACTTTCACAATATTGGAATAAACAAATGGGAGACCACTGGAGAGTCTCAGCATTAGTTTCTAGAAAAAAAGAATCAGCATTAGATAATTTAGAAGAATTACTTAATGATTGGTCTCCAAAAACTTTTAAGATTCCTAAAGTAGATTTATCTAAAATTAAAAAAGGACAAACGGTTTGTGGTATAATGTCTTTACAAGATATACATTTTGGTAAACAGGGTAATGAAACAATTGATAAAGACTTTGAAGAGACAATAATAAACTTGATGTCTAGGGCGGCACCATCACATTATATTGAAAGATTGTATTTTGTTGTAGGAGGAGATATAATTAACATGGATACTTTCCATGGTACAACAACAGGTGGTACTCCTGTAGATAACTGTATGGATGCTACAGATGCATACTCACAAGCTTTTGATGCTATGCACTGGGCTATAAATTATATAAAAGCCTTTTGTAAAGAATTACATGTAGTGTATGTTCCTGGTAACCATGATAGACTTTCATCATATCACTTAGCTCATGCCTTATCTAAATCAATAGTTAGTGATGAAATTACGTGGGATGTTAAATATGAAGAAAGAAAAGTTCATGTGTGGCATAATAACTTTAATGCTTTTGAGCATGGAGATAAACGTAGTAAAAACAATCCTTTGATATATGCATCTGAATATCCAAAAAAATGGGGTGCTACAACAAACAGAACATTATTTAAAGGTCACATACATACTGATAGGAAAGTAGAGTATATGACATCTAATGAAACAGCAGGTTTTATAGAAAAGACTTTACCTAGTTTAGGAAAGACAGATTATTATCATTATAGTAATAAATTTGTAGGCAATAGAAGATCAGGAAAATTAGAGTTACAAGATGCATTAATAGGAAATATTTGTGAATTAACGTACCAAGCTATATAAAGACCCCAATTAAATTTCATTAAGTGGGGTTTTTTTTGTAAATTATAAATATAACTATATGAAGAACAATTTTAAAAAACCTGATCTGAAAGCTTCAAGATATAGAGAAAGAAGGTTGGGCATATTAAATGAGGAAACAATAAAAGAATTTAAAGACAAGAAACCGTTATATTCTAACATAGACAATAATAAATTAAAAAAAATAATTAAACTATATAATGTAAAACTATGGGAAGCAGTTATTAATTATAGAGATGGTGTAGAGCTACCAGATTCATTAGGCTATTTATTTATAGGAACATGTCCCTCCTCTAAAACAATTAATCCTAACTATGCTCTATCTCATGAATATGATAAGATTTTACAAAATAAAAATTGGGAGACTGATGGAAATTTAGCAAAAATCTTTTATACAAACTGGTCAACTAAGTATAGATTTAAAAATAGAGAGTTATGGAGATTTGTTGCATGTAGAGAATTTAAAAGAAATGTTGCTAAAACATACCCTGAAAATTGGACTAAGTATGTAGTTATGAAAAACAAATATAGAGTAGCTCATTTGTATGATCAAAACGGTGAACAAACAAAAGAGGCTCTGAAGAATTATAATGAATTTGAAACATAAAAAACATGTCAACAATAGCAGTAGCAATATCAAGAATAAGAGGACAAGTTAAAGCGGAAGTTCAGGATGCTTTTGTTACGGATAGATACATATACAGTTTAATAGAAAAGTTTGCTCAAGTTTTAATGCGTAGACAAGATTATGCTAATAAGCTTATGAAGTTTAATTCTGTTTGGAAAGCTTTACCATTTGTAGAATTAATAGATGTAGATAAAGTAGAAGCACATTGTTCAGGAATAACTAGTGGATGTACAATTAAACGTACAAAAGTAAGACTACCTTCTATGATTGAAGGTTACTGGGGACCACTTATACGTACTGTAAGCTCCATAGATGGCTCTCAGGAGCTCCAAGCCACTCAACCGGGTACTTACACCTCTATGACAAAAACAACGTCATTCAAGTACAATACAACAAGATACTTTTGGTGGTTAGATGGTTATATTTATTCACCTAATATAGAATGGGAAGCATTAAAACTTGAAGGAGTATTTAATTCTGATATTACAAAATGGAATTGTGATACCTCAGATGATTGTACACCTAGATATGAACAACCAATATATATACCAGAAGCTTTATTTGCAGAAATAGAAGGACAAGTCATTCAAACAATGATGGGTACACTTCAGGTTCCTGCAGAAGATTCTGATAACAAACAAAACATACATAGATAATGGGCGTATCACAAAAATATAGAACGTTTACTCAGTTAATGGAAGATGTTTCTATTGACTTTTCTACATATGCTCTTGAGGGTATGATAGAACCACAGCAACTTATTAAGGTAGCTACAAGAGTAAATTATGATTTGGGTTTAAAAATCCATAGAACTAAAGAAGTAGTAATTGATATTGAACATGGAAGAGGTCAACTACCAATGGACTTTGCTTTTCTTAATTATGCATTCTTATGTGGAGAATATAAAATTAATTCTACTATGCCTTCAGGTACTCATGTAGAAACTTTTAATGATGTACCGTATGTACCTGCTCCTGGAGAAATGTCTCCCTGTAGTAAAGATGATACATGTAAAGATGTTTGTATAATTGAAACATGTGACGGTAAACAAAGCCATCAAATAGTTCAAAGAATAGGTCCAAATCAATTTAGAACATTTGGTACGTACATGCAATTACGTATACAAGACGTGAACAGTCCAACTTGTTATTGTCCTGAATTAGGTGCACAAGCAAAAGACATTGCACAAATACAAGATGGTTTTTTAATTACAACTTTTAGAACTGGTAAAGTATATTTAAGTTATCAAGGTGCTATGGAAGCACCTAACGGTGATCTTTTAGTTTTAGATCATCCATATTGTAATGAATATTATGAGTATGCCTTAAAGCAAAGGATACTTGAAAATATGATTTGGCAAGGTGAATCTGTTACTCAACAGTTAGGTTTAGTAGAAACCAGATTAAGAGCTGCTAGAAATAACGCTTTAAGTTTTGTTAATACTCCTGACTTTGCAGAAATGAGAAAGTTATGGGAAGTTAATAGAAAAGCACAATATCACAATTATTATAACATGTTCTTAAGTCATGCTCCGGCTAACCCAAGAGTTACCAGAACAAGCATGTCTGACGGAAACGGTTTAGCTTACTAAAGAGCGTATAACTATGGCAAAGCAAAAGAAACAACCTACTAAGGGTACAACATCTGTAATTACTAATTCATTCATTAAAGGGATGAATAAAGATATTACACAATCTATGGAACCTGCTCAGAGTTGGTGGAATGCACGTAATGCAGCAAACAATTCTAATGCTGGAGATATGGGTGTCATAGGTAATGAACCATCAAATTTACAATGTGGGGTTATACCATATACTATAATAGGCGCAATACATAGGTATGGAGATGAATGGATTATTTATTCAACTGATAATGTATCATCTGAAATAGGACGTTTTGATGATAGTGAGTGTAAGTATACTGTTATTATTAATGACCCTTGTTTAGCATTTAATAAAAAGTTTTTAATAACTGGAGCTGCAAAAGAAAATTTTGATTGCTCATGGGAAGTTTATTGGGATGATGGAAACAATCCATCAAGGTCTTTAAACATAGATAACGTTCCATACAAACAAGAAATAACTTCAGCACCTGGAGATCCTTGTATTGTATATGGTGACATTTTACCAAGATCATTAAATTGTGAAAAAATAAGATTAGCTCCTTTAGTAGATACCCCATGTATAGTACTTGAAAAAGCTACTGATGGTGGTATGTTACAGAATGGTGCATACCAAGCATACATTGCTTATACAGAAAATGAACAACGTGTTACAGATTTTATAGGTATATCTAATATACAAACACTATGGAGTCACAAAGGAACTGATGGATCATTAGATGTACATATAAGTAATCTTGATAAAGATTATGAATTTTTTGAATTGGCTTTATTAATTAGAAACCAAGGTCAATCATATGCTAAACGTATTGGTCTTTATAGTACTGAAAGAAATGAAATTAATTTAGATTATATAGATGATTCATTAATAGCTATAGATTTAAAATCAATACCACAAAGAAGTCCTTCATATGAAAAATCTGAGGCAATGTATGTTGTCAATGATTGGTTGATAAGACAAGGACCAACTGAACAATTTGATTTTAATTATCAACCTATAGCAAATAACATTACAACAAATTTTGTAATAAACTCTGTACAATCAAACTACTACCACTTAGGTGGAAATAAATTAAGTTATTTACGTGATGAACAATATGCATTTTTTATAAGATGGATATATAACACAGGGGAAAGATCTTCTTCTTATCATATTCCAGGAAGAGCTCCAGAGTATTATGGTCCTGCAGGGGCAGATGAGAATGTAGATATTTTTGGAGACAATGTTTTAGATCCAAATGGGGATCCTGTATTTAAAGTTTATAATACAGGAGCTGTTACTACAGCAGTAAGTGAACCACAGTCAGATGGAAGTACAATAATTGCAAGAGGTAAAATGGGATATTGGGAATCTACAGAAAGGTACCCAGTTAATAGACCAGACATATGGGGTGATTTATGTGGTAAGCCTATTAGGCATCATAAGATGCCAGCTGAAGGATCAGTAAATGGTTCAAATAAATTAAACTTGACTACTGATGATTCAGATAACATACATTTATTAGGAGTGGAGTTTGGGAATATAGGTAGACCTAAGTATAATGATGGAACCTATTTACCAAATGTAGTAGGGTATGAATTACTAAGAGGATCAAGAGGAGGTGCTAAATCAATTTTAGGAAAAGGTTTATTTAGGAATATGCGTAAGTATACTGTTCCTAATGCAGAAAATTTAATAGGTAATGATGTACAGGGATTATATCCTAACTACCCTTATAATGATCTAAGACCTGATATGTATTTCCATGATGGAAAACGTGGTGATCCTCAGAATCCAGATTTTAATAGAACAGAAAGTTGTGATAACTTTGGTGAATCAATAAGTACTTACAAGCCTCTAGGAGCTGATGGTATTGTTGATGGTGTACAATCTGGGTATTCACAAAAGGTATTTACTTTTTCATCACCAGATTTAATGTTTACAAAGCCTTTTTTAAATGCTTATGAAACTAGAATATATGGAGATTTAAATGGACAGTCTAGTGGATACTTTAAAGCATCAGAAGATCATCCTCAATTTAAATTAATAAGGAACGGTGCAGCTATTATTTCTGCATTCATTGGTGTAGGTTATGCAATGGGTCAAGTAAGTGGTACTAGAGGATCTAAGTTTATAAGTTCACAAGGTAACTATAATGCCGGTGATTTTTATATGGGTCTTGGTACAGGTGGTACCACAGGTTTAGGTTTATCAGCAGCTGCCAATCTCGTTGGTGCAGGTGCCTCTGAAGTTGTAAATTTAGCTTCATATGCAATATTTGAAACAACAGATTCTACTATGGCACTTGCTGATTTATGGGCAGGTGGTTCTGTAACGGAAATTGCTCAAGGTGCAATGAACATTGCAGCAATATCTGTAGGTTTAGCACCTGGTGCAACTGGAGGTAAATGGGAAATAGTTAATAATAAGACAACACCTTTATCCAACATGCCCGCTCTTTTAAGAGCATTTGCAAGTATGGCTACAACAGGTACAAATATATCCATAGGAGGTAATGAGATTGTTGAGTTAATATATAACTTAGTACGTCCTTCTGATTTTTGTTTGAAGTATATTTCATCAGGTGTATTTAATGAATTTACTAAAAGAACTTCTGATTTATGGAGAATAAAAAATAGTGATTCAAATTATTTAGGTCAATCTTTTCAATCTTTTGATCAAGGTCAATATAAAATAAATAATTTATTTAGACCAAGTACAGTAGTTGTAGGATTAGAAAGAGAATTAGAACCACCGTCTACAGAAGATAAATCACGTTTTGTAATTGGAGGTGAAGTAAATGCAAACGGTAGTACAAGTACATATAGTAATAGTTATTTATTAGATATAGATAGACAACAAAAAAGATCTATCTCAGCTCATTATGGTGCACTTAAATTTAATTTTGATAATCAGTATGGTCAACTTGATGGAATAAAACAAGTTCCAATGAGGGGTTGTGTAGAGTTGATTGATGAAGATCTACCAGAAGCATTTATGTATACATCAGCACCAATCTTTAGTGGAGATGTATTTATCAATAGGTATACTGAAAAAGTAATGATGCCTATTTTTGCTCAATTTTTAATGGGTGAACCAGATGAATTTACATATGATTATTCAAATCATGTGAATATTCCTTATCCAAGGTACTGGATAAACTCACAAAAATATGACATAACTAAGTTAGCTCAAAAAATTGCTACATTAAATATATTAAGTGCAAGTGGATTTAATAATAACACAATTGATCCTGTATTGCCAGCTGATTTATTTTATTTAGATAGAGGTTCAGGAACATGTAGTATTGCTGGATTAGGTTCTTTATTTGATACAAATCCTAGTGATCCCAATCCAATTTTTGCAATGAGGTATGCATATATGTATACACACTCAAATGGTATTTTGGATTTCTTTGTTGAATCAGAAATTAATTTAGCACAAAGAGATTGGGAAGATACTAAAGCAAAAAGAATTTATGATATATATCAATACAATGATTTAGTAGATTTATTTCATGCAGCAATTCAAAAAATAGATAACTTTTATAAATATGATGAATCTTTAAGTCCTGCTAGATTTCCAAGTCAATTAGGTTCTTGGGGAGAAATGCAAGGTAGATTTTATGATCCTTATGTTGCTGCCAATTGCTATGTATCACGTCCTAAAAGACTTATATATTCTTTACAAGCTCAAGAAGAATCTAAAAAAGATTTTTGGAGAGTCTTTCTAAACTTTAACTATAAAGATTTTAAAAATAAAGTTAATGTTATTAAACCAATAAATAAAAACGGAGCTATAATATTCTTCCCTTATTTATCACCACAAATGTTTCAAGGTTTAGATACTCTTAAGACAGGAATGGGAACTAAATTAACAATAGGTGATGGTGGATTATTTAGTCAACCTTTTCAAAATATTACAAACTCAGATTTATCAAATGAATATGGATCTTGTGAAAGTATAAGAGGTGTTATTAATACTCCTATGGGATTATTTTATATTTCTCAAGCACAAGGTAAAATATTTCAATATGCTGGTAAAGGATTAGATCCTATATCTAATAAAGGAATGAAGTGGTGGTTTGAACAATACTTACCATCTCAACTTATTAAACAATTTCCTGAATTAGAACAATCTGTGTTATCAGATAATGCAGTAGCAGGAGTAGGTTGTCAAGCTGTGTATGATCCAAATGATGATATAGTTTACTTTATGAAAAGAGACTATAGTGTTAAAGCTAAGTGGCTTAGTCAAATCTCATTTTCTGAAACCGCTGGATTTAGGTTATTTAATAGTATACCATTAACAATAGGTGATCCAATTTATTTTGATGATACGTCTTGGACTATAAGTTATGATCCTAAGTCTAAAGGGTGGATATCATTTCATGATTGGCATCCGGAGTTTTCTTTGCCAAGTATAAATCATTTCTTTACAACTAAGACAATAACTACTGAAGTTCCACAATGTCCTCCGGGATATGATTTTAATCCAACAACTGGATTGTGTGAACAAAGTGTAAATGAAACTATCCCTGCTACAATAACAGTAGAAGATATAGTAGCTACTATTACAGGAGGAGCAACAAATTGTGTTCTTGATATAGTTATAGCAATGGACTGGTCAGGTAGTACTGTACAGAATTGTCCAGGTACTGTTCCTGATTATAATCCTAATACAGGAGCAATGGGAAATACATGTCAAGGAACTGCTCAAATGCGTTGGCTAGATGTATTCTTAAACAGTTCTGGAATAACAGGACCAATGGCATCAGGAGATTTGCAAATTGGATTTACTGGATGGGAAGGTAGTTCAACAAGATGGATGCAACCAGGTAATAAATCAATGACAAACACTGTAACAAGTGTTCAAGCTGTAAATTGGTATTTAGGTAATTGGGGTGTAGGAGTTAATGGTACAGACTTATCTGAGGCAATGAATACAACTAACCCAACAACTGGTTCAGGTGGTTTTGCACAGCTTAATGATAAAGCTAATTCAACTTTAGGTGATAGAGTATCAGACGCAAGTTTTAAACAAATTTTAATTGTTGTAACAGATGGTACTACTGGTACTCCAGAAGTTAATGTTGCTAATTTCCAATCTCCAAATATAACATCTGGTACAGGTCAAGTTACCAATACTGGTTCATGGGCTAATACTAATTTAGGTGATCCATTAAAGCAAGAAGTATTTGGTGTATTTTGTGGTGGTAATTCTAATGTTCCAGGTAACACTGCTGTTTTAGATAATGCTTCAAATAGTAGGTATAATACACCTAGTGGTCCTGCAGGCCCAAATCAATTTACAATGAATGCACAAAACAATGCAGAGTTAGAAGCTGTTGCTAGTCAAGTAGCAGGTTCAGTATGTAGCATACCATTTAGTTGTGACTGTCCTGCAGGTTATACAAAAGTATTCCAGAACGCAACCACATTACAATTTACAGAAACATCAGGTACTTGTGATGATACAGGTAAGGTTGAGTGTAGAAAGGTAACATGTGAATGTCCTCCGGCTACAATTCCAGGAACTGTTACTACAGCGTTAGGAACTTGTCCAGATAGTGCACCATTGATTTATTTAGCTGGACCAAAAGGAGATCCTTCTTTTGTATCAGATAGGCAATGTAATTATTTTTATTATAATGGCGTAACACCTAATTATTCAGTTGGGTCTATTTGGAGACATAATGAAAGGTGTGATAGCTATGCAAATTATTATGGAGTTGATTATCCTTGGGAAGTAGAGTTAGTTGCTAACAGTGGACAAACTGTTAACACGCTAAGAAGTATTGAATATCAAATGGAGGCATATGTATACAAAGGTGTATTGGGATATGCATGTGGAAATGATAAATGGGAAGACTTGCTTTTTAATTTTGATCAAGCTGTTATTTATAATAATGAACAAACATCCGGATTACTATTACTAACTCCTACACCATTTAATAACCCAATTTTAGAGTTAACATATCCAATAGTAAACACCAATAGTATTAATATATTATGTTCTAAAGTAGAACAAAAATATAGGTTTAATCAATTTTGGGATATTACAAATGATAGAGGTGAGTTTCCAAGTGCAGGTGGTGTTATTACACAACAACCAATTTGGAATACACAACTTAATGGATATGTTAGAAACTTAAATAATATTAATTTAAATTATTTTAAATCTCCACTGCAACATAAAAAATTCAGAAACTATTTTGTTAATGTTATATTAAGAAGACAAGTATCAGGAGATAGACAGATGTTGCTAAGATTAAATAATACTAAATTACTTACATCACTTAGATAATGGAAAGAAAAGACAGAAAATCAATAGGGTTAGTTGGGGGTCCAAATCAATACATAACAGATATATCTGAATTTATTTCTATTGAAGGATATAAAAGAGACAGTCCTGATGTAAATAACCCATATAACATTATTCCGTCAGGTAATATTACTATGGAAGATGTAGACTTTGCTGTTAAGGGTAGAGACAACTTGGGTAATGAATTAATAATGGAGCCTGGTGGTAACTACCAGTTCCCAGGAGATAGTGTCTTAGAAACCCGCTTAGCACAAGATGGTACAGAAATGCCATATGAAGGTGATATACCAAGTCCAATGGAAGATCCAAATGGGTTTTTATATCAAATAGAAGATTTAGTTGGATATCATTTAGATTATCCAAATGGTAAAGGTGAAACTTTTGCAACAATGCCAGGTGAGGAAAATAGCATTGATAATTTAAGACATGCAGGAAGTGCTAGGTATACAGCAGAAGCAATAGGAAAAAAAGTTAAAGAGGTACCTTATGTTGGTGGACTATTGGATTTTGTTGGTGTAGACAAAGCAGCTGGTTTTATTGGTGCTAATGTATTAGGCTTAGGTCATGAGCTAACATCTTTTTTTGGTGAAGATGAAAGATCATTCTTAACAAAATTACAAGAAATGGGTGAAGACTCATTTAATAATTTAGTTGGTTCAATTGTTGGATCAACAGATATGGATTCTGATAAGAAAGATAAATTACTAAAAAAACTTTCATTTAATAATATTTTACCTGATGGATATGTAAGTACTGAAAATGGAAGAAAGAATGGCCTTTCTGAAGACATATACTTTAAAGATGAAGAAGGAAAAAGAAAAACTCCAGAATATAAACGTGGTGGTGGTTTACTAGACAAAACTATGGAATGTAATAGTTGCGGTTGGGAATGGAAAGCTGCAGACGGTGGAGCTGATGTATCTACATGTCACAAGTGTGGTAGCAGTGCATTACCTAAAGCTCAAGAAGGGAATTTTCCAACTCCAAATATAAAACCAAGAGAAATTGATTTTATTGATTACAATTCTTTGGAGAGAAGTAAAAGAGATGATGTAAGAAATAAAGTACATCTAAATAAAGCAACAAACTTTGCAGAAAAATGGATGTCAAGTCCAAGATATGCAGAATTGTTAAGTAATTCTGGTGGAAATGATTGGTGGAATAATGGATCAGATATAGCAAAGTCAAGAATAAATAACTTAAATCAAATACAAAAAGAAGTAAAATATATAAAGGATGATCCTACACAATCTTATACAGAAGAAGAGTTAGAAGGCATAGGAGGTTATTCAAGTAGTAATACTGGTGAAATTCATGTTAACCCGCAACAGGGTGCTTTAAAGCATCATACAATATATGATCATGAAATTTCACACAGTGTTGATAGACCTGCAAAAGGAGACAATATTGTAAAACAATTTGCAAAATTCTATGCTAGAGGTGCGACCCACGCACAACCTAGATTAATACCAAATAGTGATGTAGAACTTACAGAAAAACTTTTAGATAAATCTATACCGCAAGATGACATTGTTACATTTTGGGCAAAGTATGGAGACACTCCAGAAGAAGGGACTAGAAACTATTTTTCTGAGCCTACAGAAGTAAGAGCTAGACTTTCTCAAATAAGAAGAGAATTAGACAAAGCAGGTGTAGATATATTTAATAATGAAATTACTCCTGAAGACTATGAAAAGGTAAAATATAGAGGTCCAGTAAAAGGCCTTAAAAAAGTTTATTCTGAAGAAGCTATTATAGAAATGCTGAATACAATATCAGATGCTGGAGAAAATGCTGGAGAAAATAAAGATGGATTATATTATGCTCAAAGAGGTGGTTCAACACAAAGGGTTAATTCAATATCAAATGATATATATTTAAGACAAACATTTGCTGAGTCAAGTTTTAAACCTGGTGCAAAATCAAATGTTGGAGCACAAGGACTAACACAGTTTATGCCTGATACAATAGAGTATTTAATTGAAAGAGGAACACTACCTGAAGACTTTGATATACATGATCCTAAACAAGCTGTAATGGCACAAAAACTTTATATGGAAGATATCTATAATAAAGATTTTATCAACAAGCCTAACCAGTCTGATCAAGTTAGGTTAGCTAAAACTTTAGCTGCATATAATGGAGGACCAACTAGACTTAAAAATATATTGACTGCACAAAAAAATGAAGGAGTAGATATATATAATTCTCTTGATTGGATGTCTGCTTTACCTAAAGAAAGCAAAGAGTACATTGATTTAATATTATTAAATAAAAACACAACAGGTAGACCTAAGTTTAATGAAAACTTTGATAGTTTATTAATTGATGAAAATTACAAAAAATACATTGATCTTTATCAACAAGGTGGTAGTGTAAACTATACCGTTGCTGCTGGAGATAATTTAGGTAAAATTGCTAATAAGTATAATACATCTGTTCAAGAAATTGTTGATTTAAATAATATAGAGGATGCTAATAAAATTGGTATTAATCAGGAATTAATAATACCTAGTTCACAAATGCAAGAAGCAGATATTACTTCTGCATATAAAGTAAGATCAGGTGATACATTAGGTAAAATAGCAAAAACATATAATACTACAGCTAAAAATTTAGCAGAGTATAATGGTATTAAGAATATGAATATGATTCAGGTTGATCAACAAATATCTATTCCTGATAATATTAGAAAGCAAGTAAAGAAACCTGAGCCAGCTTGGTATGGAGTAGATGATGTAAAAACTAGGAACACAAAAACAAACAGTCAGAGTGATACTAATATAATAATGCAATCTCAATTATTAAATAACCCTAACCAAAGCTATGTAATTATAGATAAAAAGTCAGGTCAGTTAAGAGTTATGAATGGTGAAGATGAAGCATTGAGTTTTGAGGTTCTTACTGGTGATAATCCTGGTGATGCTCAAACTGTAACTAAAATGGTTGATCAAAATAATGATGGTAAAATTACTGATCAAGATAGAAACAGAAAAAACCAATGGGTAACGGATTGGTCTGCTGGTAATAAATCTACTGGAGCAGGTATATATTCAATAAGTGCTTCTTCACCAACATCAAAGCCTGGATATCAGAATGCTCCAAGTTGGAATTTAATAAATGATAATGGTATTGAGGTATCTACAGCAATACATGGTACAACAAATTATAGAAAACAATTCTTTAATGACGGTAACACTGAGAACAACCAAGCATCTAATGGATGTATAAATGGACAATGTAGTGACTTAGATGCATTATATGATTTAGACTTGCCAATGGGTACTCCTATTTTTATTTTACCAGAAGATGAAGGAAACAATTTCATGTTGCAAGATGGTAAAGCAATAATGAAAATGAGTCAAGAAAATAGAAGTGATTATTTAGATTATACTGATTCTAAAGGTAGAACACAAAAAGGTCAAGGAGGTAACTATACTACAAACACCTTAGTATATAAACCAATAAAAGCTCAGTTCAATGAAGAAAAATTTAAAAAAGAAAGATTTACAGCTTTTGATTTTAATGATACTGAAGAATTAGAAAATTCAACAATACCGTTTATACAAGCTCTTGAAAATAACAAGAAAAAAATAATGCAAGAAGCACAAATTTCTGGAGATGTATATAATCAAATTGCTAAAATTGCTTTTGGGGTATATGGTACTGAATCAGAATTTGGTGATACACATAGTTGGGTAGGTAATGCTGCAAGAGGTGCAAATAAAAAATATGGTACAGATGGCTCATCACCAGACATTACAAAAAAATATGAAGGTTTTGACTTACCATTTACTGAGGCAGGAGCAGGAGCACAATCAAATAATAATAGTGTAGGCTATACACAAATACGTTGGAGTCAGCTGAATGATAAAGAGAAGAAAGTATTAAGAGCATTTGATATTACATCTAATGAAGACTTTATGGATCCTACTAAATCAGCAATAGCTACAGCATCAATATTAGGTGTACGTTATAATGAGCAACTTACTGGTGAACAGAAAAAAAATATATGGGCAAACTTACCTGGTAAATGGAATAATAGAGCTAATTATGCAGACAGAGTAAAAGAAAACTCAGTCTATTTAGATTTTCAACAAAAAGATGTAATGGAAAATGGTGGTGAAATTGAAAATCATATCATGTATAAAAACTATGTAAATGGTGTTTATGAAGGAAGTAAAATGGAAACTAAAGGTGCAAAGATTTATGATAAATTAAATAGGATACATTATAGAGATGCAAAAGCATCTAACATGACTCCTTCAAATTACGTCATGACTAACGTTATAGGCTAACGTTAAACCTTAAAAATTAGTAAATCTCTTGATTTATTTGTATATTAATAATATAAAATCATTGTTGTGAAAGTAAACAAATTAAGTTTAAAACAGGGTGGAGGAAGTAGTGAACAACCTTCACATCAAATGCCAGATGGTAGTGTTATGCCAGGTGCAACTCATCAAGAAGCTGAGGGACAACCTATTATGCAAGACCCAAATCAACAACAAGATCCCGCTATTGCACAAATAACAGAGATGGTAAGTAGTGCTTTATCAGATGGAGAAGACCCAGTTGGTATAGTAATGGCTTTGATTGAACAGCAAGTAGATCAAAATATTATAGCTCAAGCTTTTATGAGTGGTGGTTATGCAGAAGAAGATGTTGTTGCTTTATTTGAAACAGTACAACAAAAATCTCAACCTCCGGCTGCTGCTTCAGCAGAAGAACAAACTAAAGATCCACAAGAGATTGCAAGAAATCAAGCTATGCAGGAAGAAGCTGTAGCTGCTGAAAGCCAAGAAGCAGAAATGCTTGCGGCTGAACAAGATGCAATGTCTGAAACCCTAATGGGTAAATCTGGTATAGAAATTAAACCTGAGAATAAAGGTAAATTTACCAAATGGGCTAAAGCCCGTGGAATGTCTGTTTCTGAGGCTTATAATAAAGTAATGTCTAACAAAGACAAGTATGCTCCTAATGTAGTAAAGATGGCAAACTTTGCTAAGAATGCAGCAGGTTGGAAAAAAGAAGAAGGTGGAGAGCAAGAAGCTTATAAGCCACACTTTATGTATAAGGGTAAAAGAAAAATTAGGGCTAAAGATATGGAAACACATCTTAGACTTAAAGAAGCTGGTTATAATCATGATACACCTAAAGCACAGCCAGGTGGAGAACAAGGAACACAACTAGGAAGAGGTGAATCAATAAATACTAATGGAGAAAAAGTAAATAAATTTGGTAATACTAATGCTCAACAATCTATAATAAATCAAAATACAACAAGTAAACAAACAACATATCCAACTGAGTATTCCAATTATAGGAATGCTATGACAGCAAGAAGTGTTTGGGAAGATGGTGATGGTGGTAAAAACTTTTTGAAAGATTACCCACAACAAGCTGAATTAGATTCACTAAGAACAGTGTATAGAAATTTACCTAATATAACTAATATACCTAAAGGTAAACAAGGTAAAGAAATGATTAAGCGTGCTGATGGATCATATTCTCAAAGAGGCATGTGGGATAACATTAGAGCTAATAAAGGAAGTGGAAAAAAACCTACAGCTGAAATGTTAGCAGAAGGAAGAAAACTTAAAACAGCTCAAACGGGTACTGGAAAAACTGCTGCACAAAAATTCTATGAAACAACAGGTGTTGTTAAAAGAGGAGATGTATTAACTAATACTGCTCCAAGATATACATTACCAACTACATTCAGTGATGGAACAGATTTTACTGTATCTGGAGCTCTATCAACTCTTGCAGATGTTGGATCAACTTTATTTAGTAGTGAACTTGATGAAAATGGTTTGAAGTCAGGAACCTTTATGGATTGGAAAAAAAAGGGTGCTGTTGAAGATGAAATAAAAGGAAACTATTATAACTATGAAGGTACTATAGACCTTAATGATCCAAACCAATATGCCGGAGATAATTTAGATTTATATAATGCATCTAAATATAAGAGACCACTTAGAACAGTAGAACAATATAGTGAAGACGTTATGGAAAACTCCATGGTCAACTATAATGAAGAAACAAAAGAATATGATTTTACTAGATCAAGTAGAAAAATCAATCCTAATCTACCTGGTGTTAATCAAAATTCTTTAGATGGAGAAAATCTAAATTACTTTAATGAAGTAGATGCTAAGACCAGACAAGAATTATTAGATTTTGGAAGTAGTGATGCTCCAGAAGGTACTACATTAAGTATAGATGAAATGGGTGCAACAAGTTATGTAGATCCAGAAGCTGAGAATCTTAATGAGTATGGTACTATGATGGGTTATAATAAGTCAGGAGTAGATAGACGGCCTAAAGTTATTGAAGAGGAACAAACTTCTATGATACAACCCAATGAGCAAGGTATGTTTAGAGAGCCTAGTATTGTATCAGTTGATCAAACAGAAGAACCTTTAAGTTTTAAGGAATGGGCAATGCAAGATAGTGTTCGTAGAATGGGTGCAAATGCTCCACAACAATATCAAGACTATATTAATGGTGTAGAAACAGAAACAACTAAACCAAGTCTAGAAGATAAGATAAAAACTGGATTAAATGAAGCAGGTGAATTTATTGAAAGTAAATACAATCAAGCTGCTCCAGTTGTTAGAAAAGGTATTGATGATGCGGGTATGTTTGTTAAAGACAAAGTTAACAGTGGATTAGAATACTTAGAAAATAAGTTTAAAGAAGGTGGTGATTTACCAAAAGCACAGTTTGCTGGACAACCAGGATTCTATGATGCCTTATCAGAGTTTACTAGCAACTTGGATTATTCATCAAATTCAGATCAATCAGATATGTTTAATCAACAACAAATGAGTTTTGATAATAATCTTCCTTTTGATAATCCAAATAATCAAAATGCAATAGCAGATTTAAATAATGCTATCAGCTTTGGTCAACAAACTGATTACAATAGAGATACTGAAGCTGTTAAACGTGCACAAATTGATAATGGGACTTATGGTAATAATAAACAACAATGTCCTGAAGGTCAAGAGTATGATGAAGTAATGGGACAATGTGTATTAAAAACTGTTGATGTTGTTGAAGATGAAGTTGCAGTTGCAAAACCGCTATATGAACCTGATGCTCCTACAGTTAAAAGAACAAATAAATTTAGTGGTGGTTTAAATAGATTTTTAGATAGTAAAGAAGTTGGTGCTTTTGAAGATGTTTCTACAGCAGCTGTAGCAGTAGCAGGTGTAGCAAATGATTTCTTTAGAGAACGTAGTGTAAATGAAGCAACAGCAAGCAATAGAGCTAATGCAACAGCAGATGAAGTATATGGAGTCAATGAAGATCCATTTATGAAAAGAGGTTCATGGGATATTAATACAGGTACATTTGGTAGTGAAGGACAAAGAACAGTAAGAACAAATATGGGTACTGCTAAAAATGGAGGAGGAATAAACAATGCAGGATTTAAAGCTTTGCCACCACAAGCACAACAAAATATTTTAGATAACATGTTATATGGTGGTGATCCAAACCCAGGTATTAGAGCACTTAGAAAAGTTGCTCCAGAAGTAGTATCAAAAATGGGATATAAATCAGGTGGAGAAACCATCAACGTAAATTCTACTATCTTAGCAAAACTAATTGCAGCGGGAGCTGATATTGAAATACTATAGTCATGGCAAAAATTAAAATAAATAAATTACCAAAAGGGTTTAAATTACTAGACGGCAAAGTTGTTGAAGAACAAGTTATGAGAGACGGAGGTGATTTACAAACTGGTGACCAAGCTGATTATGGCCTAGTTACAACTCCACAAGAATACTATAATAATACTAACTTTAACAACACTGATGATAGGGATGTTAGATATAGTTTATCTAGTGTACCTAGAGAAAATGCTAATATAGAAGCTGAAGGTGGAGAAACTGTTTTAACAGATTTGACTAATGATGGTACGTTTGGATTATATGATATAACAGGACCTAGACATTCTAAAGGTGGAGTACCAATGTTTTTACCTGAACAATCATTTATATATTCAGATACAGACAAAATGAAATTTACAAGTGAAGAGTTATCTGAGTTTGGAATTAATAGTAAAAAGAAAATAACACCTGCTAAGTTATCTAAAAAATATCAATTGAATGATTACTATAACCATTTAACAGATCCTTATGCAGATAATATACAAGCACTAACTTCAGAGTTAATGCTTAAAAAGAATATGATGAATCTTTCTAAGTTAGCATTTACACAAGAATCAAAAAAGAAATTTGAAGAAGGAGTTCCATTAGCTGCACATCCATATTTAGTACAACAAGGTATTGACCCAATACAGTTTACAGCAGAGATGGAACAAATCAGTAGAGAGCAAGCTGAAATGGAAGCAATAGCAGCATTACCGCCTGAGCAACAACAACAAGTAATGATGATGCAACAGATGATGGCTCAAGAACAAGAACAACCTCAACAGCCTCAAGGTCAAGAAATGCAAACAGAAGAAATGATGATGCAAGAAGATGCTATGGCAAGATTTGGTGGTGAAAGAAAATTAAAAAGATATCAAAAAGCAGGAGAGACAGGTAAAGAATATTCAGAAAGAATGGGTCAAACATGGGATCCAACACTTAAGAATCCTACATATGATAAGAAAAATAAGATGTGGGTATACGGAGATGGTACTCCATCTGTATCTAAGTCTGATGCTATGAGAATGGCTATGTCTGGACAAAAACCAAGTCAAGATTATTACATTTCAGAAACTGAATTAGAAGGATCAGTAAATACAAATACTCAAACTGGAGGTGATAATGTAGAAGTATTAGAAACTGAAATTACTGAGTCATCTACACCAGGTACAGGTAATCCAGGTATACCTGCTGAACAGTGGGCAATATGGAAACCTTATATAGATAATGGAGCAACGCTAGAAACTATTACTCTTGATGATGGAAGAAAAACAGTTAGAATTTCTACTCCAAAAAGTGATGTACAAAAACTTAGAGAACAAGTTACTGCTACAAATCTTGTAGGACGTGGAGGTACAACTGATATATATGGTGAAGATATAAGTGGTCAAGGAAGAGCTATTAAAGAAGGAACACAAGAAGGATGGGTTTATAAAGAAGGACCACTTACAGGAGGACAAAGAAATGTTACTCAAGCAGGTGTTGATGGTGTGTATGGTTCTAGTGATATTAATTCTGAGACAACTCAAACAATATTTAGAGATAATTGGGGAGATACATTAGAAAAAATTGAAGAGCAATTTGGTGTTCCTTTTGACAATACCAATGATGAACAAGTTCTGGCATTTCAAACTGCTGCAGAAGAACAAAGAAAATTAGATGCAGCAGCAGCAGGTGTTGATTATATCCCATACTTTAAAAAACCAGGAGATGAAGGCTATGTAAAAGGACAGTCATTAGATGGCAAGATGGGTTTATATACTATTAACATTCCTAGGTTAAGTAAGAATGACCAATTTAATGATGAAGCTACATACGGAGACATAACAAAAGATGATCTTGTACCAGGAGAAATTGACGTTAAAGAAAGAGGTCAACCAGAATGGTGGATTCAAGATCAAAATAATTTAAATGCATTAGGTCAAATAGATGATAATTTATATTTACCATGGGCTCCAGATGCACAACGTGTTACACTTGCACCAACGTTTGATGATTGGAGATCAGCTGTTAATTCAAATAATTCAACAGCTTCTACTATTGCTCAAGCTTTAGGAGCAGTTGGTGGACCACAAGCAGTTGCAAATTCACAAATACAAGGTCAAACATTAGAAGCAAATGCAAAAGCTATAAACAGAACTAACACAAATAATGTTGGAATTGCAAATCAATATGGAGCAATGCAAGCTCAGTATGATAATTTAGCTAACCAGGAGAATGATAAAAGAAAGATGGCTGTTTATGACAACACTCAGAAAACTTTGCAAGCACATGACAACTTTCTAAATTGGAAAATTGGTGAGAATGTTAAGCTACAAAACGCAGCATTAACAAATAGAGCTAATACATTTAATTTAAATAGCACATATGATAACTATGAAATTGATCCAAGAACAGGTGGTATAATTGATTTTACAGATCCAAGAGCATTAGAAAAACAAGGGCCAATAGCAGATCAAAAATCAAGAGAAAGAGATTATTTTGAAGGAGTTACTTCTCTTGCTAAAAATTTAAATAGAGAACCTACTAGTGCAGAAATAGAAGGTTTCTTTGATTATACTAGAGGTAGTGGAAAGCCAGCATATAGAGATCCAAATATATCTAATGCAGCTGCTGAATTACAAAAAAAAGGTGCACCAGGAAGATCAGTAAATGCTAATGTGAACACACAAACAGCAAGAAAAGGAAAAGAACTTAAACGAATGGTAGTACCATTCTATAGTGGTAAAATGGGGAGATAGTTAAACCTAAAAGGTTTTTATATTTACCTTGTTAAACTTAATAAATTATAGTAATTTTATATTATGGCAACATACGTACCAGGATCAGAAACTTATTTACCGGATATCAAACCGTTTACACCAGACTACAAGTTTTTGTCTGCTGTACTTGGTCAGAGACAAGATAAATACAACACAAATTGGCAAGCAACAAATGACATATACAATAAGGTAGTATATGCGGACATATCACGTGAAGACACTAATGTTAAAAGAGAGCAATATGTAAAAAACTTAGCTCCATCTTTAGAGAAAATAGCTGGTTTAGATTTGTCAATGCGTGAAAATGTACAAGCAGCTAAGTCTGTATTTCAACCATTTTTACAAGATGATTTGATTGTAAAAGATATGGCAGTTACTGCTAACTATAGAGATCAAATGGCATTAGCTGAACGTTATAAAAATTCCCCTGATGCTGATACAAGAAAGTTATGGCATAGAGATGGTGTTGCAGCTTTGCAATACAAGATGGAATCTTTTATTAATGATGATGCTACAAAAGCATTAAACTTTAGAGCACCCAAGTATGTTCCAGAAGCAAACATAATGGCATTGTCTGAAGAAATTTTAGGTGAAATGAAACCACCTTTAAAATTAAAAATAGATCATTTTGGTGTTAATGCAGACGGATCAGTAAATACTGACTGGATTGTTACTGATCAGAATGGAGAAAGATTAGTAGGTCCTGCATTACAAATTATAAGAAACCAATTACAACAAGATCCAAGAGTTGCAGATTCTTATCAAGTAAAAGCTTATGTAGCATCTATGGACTTTGGAAGAGCAATGGTAGATAATGGTACATTTGGTTCTGTTGATGAAGGGAGAATGGCTTGGGCTGTTGAAACACTTACTAGAGCACAAGAAAATAATGCTATTAGATTAACTGAAGGTGCTGGAGAATTAAGAGAATATAACAATATAAATGTAAGATGGCAAAATTATCAAGCCATTAATGGAGTTATTCCTGGTTCTGATGAAGAAACTACAATGAAAAATAACTTGTCTGCTTATGAGAAGACAAGAATGCAAATGGCGCAAGATCAAAAAATTGCTGGTATAATTGATACACCTCCTGCTGATTTAGAAAGCACATTGGCTACTGCATATCAAGTTCTAATGTTAACTAACATGGATGGAGATATGATTAAAGCAGCTAAATCATATAGCATGAGAGATATGGAATCTACTTTTAGAGTAAATCCATATGCTAAACAAGATAAGCAGTTTAAATATGATATGCGTAAAGAAGCTGCTAGAGCACAAAATAACTTATTTAGAGATTCTGAAAAAGATAGACGTGCTAGACAATTAGCAATAGATAAAGGGGAGATAAAAACTCAAGAACAACTTGATCAAGAAAATAAATTAAGAATAGCTTTAGGTAATGCTAGTACTGTTCGTGGTGATTCAAGAACAAATACAGCTGATCTAGAGGATGGTGATGTTTATGCTGATGAACAAGCTGACTTTCAGAAGATGTTAAGTACAAATACTAAAGATCAAGCTAGTCAAATACTTTCATCAATGAGACAAGTTGATCCTATGGGTGAAGTTGTAGATGGAAAAGGTACATACCAATGGAGTATGGAACTTGATGGTAAAAAAGTAACAGGTGATATGGCTAAATTAGAAAAAATTCTATATAGCACAAAAGCCCTTACTGAAGAACAAGAAGGAGATGAAGACTTTATGAAGTCTTATGTTCCTGAATTTATCTATCAACATGATATTGATAGAATCCATGATGAGAAAATTCAGCAGATGAATTCAGTTGATGAAAATGGAGCATTGAATATTATTCAATCACATACATCTGAAATTGTTACTCCTGCGTATAAAGCTTTAGTAGAAAGTATGCTAAATACTCAAACTAATAATGGAACATTAATGAAGACTCATGCTAACTTGCTAGAAGCATATGCAAGGACTGGTGTCAAAACTGATATAGAAGCAAGAAATATTAATGATAACTTAGTAGGATTTCAAGAAAGTGGTTACCCAAGTATTTTTCAAAAAAATGCATCTGGTGTAACAGTTAGATTAGGTAGAGAAGAGTATGCTGACTTAGTTGAAAAAATGGCAAAGGAACGCAAGCTTACAAACTTTGATAGAGATTGGATTGACGGAGGTACTGATCAAAAGAATTACATGAAAGACAAAAGAGGTGTCAATGAATATGTACATTATGTAACAGAACCAATGTTAGATTCAAATGGTGAACCAGCATTTACTGCAAATGGTGCACCAAGAATGACAAGAAGAAGTATAGTTACTAAAGAGAAAGTAGACGGTGTTAGAAATTACAGAACAAAAACAACCTACATGGTTGATCAGTTTGGTGAAGAGGTGCGTGCAGCAGACCGTCAAATGAGTAAGATAATTGATGGTAAAGAAGTAAGACTAAACTATACTGTAGCTAAAATGCTTGATGTAAGAGGTGTAAGGACTGAAGCAGATTATGTATATGATAAGTATAATGCTTCTTTTAAAGATGGTCTTAATGGTAAGTTAACTGACCAAGTAGGAGTTTTGGAAACAGGATCACTAAATTCAGCTTTATTAGGATTAGATAATACAGTAGGAAACCTATCAACTGGAACTTTATACAAAGGGGATTTCAATCCAATGAGTCCTAATGAAGGACAAGGTGCAGTAATATATACTCAATTTTTAGATCAAGTAGCCTCAATGAATAAATTAGGTATTCAACCTAATTACTACATGGGTAACGAACAAGACTTTGAAGTAGAAGAAACTAGTCCAAAAGCAAAAGCTTTTATGGATCAAGTACGTCAGGATGTTATTTCAGACATGCAACCAGCAAATAAAAAATCAACAAGAACTACAGCAAGAGGGGAATGGTTTTATGCTCCAGTATTAGGATCTGCTGATGATATGGACAAGAGTACTGCTGGATATATTTTTAAACCAACTGAAGATTATGTAACATCAAAAGTTAAAGGTGGAGGTCTAGCTAGCCAATGGGCAGGTTTAGATGCAGGAGAAAGAAAGAAAATTCTTGAAGGTGGAATTTCCATGGTGTTTGATCAGAAAGATGATATCAATCCAAGAAAAGTTGCAGACAACTGGGGGAATACAATAGTAGCACAGGTAATGGGTAGTCCAAATCAAACTAAACAATGGAACCCTACTGATGCTAATGGTGATCCAGCCGGTTCCTATAGTATAAGTAGAGTTAATCAAAACTTATATGTTATGAATTATCAATATTCTACATATCAGGAAGGTGGAACATATACTCCCAGTACACCAATGATAATGAATGTTCCTATTTCTAGGCAAACCGGAGGTTTTAAAGCTTTAACTGCTGCTCAAAATTCTATACTAGAAATATATAAGCAAAGAGGCTTACTCAATATGGCAGCTAAAAAGAAAGACAAAGGATTGAACGCAAAAAAGTAAACCAAAAATAATAAATTACTATTCATAGATGGAAGAGGTACAAAATAATACAGGCTTAGCTGAAACAATCAAGTCACAGGAAGTTCCATTACAGGAGATACCTAAAGACAGACCTTATATTCCAATTGAGGAAATGTTTAATACTCCGGAATATGATGAATGGATAAGCAGTGCTGACGTTGCACAAATACAACAACTTCAAGAGTCTAAATTAGACATTGATAAGTATAGCCCAGCTGCTATGGCCAACCTAGGTATAGCACGTCCATCACAAGCAACTACAACATTTGATCCTGTTGCACAACAAAACCCACCAACATTAGAAGAAGAAGGTGGATTCACCAGGCTTCTTAATGAAGGTATGAATAAAAACTTATCTGTATTAGCTAAAGAAGCAAATGATAACTTTACTGTTGATCCAGTTATATCAAACATTAGACAAACTAATTTTAAAAGATATTATGAACATCCTGAATATGCTGATTTAGGTTTCTCTCCTTTTGCAAATAATGAACAGTTCTATAATGAGAATTCTACAGTGTGGGATGATTACTCTAGAATGTGGGGTCAGTTTGGTAGCTTAGCGGGTACTGGATTTATGAGTGGTTACAGATCAATAGGTGACTTTTTTACAGGAGAAGGTTTAGAAGCAGATAGACAAAGTGCTTATGAGTTTGAAGATGCTATGGCAATTGGAAACTCATCAAGAGGTGGCGCAATGGCTTGGACAAATAACTTATTGCTTAACTCTGGATACACTATGGGTATCATTAGTAGTATAGCATTAGAAGAACTTGTTTTAGCAGGAGCTACAGCTTTATCTGGAGGAGCATTAGGAGCTCCTGCCGCTATAAAAACAGGAATTAATGCTGCAAAAATTACTAAGACAGTATCTAATTCATTTGGTGTAGGAAGAATGGCCAACTGGACTAGAAATATGTTGAAGCAATTAAATAATGCTGATGCAGCTAAAGACTTATATAATGGTGCTAATAGTGGAAGAAAGTTTTTAGGTAAAATATTTTTACCAGAAACAACAGCAGCTATTAGAGGATTAAAAACTACAGCAAATGGTGCACAAAATGTAACTAATTTTGCTAAGGGTGCAAAAACATTTGGTGGATTCTATAAAGATTTAAGATCAGTTAACTATGCATTAGCTGAGTCTAAGTTAGAGTCAGGTATGGTTTATAATCAGAGGTTAAGACAGAATTTAAATATTGCTAATGAATCAAATTTTGGAGGGGAAATAACTACTGAACAAATGGAAGCTGCAACTAGTAATGCTAGTGAAGCTGCATTTGAAACTTTGATAAGAAATGCACCATTAATCTATGCAAGTAACTTTTTTGTTTTAGGTAATGCATTTGGTGGGTTTAATAAGTCATTTGCAAGAATGGCTAATGATAGTTATAAGTCTATTGGTAGAAGGATAATGAGAAAAGGTGCTGCTACAGGTGCAGACGGACAAGTACTTAAGAATGTTTTTTCTGATGCGGGTACAGGACTTAAAGGTTTATGGAATAGAACAAAGAATGCAGGAGTAAGAGGTGGGGGTAAAGCTTTATTTCATTCAAGTGCAAGATACTTTGCAGCAAATTTTGCAGAGGGTATACAAGAGGTAGGGCAAGAAGCAATATCACATGGTGTAAACCATTACTATGAATCATTATTTAGAGATCCAATGTCAGGTGGTGCTCAGCTACATAAACAATCTGTTAATTCAGGTATGGGTTCTCAGTTTAGTGGGCAAGGACTTGATGTATTTATGTCAGGTTTCTTAATGGGTGGTGTAGTATCAGGACCACAAAAACTTTTCTTCCAAGGCGTACCTGCAGTATATAACTTTGCAAAAGGTAAAGGAGCATTTGGTGCAGAAGGAGCAGCAGCAGTTGCTGAACAAAACAAAACAGAAAAAGAATTTATTGATTCTGTAGTAGCTTCATATAATGCAGTTGCAGAGGGTGTTGGTGGAGTAGCTCAGTCTGAAGGAAAAGATTCTGTTGATCCAGGATCTGCTTTTGACATGACTTTACTTAATTTTTTAATTCAAAAACAAACAGGTGCTGAGTTAACAGGAAACTCATATGATGGTAACATCTTTGGATATCAAGATGCAAAAGACTTTGGTACATTCCATAACTTATACCAGGTGTTTAGTACTGGTGGTGCTGCTCAGTTTGAGAGTATGATAAAAGATTTCCAAAAACTAGATGATGCAGCTTTACTTGAAGCATTCCCTGCTAGCAAAGCAGAAATCAAAAGTGGTAAGTTTAGGTCTAAGTTTACTAAGATGGAACAAAACATGGACAAGATGGAAGTGGATTACAATGCAGCTAAGGATTTATTTCCTAGCCCATTTGATTCTAGCCAGATGGACAAAGGTACTAGAGCATACCAAGATGAAAGAATAAAAGAAATGTCTTGGAGACATGCACAGTATTTATACATGTTTACTAAAGATGGATTTGATCAAGCATTGGTTAGATCAAGTAGTATATATAAAAGATTAGCTGCTGATCCATTATTTGAAGGAATGGCTACTAGTGATGTAACTGTTTTATTAAGTCCAGATAGTTTAAAAAATGAAATAAGATTATTAAAAGAAGAGCTATCTACTTATGAAGTAGATGAAGACTCTAAGAAATTAAACAAAGAAATTATTGCTGCCAAGAAAGGTAAGCAAACTAGATTAGAAGCTTATTTAAAAGTAGTAGAGGATCCTAAAAATCAAAGTAAGGATGGTATCTATGACAGAAGAAGCATGACTGAAATTGAAAGAGTCTTTGATGATTATATTAAATTTATTGCTAAGAGTGAAGGCAGCTTTATAAATAAAGAAGCTAGAAGAGAAGCACTAAAAGATATTATAGATTACAAAGCTTTAAAAGGAAGAGCTATAGTGTATGATAGAACTATGGAGATGATGGCAAATCCTGCTAGGTTCCAAGAGATATTAGACAGAAACAATGCTCTTCATGATTCATACTTTGCTAACATAAAAGAAGAGTATAGAAAGACAATAGAAGACTATGTAGGTGTTGTAAAAAGAAATGAGTTAATGAATCAAATCACCAACATAGAAGGTGAAGACGTGATTCCTCATCCTTTATATGCTAAGATGTTTTTACAAACGGGTGATGCTTCTATATTTTTTGAAGGAGATAATTCTTTCTTTTTTGTTCCAGAAAAAGGAAGAGTAACTAAACTAAATAATCCTGTATTATTTGAAAAATTACAAAGTATTGTTTCAATGTATGAAGCAACAAATGTAAAAGAAGCTAAAATAGCTGAAGAAAAAGCTGAAGCAGATATTGCAGAAAAAAATAGACAAGAAGTTAAAGATGTACTAAATGATATTGGAGTAGAAGAAAACCTACCATTCTCAACAAGTTCAGTATATAATAATTTATTAGATTCAAAGTATAATGCTTATGTAGCTACACAAGCTAACCTAGGTAAAGCTCCATTAACAAAAGATGAGTGGGTAAACAAGGATGGTAAAAACTTTAGAACCGCTTTTCAAGCACTTAGACAAGTCTGGGTTGCTAATGATAAATTAATTAATCCCAACAAACCCTTAACTCAAAATGAAATTCTTGATGATACTAAATTTATTAACTGGTTGCTTTCTCCAACAGGAGGTCAAGTTTCACCAGAGGTTGATTTGGTATTACAGAAATTAGAGATTTCAATGTTTGACGTTACAGGTCAAAAAGAAACAATACAAGATGGTGCTCAAGTACAAGATAATATAGAAAGAGAAGTTGTTGGACAACCTGGTTTATTATTTGCTGTAGTAGAGGAAAATATTGAAGATCAAGAAACACTAAAGAAACAAGTTGTATACAAAATAATAGATCTTAATACTCAAGAGGAAGTAGAAGACGCTATTCTACAAAGGTTTGGTTCAGACATAAACATATTTATGACCATAGGAGAAGCTCAAGCAACATTGCTTTCTATGGAAAAAGATATGGGTGATGGTAAAACATTTGAGTTTACTGAGCCTGGTATTGGAAATGATAAAGAAACATCAACTACTTTATCTTTTGGTACTATTGTTTACAATAAAGATGGTGACCAGTTTATAGTACAAAGTAAAATGGACGGTATTATAAATGGTAAAGATTTATTCTTAATTCCTATTGATAAAGTAGGTTTATCATTTAAAGCCAAAGCAGAATTTTTAGTAAGAGTTCCAAGAGGTGGATTTGCTGGTGTATATAGTTTACAAGAAGTTAAAAATATATCACCTGAGTCAGTATCAAGAGTAACACTAAATGAAATTGTTACTCCATATCCATATGTAAATAAAGATCAAAGTGTAAATCCTATAGCTGCTAGGAATGAAGATCCTGCTAAAGCAAGAGATAGATATAATGCTATACTTTCAATTTTAACTGATGAAGAAATAAGTCAATTAGAACTTGTAGTTACAATAGATCCACTTGCAGTAGAGGGTGTATCAAAAGATTATCAAAGAAAAGGTTTTGAACCTAACCCAAACATTAGACAACAAGTATCTAAGTATCAAGTAGGTCTTAAGGCAGGAAGTATTGAAGCACAAGCAAAGATTGATACTTTACTTAAAGATATGGGATTAGATGATAGTGTAGATCCTAATAATATATTTGGGTTTATTGCTATAGAAAACTTTAAGTTTATTAATACTAAGAACGGACCAGCTATTGATCCTTCTAGTATGTCTCAACTTGAGTTAGAAAACTTTATCAACGTACCACAATACTTAAAAGATAAACTTACAGCTTCAGAGATATTAGAAATGGTTCAGAAAAATTATGCTACAAGCATGGTTTTACAAGGTGTGTTAGATGCAAAAATGAAAGATCAACCAATTGGTGTTTCAGTTTCAATACCTATATCATCTTTAAATTTAGATGAAAATGGTAAAGACCTAGGTCATAATATATCATTAGATCTAAAGCTTGGTCTAGTTGATTATGATAATAACACAAAAGGATTAAATGATCTGGAGTACTCTAGTGTAAATGAAAATGGTGATTACTTAATTTATAAGCTTGAAATGGGTAGTACTGAGAGATCAGTGGTTCCTGTAACAAATCTTAAAGAAGGAGCAAGAGATAAACTTATTGCAGAAGTAGAAGTTCAACTAAAAAAGCAAAGCTTGTGGAATGAACTTGCACAAGGTAAAGATGGTTATAAAGCTGTAGTACTATTACCAAATGGTACATATGCATTGATTCCATTGAAGGCTGTGCCTCTAGACATTAATGAGTTAATGACTGAGACTATTGAGGCTGCTCAAAAAATTATAGAACAAAAAGATCATAATAGTAAAGATGGAATAAAAGGTGAAGCACTTAAAAAGTTAAGGGCTGATAACAAATTACGTTCTTCTAAATTATTTATAAGTTCACAAAGTGGATATTCTATTTCATTACAAGTCACTAAATGGGGTAAAATACAATTAGAGTTAGCACTTAAACAAGGAGAAAACTATTCTAGTGTAGCAAAAGTAACGTTGAGTGTTAAGGATATATCAAGTGATATAAGTATTGCTGATAAAACTAAAATACTTTTTGATGCTTTCAATAAAAATGCTGGTGTACAAGAAGCAGGTATATCATATACTGATGATAATGGAAACTTAAAAGGAATAGGAGCTAAAAACTTTAGAGTATCATTTCCTAGAACAGCAAGTATAGCAGAGTTACTTGCAGTTACAACAACTGATGTAATGCCTAAAGTAGTAAATGATAATAACTTTACGTTGTCTGCTAGTTCATCTTCTATCCAAGCACAACGTGATATGGAAATGACTACTAGTGGAGTATTCCAACAAACAGAATCATATGTTGATGCAGAAGGTAATGCTATACCTAAAGGTCCAGAATTAAGAACTGATTCTAACAATAAACCTTTAGTAGAAGTATCTGAAAATGTTGAAGACTCATTGTTAGATTTAACTCAAGAAGAATTTGATGAATATGCAGCAAGTAACTTTAACAATTTCCCTATAAAGTATTTACAACATATTGCTAATAAGTTAGATTTAACTGAAGTAGAACTTAATGAGAAAGAAGCATTAGTATTTGAAGCACAACGTGAAGCAATAGCCGCATTAGCAGCTATAAATCCTCAAACTCCTGCAATAGATAATTCAGAAGTATTAGAAAGATCTGCACTTGTTGCTGTTAAAGAAAATATAAAAGCTTTAAAAGCTAAATTACAAAAAGGTAAAACTGGAATAGATAAAATTATAGTACTAAATGAAAGTGAACAATTTCAAAGACTTTTAAAAAGAAAAGATGAATTAACTGGAGCGGCTAATAAAATTATAGCTGCTATGGAACCTCAAGATATAGAAGATATAAATATCTTTTTAGCTTGGGCCAGTAATAATCTTCCGGGTAATATTACTATACAAGACATTGCTTTATTAGGTGACAACTTAAAAGCAGGCGGTGTCAGAGTTGGTGCATTTGTTTTAAACCTTAGCAACATAGCTGGTGGAGAAACAATTAATGGTACACTATATACTGGAGCTCAGTCTTCACATAGATATCATGAAGCTTTCCACGGTATATTTAGAATGTTACTTAGTGATGTTGAAATTAACAAGTACTTAGCAATTGCTAAGAAAGAAGTAAGAGCTAAACTAAGAGCTGAAGGTAAGACTTTAGAATCTGAGTTAAAAATGTTTAGACGTTCAGCTAACACTTATACTAATATGAGTATGAGTAGACTTGAACAAGAGTACTATGAAGAGTATTTAGCTGATGAGTTTCAGAAATTTAAAAGAAATCCAAAGAGTAGTAATACTTCTTCAGAAGTTAAATCATTGTTTACAAGAATATTAGATTGGATTAAATCTGTATTCACAAGTTATGATACTAAAGAGCTTCAAACATTATTTGATAACATTGATGCAGGTAAATATAGTGACGCTCAAGTAGCATCTAATCAGTTTACTAATTTAGGTATTACATTAGAGGCTAATGCAATTATTCCATATTCTGAAAAAGAGGAAACTGCACTAGTGTCAGATACTGAAGGTGTACAAACAAGAAAGAATAGAACTGGTTTTTTATATTTAGATAGCGTAGTTGCTGATCCATTGGTTGCTTCTATAGCAGCAATGTATTTACAACGTGTTAGTAATAACACAGATCCTTTACTTTTAAGATCTACAATGTTACAAGATGTATTAAATGATTTTTATGTATTGTATGATGTTGAATCACCACATAACTTATCTAAGTCTGATAAGCAAAAGGTGTTACTAGAACAAGCAAGTACTGCAATCATAGAATATAAAGAATCAATTAAAAAACAAGTATACGGAATATTAAATGTTATTGATACTCAAGTAACAGAAGAAGAATATAATGCTGAGTTTTTTGAAGACAAAGTTGGTTTAAGAACATCAAGTCAATGGAATACTGACGCATCAATGATTGGTGGTATACAATCAACACCTAGAGAAGTAAGAGCTTATCTAGCTACTACTACTATTTCTGAGAAAGATTTCTTTGGTAATACAGAGTTAACACCTGGTGAACGTATAATTGTTCCTGTAAACTTTTCTGAAGTATATAATGGATTATTAAAGTCTGTTAAAAATATTGAAGACCCAAAACTAATGTTGCAGAACATGTACTTCTTTGGTCAACAGAATCCACAAACTGGAGCAGCAGTAAGTAGAATTTTAAGTGACATAGGTATATCTGAAGAAGTGTTACTAAGTGATGCGCCTCTTCCTTTACAAATGAAAAATGCAAAGTTGTTTCAAGCAATTACTAATGCATTTGAAAACTTTAGAATAGATTATTTATTTACTCAAACAGATAACTCTGGTAATGTATTAATGTATTCTGCTGCACAAAGGGATGATGTAAACTCTCAGTTAGATAGATGGTCTCAAGCTTGGGGTCAAGCATCTAAAAAACTTTCAGCAGACAAAGCAGTAAAGGTTCAATTAGAAAGAGTTTTGGATAGTCTTCAAGATTCATTAAATAACAATCAAGAAGAAGTAGGTATAAGTATAATTGACGCTCTTCAAGACAATGGTTTATTATCAACAGAAGAAAAAACTGCAATATCTGATAAGGCATTAACTGAAATGTCTCAAAAGTTCTCATCTAATATATTTGACTTAACAGGTATAAAGCTAAGTGCTCAGTTTATTGCATTTAGTATGATTAAAAATAGACAGGTTAAATTCTTAACACCTAAACAAAAGGCATTAATAAATGTCAATGCTCAAGAAACTCCTATATCTCAACTTGATATAATTGAAATGAGACGTTTGATAGTAGACAATAGTGATATCTTTAGTGATGGGGATCAAGGAATGAATTCCAGACTTAGAAGAATGGCTATTGACAATGCACCTTTTGATGAAACAATAGGTCTCTCAGTATTTAAAAACGCTGAAGGTAACTTGGTTTATGCACATCAGAAAGGAACATATCATTTAAAAGAAGTACAAAAGTTAAATGATTTAGCATACTTAGAACAACTTAAAGAACAAGATCCTTATTTAGATAACAATCATCTTTTAAATAATGAAGCCTTTAAGCAATTATCAAATGACAATCAACAAAGAATATTAAGAATAGCGGGAACTGCAGTTGGTAAGATTAATGCTACTGAAGAAGAAATTAATGATAACATATCTGGTATATCTTCAAGATCTACATATGGTAACTTTACTCCTCAAGAGTTTGCACTTAATTTAATAAACTCTTATACCGGATTACTAAATACTAAATCAGGAAAGGTAAAGTTTGTAGAATACAAAGATGGTAGAACTGGTAAAATGGTTAGGGTAGCATTAACTGCAAGCCTAATAAGAGTTTTAGAATCATCAAATACTGGAGATCTAATGTACATGCCGGTTGTTAATGCTGTAAGGTATGCAAGTGGTGACAGAGGATCAAGTGTGTTAACTGATGATGTACTTGTAGCTTTTACTAATTCTATAAAGACAGAGTATACACGTATACAAAGAGAAAGGTCTGATGCTTCTAATAAAAATGATGTAGTAGGTTATAACAAAACAGAATTTAATGAAGAGACTGGTGAAGAAATAATTGGTAGAGCATTTAAATTACATAACTCAGCATTATTATTAGATCCAACAGTTAAAGGTCAATTAGAAGAAATAGCAAATAGATCTGAAAGTGTTTCATTTGAAGAAGCTTTAAAAGAATTAACTATAACACCTAAGCAATTTAGTAATCAACTTAATCAAATACTAGAAGCACAGTTTACTGAATTTAAATCTGAACTTGATCAATTAAATATAAGCAGTGAATTAAGTTTCAATGTAAAAAATGGTTTAACTGCAGATGCTAAATTTAGTGAAGCTGCTGAACTACTTAATTTAAAACAAGATAAAGATTATAACTTAAAGCAAATCTTTTTTAGTGACTGGGTAAATACAAAAGCTATTAATGAAATACTATTAGGTGATCAAGCTGTAACATTAAAGAATGGTGTAGATGCAATTAAAAGAGCTAAAGCACAAAATGCAGCTACAGTAACTGCAGCAAGTGTTATTGCTGATCCAACAGTAGGTGTAATGCATCCAAATCAAAACTTAAGTGCTTTTGTTTTTGAAGAACCAAGAGGTGAATCTTCACTTACAGGTAAATCAATTGATGAAGCTGATGCGCAAGCATACTACACTCTTAAAGGATTAAGGTATAGTGAGTTTGGTTTTGGTACATTAACTCCAATGCAAGCAGCATTAATTACAAGATTAGAACAAGGAGAAGACATTCCTTCTGAAGAAATATTTGGACAGGATGGTTTTGTATCTAATGGAAGCATGATCAATTCTAGAAAGCTAGTTTATGCAGATGGTAAAACATTTATTAAAATGTCTACGTTTGTGTTGATTCCTGCTTATACTTCTAATCCAGTTAGAGATGATAACGGAAACATTATTGACTGGGTGGCTAAGCCTAATAGAGTAGCTCTACACAATCTTAGAATGAAGATGGAGGCAGAAGAAGTTCTAACTGAAACAACGTCTATAGCGGCTCCCTTAAGTGCATTTAAAATGCTTAAGCAGAACGTATCTTCTTTAGAAGAAATAGAAAATACTGATGATGTCTTTACTGAAAAACCTACTAAGTTAAAAGCTAAGTATCTTGGACTACAAGTTCCAGGTCCATCAAACAAAATGGAAATGGTTGATCCAACACAGATAAAAAACATAGTTACATCAGAACAGAAAGATGACACACCTATACCAGGAATGCAAATGAATGGTAAAACTATGACTGTTGGTGATGTAAGAAGAGAATACAATAAAGCTACTAGTCAACGTTTTGAATTGAAGTTTAAAAATAAAAGAAATTTGACTTTTAGTTTTGAATCAGCAATGAATGAATTAAGCATATCTAAAAAGGTTGGAGCAATAACTCCTAACCTAATGGCATTTTTAAAATTTGCTCAGAGTGGTTTAAAATCATCTCAATCAAGTAGTAATCAATTAGAATTCTTTAGTACAAAAGATGGAGAGCAACAATATGATTTAAATAATCCTATTACTATAAATAACTTTGAGAGTTTATTTTTAAACTATTTAAGTAAAGGAACACTTGCTGAGAAAATACCTGGGCATAGTCTTGTATTAGTATCTGACTTTGGAAGTAATATATACAGAAGAGTATTTAGCTTTGATGAAAATGGTATTCCTGATAGATCAGTAGTAATAAGACAAAAAGAATGGGAAAGCTCAACAGGTATAAACTCTAGTGTAAATAATACAATTCAAAATTCTACACAAATAGATGGTCAACCAACTTGGAAAGAAGTTAAAGTACCCGCAGAAGGTGTAGTAATTCTTGACCGTTTAAGATCAGCTGTAAAAGAATATGATAGTAAAGGAGTAGCAACAGGACTTAGGTATACAGAAATGATGATGCCTTCTCACTATGCTGATGTAATGGATATGATTGAGAATGATCCAAGTGCATCTATACCAGATGTGATTGCTAAGATGTTTGCAATACGTATACCATCTCAAGATAATCATTCAACTATAAATAGTAAGTTGGTAGACTTTATGCCTGCAATCTATGGTTCAGTAGGTATGTATTCAAGAGAACTGGTAGAGATATCAGGAGCGGATTTTGATATTGATAAAGTGTTTAGTCAAATAAAAGAATGGTACATAAAGAACAATGAGTTTGTTGAGTATGGTAAGACTACTAATGAACGTGAAGCATATGAAAACTATATTGAGTATGTAAAAATAAAAGTTAGTAGAAAAGGAACAATATACAATGAAGCATACCAACTAAAAGATTCAGACAATCAATCAATTAGAGAAGGTAACCCTTCAGCGGAAGTTGTATCTGATGAATTAGGGCCAGTATATGATCCAGCTATTACTGCATTAGAGATGTTAGGTTTACCAATATCATTTGAACAATATAAAGAATACAAAAATAAAAACGGTGAACCTTATGAAGCACCACACAGTAATAAAATTTTAGATTATAAGTATGCTCTGATGGGTAATACAGCAGTAACTGAAGAAGCTTTAGTTGGAGAACTTCCAATATCATATACTCCGGCAAGTCTAGATATTCTTGAAGATATATGGAAAGAGTTTAGTGATGAGACAGAAGATAGTTCTACTAGATCTGAGTATCTAGTTAAGCGTTCTAGAGAAGATAACATTGATATAGATAACTTATTAGGTAAGATAAAAGCTTTTGCTGCAAATAAAGGTGCGGCCATTGGTGCAGTTGTTTCTCCTAATCAAGCATTGAGTTTACTAACAGAATATAAAATTCCTTTGGGAGGTATAAATGCTCCGGTAATTGAAATAGATGGGGTTACCTTTAATAGTTTTGAATACTTAAGAGAAAGATTAGCGGATGGTAAACTAGGATTAAGAAAACAAGATATCATTTCTTCTCTGATAACAATGGCAACAGATAATGCTAAAGAAAGATTAGTTGCTAAACTAGGCCTAAACAAAGAAGCGTTAGCTTTAGTTACAAATATGGTTGCATTAGGTATGCCTATAAAGACTGCTCTACTGTTAATCAATCAACCGTTTATTCAGGACATTTATACTGAAGCAATAAATAAAAAAGAGAAGACTGATCCGGGAGTAGATAGTTTGGTTAAGGCACTACTAAGTGATAAGAAATATAAGGATCTTCAAATGGTAGATGTTACATCAGGTATGATGCGTGAAGGTTTGGATGTTGAATTATCTGATGCACAAACAATGTCTATCCTTCTTACTTTCCAAGAAGCATTAAAGGTCTCTAAGTTTACAAAAAACATGAGAGCTGTTTCTGATTTAACAAATGGTTTAGGAAAAGATATTGCAAGTGTAAACTACAAGAGAGAACAAATGGATTTATTGTTTGAAGAAAATGCAATAATGGATCTTTCACCTATCTATAAAAGTGATACATGGCAGTCTAAATACTTAGAGGTTTTTGATCAGATATATGATGAGTTGTTGCCTGCTACTTTCTTAAGTGCAAGTCCACAGTTTACAGATATTATGGATGAGTTATTAAAAAGTATTGACACACAGAAAATGGAATTTAATTCTGAAGTTCAATCTAAGATTTCTAAAGATTTATTATCATATATAACAATTAAAGCATATCAAAACAATGTAGGTAATGGAACAACAGCTTCTATTGCTAATTTAAATAATGACTTTTTATATCCATCTGGTAAAAACTCTATCAATAATATAGTAGAGAACTTAAGACTAACAGAAGCTGGAAAGAATAACTTCTTTTTAGATACGTTTGCTTTAAGTATTCCGGCAAGTGATAAAAGTAACTTTAGTGGAATGAATCTTTTAATGGCTAATACATTTAGAAGTTTAAATGCATCACAGAAAGTTGATTTACAAACGTCATTTGCTAAATTGTATGGGTCATTAGAAACTAAAGATGATGCATTATCAATCATTAATTATATGATGGTGAAGGATGGTCTTCAGTTATCCTATGGTACATTACTAGAAGCAATATCTCCATTTACAATGAGCTCATATTTAGATCATATAGCAACTGCTAACTTAGCATTGCGTGATAGTTCTGATTCTAAAATGAATGAAGTTTTTGGAATGACACTAGAAGAAATGAAAACAGACTTTAGAGATGGTTACTTACAGTCTAATATAAATAATGCTTTGCTTAATACTTTCTCAAGCGCAAACAAAGATGTAAATGTAAAAGATGATGTTGTAAGTGTTAAACTTACAAGTCAACTAGTTACTAAGGATGTTAACTACATCAGAATAAAAACTATTTCAGGTGATACAGCTTTCTATAAGACATATAAGGTAAATGAAGATTTATCTAATAAAGATGTACGTACTTTTGAATTGGTTGATACATATGGATCCAACCAACAGAACGGAATAGGTTTTATGTTTGGGCCAAGATCAACATATGCTGAGGTAAGAAACACAATTACTGAGCTACATAAAGATCCTATTGAAAGTAATAATCAGTATTCACAAACTGAAGATAGTGATTTATCTCAAAAAGAAAGAGATGTTGAAAAAGTAATACAACAAGCTGATGAAGTTGAAATAGTGATTGGATCAGCTAGACAAGGTGGAACAAAAGTAGAAGTAGATGGTAAAAATGTAGCAGATGTAAAACCTGTTACTGAACAACCTTCTTTTAGAACTATTACATATACACCAACTGGAAAACCTAAACAAGAGTATACTATTGATGGTGATAGAATACTTAATAAAAAAGGTATTGAGGTTTTTAAATCAATGAGTAAAGACAGACTTAAGATATTTGCTAATCTAGCTATTAAGGAAGGTAGAGCTAAGGTTGTTACATATAGAGGTAACAGTTATGTAGTTAATGACAAGAATCAAATAATGTCAGTGCGTACTGGTTTAGAAATGAAGTGGGAGGAAAACAATGGTAATAGAATTGCAGTGTTAAACCTAGCACAAGATCCACAGAGTATGAACAGACAAGAGTTTGAAGATGCATCTGAGGAAGTTGCAGATGAGTATACTCCTGGTGCTCTATACGGTGCTGCTCTCCTAGACAATCAAATGACATTGGAGTTTGAAGCAGAAGATAGCGTTAAGCTAACAGAGTTTTGGGATAATGAAGTTGAAAAATATCCAGAAAAAAAGGCTATTTTTGCTAATAACAAAATGCCTACTTATAGCAGCATGGTTATGTTTTATAACACACAGAAATTAAAAGGATTCTTTCAAGGAACTGCAGAACAAAGTTCAGAAGAGGAGTTTATGGAATCATTAAAATGTTTAAGATAAAATAGATATGGCAAAATGTCCCAACGTAAATGCAGCAGAGTACAAAGCACTGCAAGCAGTTTATAAAACTGAAATTGAAACAAACAGTATTATTAATTCTTGGCAGAACGCTAATGAAAGTGATAATTTTCCAACAGCTGTTCAGGCGGCAAAGTTTGTTAAAACTACAAAGGCTGTCTATGCACTTAAACAAAAGCAGTTTGGTGAAAGTGTTATCAGTAACTTAGTTAATAAGAAACTAATCCACATGTTTAATGGAAACTATCTTGTTAATGTTGCATACCCAGGTACACAAGAATATAATGCGCAAGCTGTCAAGGATAATTTAAAAGCTATATATAAGTATTTAGATATTAATAAAATTCCTTTAGAGACTATTGACTTTGCTGCAACAGATAAAACATTTAAAGTAACAATGCTTAATAATGTTTTTACACCTAAAGATATATTAGAATCTACACGTGGGTGGGATACTTCTAGATCACAAAAGGTTGTAGGCCATCTTAAAAGAATGTTTCCGGGGGTTGAGGTAAGATTAGTATCAGTTAAAGAAGCTAAAAGAATACATGATGGTTTACCAGCATGGAGAAAAACATCAGGTAGCTTTGCTAATGTAAATTCATTTTACTATGATCAAGTAGCTTATTTAGTTAAAGGAAGAGTAACAAATGAAACAGCAATAGAAGAGATGCTTCATCCATTCATTGATGCTATTAAGGTAGACAATGAATCTTTATTTAATAACTTACTTGAAGAAGCTAAAGTAAACTTTCCAGAAATGGTTCAGCAGATTACTGAAGCTTATAATAATAAGAGAAACTTTAATGACTTAGATAGAAACTTAGAAATAGTAACACAAGCATTAACAAGACATTTTAATAATGAATATGAATCACAACCTACTAATTCTTTTTTAAAGTTAATTCAAGATGCATTAGAATGGTTTAAGAGTGTTATAGAAAACTTACATGAATATGTTACTGGTAATCCTTTGCCTGTTTCTGCTATAAGTAAGAATGCAACGTTTACTGATATTGCTAAATTATTAAATACAGAAGGTATTAGGTTTAAGTTAGAAAAAAGAGCAAGTGCAAAACTTAGATATTCTTTTACTCCAGAAGTACAAAGTATTTTACAAGGTGCACGTTCTGTTGCTAACGGTATTCAGCTAGAAATACTAAATAAGATGTTTGGTATAGCTGAAAAAGATAGTAGAAATAATGATAGGTTATATGCTAATGCGGCTGAGCCAACTGATGCAGGTCCTAGAATAGTATTCAATCAAAAGGATCACACTTATATAGATGTCAATAATCCTAATGGTCAGGTGTATGCTTCTGCAACAACTGCAATAAAAGGAAAACTTAGTAATAAAGAAGGTGAAGCAATCATTAGAAGAGATGAAGCACTACAAGCTTTAAGTGATAAAGGTCAAAAGCCTAATGCTAAATTTACTGAGAAATATAAAAAAGAAATTGCTAATGGAAAAGCAGATGACATCCAAAAAGAAAAAGATGTTAAGCTTAACCTAGATCTGGGTAATGATGTTGACATGATTGTTGAGTCAATAGTTAAATTAATGAATGGCTATGAAGGAAACATTAATACTGAATTAGAAAAGGCTATGGATAGCATGGCTGTACTTAGCCGTGATCAAGCAAGAGAATTTTTTGGTGCAATGAAAGTTGCAATAAGAGACTTTATGCCTATTGATGGAATAGCTCTTTCTCAAGTAGTTGTATATGATGAAGCAACAAAACTTGCTGGTACTGCAGATTTAGTTATAATTGATAGGAATGGTAAGATTAGAATATTTGATTTAAAGACTAGTAAGAATTCTATAGAGAAGAAAATTTCATTATCTCAAAGTGCAGGTAGAAGAGGTTTAGGAAGTTATGAATTTAGTGAATGGACTTTACCAGCTGATAGTAGGTTAAGAAGTGAGAGTAAAGAAAAGATAGGTAGAGAAGTAACTAAGTTGAGTACAAAGGGTCAACATAATTTACAAGTAAATCTTTACAGAAGAATGTTTGAGAACATGGGCTTCTCAGTTTATGAAGGTTCATTTGCAGCATCTACATTTCATGTTCAATTGGATATAGCTAATAAAGGTGAAAAACAAGAGTATAAAGGAACTTGGGATTATGAGGGTAAAGTAGATCATTATGAAACTAATATATCTGAAAATAGTGTTTATGTAGACATGCTTATTCCGGCTACTGTTGATAACAGAAACAAGAAAAAACTTGATGCTAAACTTGCAGAACAACCTGAAGCTCCATATAGAGGAGATCAAGATAAAATGGCTCAAGAAGAAATTGAATCTACTGTTGAGGAAGAAGTAGCACAAGCATTATATCCAGAAATGAATACAGTATTTGGTGCGTTAGAATCTTATAGTACTGCATTAGATCAAGCACAAAGAGGAGACCTAAATACTAAGAAAGTATATTCTAAACGTTCTAAAGAACAAAGGTTATTGGACATTGCAAAATTACAAGCATATATTACTAGTGGTATTAGCAGAGGTCCTAAAGCACAATCAAAGATCTATACTGGATTATTAAGTAATGCTTTAAAAGACATAAGAGAGTTTACTGATTATGTTACTGATCCTAATAATGTAACAGGTGATCCTGAATACATTGGTTTTGTATTAAACTTTAATAGATTCCTTGCAACTTATGAACCTTTATATGCAATAGAAGGGTCTAAGGAATTAAATGCAACACAACAACAGTTGGTGTTAAATTTAAAATTAGAAGTTGATAAATTAATTGGTGGTACTAGATTAGTCTCAGAAGGTAGAGAGGGTATTATCAATGATGCAATTTTTAATTATGTAAAAGAAACAGTAAGACTTAGATCATCTAAACAATTTGGTGTAGAAGGTAGTGGGTTTACTGAAGCTGATTTAATTAAAGAATTAACTATAGTTAATGATATCCCTGGTATTGATTTACAAACCAGAGACATGGATACTTCTACAGATACTTTACTTGCTGTAGTAGCTAAGATATACAAATCACAAAAACAACTTTTACTAGACAGGATTCAGTATAGAGAAAAAGTAATTAGAACTGCAGGTAATAAAGTATTAATGCTTAGCGGTACTAATAAAGAAAATGCATATAATTATATGCAAAACTTTAATGAGGATGGAACACGTAATGGTACTTATGTTAAACCTATTGGTAGTAAGTTTTATGACAAACAAAAAGAACTAAGAGCTGCAACTAGAGATGCTGATAATGTACCATATACTTATTTCAATATAAGTGATAAGAACCAAGCATCTGAAGAAGAGCTGGAATACAATATAGATTTAGCAAATAAAAAAAGAGCTGCATCTCAGTTTGGATTTGCTGAAAGAGTTAATGAAAACGGACAAAGAATTGATGGAGAATACTATTCATATAACCAAGAGTTTATTGATGCAAGAAATAAATTTGAATACTTTGTAAGTAATGATGCATATGAAGGACGTTGGTTTAAAAAACAAAGAGTTGATAGTGTAGAGTTTAATGCTTATGAAGCTAGATACTATAACATTACCAAATATAATCAAGCACTTAGAAATCCTAATGGTGAAGCTACTGGTGTAATCATGCAAGGTGTTGATGGAAGGTTTGTTAAACCGGAGTATAAAGATAAGAATCAGTTTAGACTAGACAAAGAAGGTAATAGGATAGAAGATTTACGTAGTGATAAATACAAAGCAATATTTGATCCTGCTAAAACTGATGCATTGTCAATAGCACAAAGAGAGTTTTATGTTTTATATGTAAAATTCTTTGAAGAAGAGTTGCTTAGAATGTTGCCTGATAACGTTAGGCAATCAATGCTAGGAAAGAACCCTGTTGTAAAAAGCAATCTTTTAGATGATCTTAAAAATAGACCAAGTATAGTTTCTAGAATGTATGCAAGTAGTGTTAGAGGAGTTAAGAATTTATTCCAAGAAACTTCTGTACAAAAAGCTGTTCTGCTTGATGAGGTGGGTGACATAACTAATAGTCTACCTATTTTTATGGTAGGAAGCCCAAGGAAAGAAGGGGATATGGAAGCTGTAGAAGCAAAAATAATAATCCTTGAAGAGAAGTATAAAAAGAATACTGTTAATAGAGAAACTTATAAAAGTCAGTTAGCAGTATTAACTGGTGAATTAGCAAAAATAAGAAGTAGACCTTTAGCAAGTGAGCTGAGTGGAGATCTAGCAACAAGTTTAATAAAGTTTAGTGCAATGGCAGAGCACTATGAAGTTATGGGTCAAATAGAAGATACCTTAACTGCAATACAAAGAGTAGTTAATAATAGACAGTATGAACCGTCTGATGTTAATACAAAATTTGTAGGGCGTGGACAGAACTTAATAAATAAAGCTAAGAAACAAGTTGACGCAGCTGTTAGTGGTGTTGAACAAAGTGGATCAGTTGGATTTAAAAAAGAAACAAGTGGTGATTCTAATACTGTAAGAAGATTAAGAAAGTATATGTCAATGGTATACTATGATAATGAATTAATCACAAAAGGTGCAGTAGATAAAATAGCTGATCTTTTAATTCAACAATCTTCTCTTGCTTATGTAGCCTTTAATCCTTTTGGTAACTTTAATAACTACCTTATGGGTAGGATTAACAACAACATTGAGATGTTGGGTGGTAGATTCTTTAGTAAGAAAAACTTTCTTAGAGCGGGTGGTGAGTGGAATAAGCAAGCTATAACCGGCCTTGTTGAAAGAACTGGTTCTGGACTTAGAGATTTAGCTGATGTATCCACTGCAGGTCTAGCAGGTATTGGTAAGTCTAATTATGATCCTGACTTTGCAAATAATAAGTATGAAGCATTCACACAGCTTCTAAGAATGATGGATGATTCTACAGACATACGTGAATCTGGTAAAGACTCAGATGGTAAAAGCATATGGGAAAGGTTTAAAGAATGGGGTTATGTAATGCAAGATGCTGCAGAGTACAATGTACAAAGTAGAGTAGGTATTGCTATGATCATGGATACTAATTTAATAGATGAAGCAACAGGAGAAACATTATCTATGTATGATGCATTTAACTTTAATGCTAAAACTAAAGAGTTAGATTTAGAAAGTGGTAAATGGTCAGTATTAAACAAAGACGGATCTACTCAAGAATACAATGATGCATTCAGATATGACTTAAGAAATAAAATTAGAGAAGTCAACAAACAAATTCATGGTAACTACGCTGCAGAAGATAGAATGGTTATTCAATCACATACGCTTGGTAATTTAGCTGCTCAGTTTCATAAGTGGGTTGCTCCGGCAATTAGAGCTAGATTCCAAACAGAATACTTTGATGAAAATCTTGGATGGATGGAAGGTAGATATAAATCTTGGTTTAAGTTTTTGGCTTTCTATTTTAAGAATGTAGTAGAAGCTAAGGGTAACATGAAAGAACTTACTGAAACCTTCTTAAAAGAACAAGACGGTTATGATGGTAAAGGTGGTCAAGCGGATCAAAAGGGTAAAAATAGACTTTTTGGATTCTATAGAACAATGGGTGAGATGTCTATTATAGCTGGAGTATTTTTAACTAATCAACTTTTAGCAGGTTTATTAGAAGGAGATGATGATGATAGTGATACTGAAAAAAGAATTAAAAACTTAACTAAGTATCAAGGAGATAGACTGTATAAGGAATTAGTATTATTTGCTGTTGTTTTACCAGCATCAATGGAACAGATATTTCAAATGGCTAAGTCACCAATTGCTACTACAAGAACAATGGGTGAATTAGGTCAAGCTTTAAGTATGACAATATGGACACCATATGAATTAATTACAAAAGGTAAAGAAGGTTATGAGGCAAACTCAGAATACGTATATCAAAACAATCCTAATAAAGGACAGTGGAAACTAGGGAAAGAATGGAAAGATGTTATTCCAATTCTATATACTATACAGAAATGGAAGAATGCTCTTAAACTAGATAAGTTCTGGATTAAATAATTTAGACAAATTTACATAGAAAAATCTTCTAAGTTTAAATAAGAATGACTATATTATTGTATAAACCTACAGTAGTATAGTCATAACTTAATACTTGTATATGAAAAAAATTATTGTCTTTTTACTTTTATCATTATTTATAACAAGTAATGTATCTGCACAAGGAAAGTTCTTTAGTGGTTTATATAAGGACTTTTTAAAATACGGTACCGTATACGGTGCTGGAGATATTTCTAATTCCATTGAAGCTGCAGAGCCCACTTACTTTGTAAGAACAGGCCAAGACGGCAGTCTATATTCCATTCCTGTTGTGGTTGATAATACTCCTAATTATCCCTTTGATTATAGATACGGAATTGGTATTAGAAAGTTAGCTAGATTTAGTTATGAAAGAAAGCCTAAAAACTTTTATGACGGAACAGAAAATCAGCTAGCATTTTCAGCACCAACATCTGCTTTCAAAGGTTTAGAATATCAAATACATTTTGAGAAGGAGAGATGGAGAGGGGAGAATTTTACAAACCACCATTTATTTGTAAAGCACACTGGTAAATATCATATTTTTAAAGTTCAAAGTAGAGAGGTAGATAAAATCAATTTAGAATTCTTTTCAATTGAAGCTAGAGCTAGGTTACCACTTGGTGAGAAGTTTTCAATATCAGCAGGAGTTATAGCACGTGGACACGAAAGAGCATATGGTTATAACCCAATAGAGATATGGTTAAATGAAACTACAGAATATATAAACCCAGATGGTACAACTGAGGAGTTTCCAACTAACCCTTGGTATACTTTAGGATTCTTATATGGTTATTCTGATCACTTCACAACTTCTACTGATGCTGCTACAGGAGAAGAAACTCAAGACTGGATTTGGAAAGATGCTGATGGAAACATAGTAGCACATACTGATTTAGAGTTTAGAGAAAATATATTTACTGACTTAATGAATAGGTACAATGGAGAACAATGGGAGCTCTTAGATCCTTGGGTAGAGATTGCTCCTATTATAGGTGCTGATTTTTATCATTATAAAGGTAACTTTTGGTTACATGCATATGCTAATTATATATTACCAATGCACAGATATATAAAAGGTGATGAAGACTTTTCATACCTAAACAGAAACAACTACGGTGCAGGAGGTTTAAATCCAGAGTCTGAATTAGAACAATGGAATGATTATTCTGCTGGACTTAGTTTTGGATTTAAAGTAAATAAAAGCTTAGGGGTTTTTGTACAGGGAGAATACTCTAAGATGTGGGATAGTGAATTATATCAGACTACATTTGGTCTTAATTATACATTTAGATAGATATGAGAACGTTAATTATTTTTATGATAGTATTATTAAGTAGTTGTTCTACTTATAAAGTAAGTACAATGGGTCACGATCCAGAATACAGTCTTAATCTACCTGATAATATAACGATTGATACCCTTAACTATAGACAATTACAGTGGAAGCTTAGAACAGACTTTAACTTTAGATATGATTTTGCAGTCTATGCAATGAATCAGCCATTTAATTATAGGTTTGGTAGATACAATAGATTTGGTATGTTTAATCCTCAATATAGTAGCACACAGTATTGGATGAATTGGGCATTTGGAAATACTAATTTTAATATGTGGGACAACTGGGGTTACCCATATAGTAATAACTATGTATGGAATGGATGGAGTAATGGATATGGATATAATGCATGGCACCAATTTGGTGGAATTTATGGTAGAAGAATGTCTATACAAGATAGGCGAGGTATAGCTGCTATGGGAAATTCAAGAATATCTAGAGAAACGACTGCTGTTATTCATGGTAATAACAATACTAGAGTGAGAGTAAAAAGAACTAATGTTAAACCAAAAGTAGTAATTAGAAACAAACCTATAAAAGTATATAAGCCTATACCTTTTAGAAATAATTCAATTCCAATTAACAATACTAGAAGTAATAGAGTAGTACGTAACAACAATAATAATAGTACAGTAATTAAAACAGTAAGTAGGAACCCTACTAAAAATCAATAATAATAATGGCCCAGGAGATAGGAGAAGGAACTAAAGTAACTTTAGATCTAAAGACAATAGGAATGATAGTAGGCTTTACAGTTTCATTATCATCAATGTATTTTATACTACAAGCAGATATTGCTCAAGCAATGGTTTTACCAAAACCAAGTATAGAAAGAGTTGAGTATGATCTGAAAGATGAACTAATTAGACAAACAATTATGGACACTCAAGAAGATGTTGATGCCATATTAGAAAAAATGGATAAAATGGAAGAGCGTATGTATGAGCTCATGAAAGGTAAATAGCAATGAAAAAATTAATTTTTGTATTCATATTATTAGTGTGGAGTCAGTTACTTCATGGCCAATCATGGATTGATGATACTAATTTTGGTGATACTATAGCTGATAATTCTACATTTGATGATACTAAAAGCATTATCATAATAGAGTTTTATGCAGATTTTAACAAACAAAATGCTTTCCATGAATGGGAAAAATTGGATGAAATAGATGGTGTTAAATATTTCAGATGTGATATTACAAAAGCTCCTTCTGCTAAGAAAGAGTATAGGATCAGAATGGTTCCTACAATACTAATCTTTTCAGAAGGAGAAGCTTTTATAAAATTTAAGGCCAAGGCAGGACTAGACTTACTATGTCCAGTAGACTTACCTAAAATGCTTAGAGCAATAGAAGTAGTTAAGAGAGAATCACAATTCTAACCTTCACAACTAGAACACTCTAGAATATTCCTTGCAAAATCTTGAGCAGAACTTTTACTAAATTGATAGTATAAAGTTTTAACCCCTTCTTCCCAAGCGTACATATATAGTTTATTTATATCTTTAGCAGAGACGGATGGGTCAATCATTAAGTTTAATGACTGAGACTGGTCAATATGTTTTTGTCTTTGTGCTGCTTGCAATACAATCTCTTTAGGAGATATTTCAACAAAAGATTTAAACACTTCTTTATTAGGAAAATCTAAGTGTTGAACTGAACCATCCTTTTTAAGAATACCTTTCCAGATAGCCGGGGTGTTCAAACCATGCTTTTCTAATTGAGTTTCTAAGAAAGGATTCTTATATACTGTTTTAGACTTAGCAAGATCTTTTATAAAGTAATTAGACTTAATAGGTTCAATACCCATACTCACAGCTCCGTGAATGAACGAACTAGATTTAGTTGGAGCAATTGCCATTAGAGTTGTGTTAGCGTAACCATCCCTAATAGATCTATAACCATACTCTTTATTTAATTCTCTTGATGCTATTTCACTTCTGTCTTTAAGTGTTCTAAATATTTCACTGTTTAAACCTTTAGCCTGTAGTGAGTCAAACTCAATAAGCTTAGATTGAAATAATGAATGGTAACCCATAACACCTAGGCCAACAGCTCTGTGATTTTTTGCAAAATTATAAGCTCTCTTCATACCGGGCATTGTTTCAGCCTTAATAATAAACTCATCCATTACAGCATTAAGAAAATAGACATATGTTTCTACAGCATCTGTTTCTTTAATCTCATCCCAGTGTAACAGGTTGATAGATCCTAAGCAACAAACAAAAGAATTATAACTATCTGTAGGTAATTGTATTTCAGAACATAGATTTGAAGCAGTGATATCTAATCCTAACTCTTTATAAGGAGAATTGTTATTAGAGTTATCTTTAAACATTATGTAAGGAAAACCAAATTCACTTCTGTTTTGAATAATCTTGGCCCAAATTTTACGTTTGCTTTTGTCCCCAGCTTTCATATCTTCCATCCACTGGTCAGTAACAGTAACACCATACTGTAGATTTTGTATTGGATTACCTTCTGTTCCAATATCTAAAAACTCTAAAATATCTGCATGCTCTACAGGTAAGTATACAGCACATGCTCCACGCCTAGCTTCAGATTGTTTACAAACATCTACTACCGTATCATATATCTTAGCATAATGAATTGGTCCATCTGCAAATCCTCCTGTAGAAATAGGTGCACCTCTTTCTCTAATGTTTCCCAAGTAACCAGAAGTTCCACCTCCATACTTAGACATCATTCCAATTTCACGGCCAGCATTTAATATACTGTCCAAGTTGTCATCTATATTAGATCCGTAACAACTGATAGGTAATCCTTTTGCTTTACCAAAGTTAATCCACACCGGGGTTGACAAAGAGTAATACCCTTTGGCCATATAGTGTTCAAACTTTTCTGCAAATCCTTTTATATTCAAATACTTTTCTGCCTTAATAGCAATGTCTTTGATTCTTTGTTCAGGGGTCTCTGTAATATATCCCCTTGATAAAAATGTACGGCTGTCTTCATTTAGCCAGTAGTAGTTATTATACTCCATAATTAGTTGGTTTTAAAATAAGTCATCTTCTGTAATGCTCTTGCTTTTCTTGTTGTAGTCTACACTCTTTTTGTAAAAGAAGTCTCCTTCTTTGGTTCCTAATATCTCTATATCAAACCACTCAGTAGATTCTAATAGTTTTAAGTCAACTTGAAAGATTGGTTTCATACCTATCTTTTCTAGTGAGTTGTTGAATCTATTCTTAATAAAATGTTGTATTGTATTTTGTGGTAAAAAGCTAAGTTCACCTTGTTCAAAGATCCAGTCTAGTATACCACACTCAGCTCTATAAGCTTTTCTACATGCAGAATAAATTAACTCCTCAAACTCTTCATCAAACCACTCAGGGTTTTCTTTTTTAATGATATTAATAAGTTCAGCTCCAAAGTTACCATGGATATCTTCTTCTTTTGATGTGGCTTCTACAACGTTAGATATGCCTTTAAAGACATTCTTTTCCTTATTAAAGCTCATCATAATTAAGAATTGACTAAACAAACTTACATGCTCTATAAATAAAGAAAACAATAATACAGATTTAGTATACATCTTATTGTCTTTAGAGCGTGTACCATCCAGGTACTTTTTTAAGTACTTAAGTCTACCGGCAATAGCAGGCACTTCAATAACACTTTGAAATTCTTTTTCAAGTCCAAGTATCCTAAGCAACCTGGCGTAAGCATCTTTATGTCTTACTTCTGATTCTGCAAATGTCATTCCAACATCTCCAACTTCTGTAATTGGCATTCTTTTATAAAGATCTGCCCAAAAGGTTTTTACATTAACTTCTATTTGTGCAATAGCAAGCATTGTTTTTTTAATAACATCACGTTCCTGAGAACTGATAGTTACTTTAAAATCTTGTATATCTTCTGTAAAATTAAACTCTGTGTCAATCCAATAGGAATGTCTGATAGCATCTTTATATGCTAGGAGTTGAGGGTATTCATAAGGTAAAATATTGACTCTGGGTTTAAAAATGTTTTTTGCTTTCATGTAGATTAAATTTGTTTGAAGATATAAAAGCTGTACCTCCGGTAGGAAATACAGCCTATATCAATGTAAGAAAATTTTACTAGATTAAAAAATTATGTAATCATATTTACATAACTAATTGTAAAAAATATCAAACCAATTTCAACACCTAAAACTTTACGGTATTCATCATCCTCACACAGGACTTCACAATTGATTGATTTTATGCCAAATAGAGTCTCTGTTGGGAGAATTTCTATAGCTATTTTATTTTTAAAAACTAAAGGATTTACTTTTTCCATGTTTGGTTTTTTTGTATATTATTATAGTATACGATGCAAATATAGCAAATTTACTATTTTTAATATGTGGTTTGTTAATTTAATTGATTAAAGAATGATAAGGCAAGACTTGCTTAAGTTATTAGAAATTTGTATATTAATAGTATAAAGTATATAATTATGATTAAAAAATTCTTCTGTTTGTTATGGTGTTGTAGTCTACAAGATGTATGGCAGTACTTATGGTCTAAGACTGAGGTAGATGAAAAGGTTATTAAAGTAGTTAAGGAAACTAAATCAAGAGCTAAAGCTGTTAAAAAAGCAGTTAAAGGCAAAAAATAAAATCAAAATGATGAAAAAGATATGTTTGTTTATTAGGTGGGTAACATTTGGTAAAGTGTGTTTAGGACACTGCAAATGGGATATTTGTACTAATACAGAATCTTGTAGTTGTAACGATTGTAATTGTAAATAATATGGATTGGCAATTAGAGATGGCTTTTCACTGGCCACATGATAGATGTGCTTTAGGTTGGGAAACAATTGCTCCTGATCCTGAACATAATTATCATACGATCAAAGTATACTTAATTATACTCACGCTTACATTAGATATTTAATAAAATGAAAAGACAAGGTTTACAACGTCCAAAGATGACAAAACAAAAAGCCAAGCTAATGTGTAAACGGGCTGGTGGAGAACTTGATGACATCATGTATGGATCTATGGTTGAAAAAATGACCAAAGGTGGTACTGCTAAACGTAATGTATATAGTGCTGAAACCGGAAGAGAGTCTATGCAAGAATATAATCTTGGTGGCGGAACCCACAACACATATAGTGGTAAAAGAAAAAAGAAAAAATGAACATTCTAACTGACATACTAAGTTTATTCAGACGTAAGAAATTTGTAAAAGCAGCACTTCCAAATGATGTTATAGTTTTAGGCCTTAATGAAGAGCCTGATATGACTGGTGTTGCATCACCTATACCTTATAAAAGTGTTAGGTTAATCAAAGTAAAAGATTTTAAAATTGCTGCTGAACACTGTGATCATGTTAATGTTCCAACAGTACCAGGTGCAAATACCGGTGCTGTATATCAAAAAACTGCAGTAGATAAAGAAACTGAAAAGTGTACGGTTAGTTTCCGTACATTAAAGTCATTAAGTACTAACCTTACTATTGGTCCATCATCAGACAATGATTATGTAGAGTTTACAACTACAGGAGAACCAAACACTGCTGCAAATGTAGGATCAGGAAAAGGTGTTTGGAAAGATAAAGTTGGGGAGACTCTTAATTTTAAGTCATTAGTAGAAGGAAGTGGTATTACGATAGCTGAAAGTTTAAATGAAATAACTATTACATCTACAGGTGGAGGCGGTATAACATCTGTAACAAATTCAATATCCGCTGGATCTACAACACCTCTAACTGGTTCTATAGCTGGAAGTGTACTTACTTTAACGTCAAATGTGTATGGAGGTGGCACCAAAGTTGGGTATGTACCTTCCGGTTCAGCCGGAGAATCAAAGGTTTTCTTAGATGGAACAGGAACTTGGAGAGAACCATCATATACAGTATTGCCTAGTGTAGCATATAATGAATATGCCGCATTAGTTTCACAAACAGGAACAGGTGATCCTACTTTAATAGTATTAGAATCAGGTATATCAGTAGGTGGTACAACAGTAGTTATAGCAGGTACATATACTAATGTAGGAACATGTACTTTTACATTTACCCCAAACATACCAGATGCAGATAAAGTTGTAATTGCTGTAACAGAAACACAGAAAAATGCTCCGTGTTTATTTAATGTCATTAATGTAACAACTTCTGGTTTTCAAATTATACAACATTTTGGTTCTGAAGTTACACAATCAAATGGTTTGTTATTTAAGACACCATTACTAATAAAATTATATAATTAAAACAAAGTTATGAGCAATATATTACAAGACATGTTAGGAATGCTTACTAGGAAAAAAGTAGCAACTCCAAAGTCAGATGATTATTTAGTTGTTTCCAGGTATGCAGATCCACAACAAGTACTTAAACCTTTACCTAAGATCAATACAGAATTGATTACATTAAAGGCATTAAAAACATTTGTTAATGTAGGTGGAGCAGATGAATATGTTAATGCAGCAACTTTTGATGGAGCTACGGACTTATTAACTCTAACTAGAGTAGGAGGAACTGCTATTACAGTAGATATGGACCGTAAGGATACTAAAGAATTTGTAAACTTTACTGCCTTAACTGTTGCAACTGGTGCTACTACAGTAATAAATACTAATTCACCAGGTCAATTATTTCTTGTTGCTAGAACAGGAGAAGATGGAACAGGAACACTTCAGTTACCCCCGGCAGCTGGAACAGAGAATTGGCAATACAGAAAAATAACTATTACAACTAATGGTTCAACTTCAGCAGCTAAACCAATTACACTTGATGCACAAGGATCTGAAACAATTAATGGTGGAGCTAATCTAGTGTTAGATAAGGTATATGCATCAGTAACAATTTGGTCTGATGGTACTAATTGGATTGTACTTTCATCATCTCAAGTAGCAGCTGTATAAATAATATATTATGAGCGGAATTTTAAGTAAAATATTTTCAGGAGGAGCAACTAAGTTAGTTGAAGGAATAGGTGGTGTCTTAGATAACCTTATTACTTCTAAAGATGAAAAGTTAGCCGCTGAATTAAAGATAAAAGAACTAGTCTCAAAGTATGAGACAGACATGGAGAAAGAAATATCAGCACGTTGGAATGCAGATATGAATTCTGATAGTTGGTTAAGTAAAAATGTAAGACCTATTATATTAATATTCCTAGTAGTATCAACAGTACTATTAGTTTTTATTGATGCAGGAGTAATTGCATTTGATGTTAAAGCTTCTTGGGTAGATCTATTACAGTTAGTCTTAATTACTGTAATTGGTGCATACTTTGGTGGTAGGTCATTAGAAAAAAGAAATAAAAAACAATAACAATAACAATAACAATTAAAATTTAGAAATTATGCCAAATAATATGAAAAAAGCAGGAATTAAGTATGGAAACGGTGGTTCCAAAGCAATGAAAAAAAAGAACATGGGCGGTGGAGGATTCTCTTACGGAGATGGAGACATGCAAGAAGATCCAAGACAAGCAAACATGAGAGCTATGGCTGCAGGTGGTGGCTTAAAAGGCTTTATGGCTGGAGGTAGTGTTGTGGATGGAATGATTGAAAAGAAAGCTTACGGTGGTAACGCTGGAGATATAAGTAGATCTGCTAGTACTGATTATTAATTTTAAAAAAGCAAGAAATCATGGGTAAAGCATCAAAGAAAGCTTCATTTCCTTTACAGGGTGAAGTATTCAAAAGGGAAACAACTAACGGTTATTATAACCCAACTACAATCCCGGCTAAAATACAAGCTAAGAAAAATGCAACAGCAACAGCAACTAGAGAAAGGTTAGCTGCAGCAGGTTTTCAAGCTAAACAAATAACAACTAGAGCAACTGAACCAGAACAATCAGCTGCATTTAAAAACGGATACCGTAATTCATAAATAAAATGGCTCAATTAACTGCTCAAAAAATAGTACAAGCTGGCCTTAAGCCTGCTTATGCTGCTGCTACTGCAGCTGGTGATACACTGATTAATACTGGTATACAATTTTTTCATGTTAAGAATGGAAGCGGGGTATCAGTAACTGCATCAGTAACACCTGTAGTTACAACTTACTTAGATGTTGACTTAGGTCTCTTAGTAAAAGAAACTGCAAAATTAGTACTAGCAGCAGGAACAAGTGGATTTTTAGGTCCATTTGAAGTTGATGCTTTTAATAGCCCTACGGGAACAATAGAACTTGAATATACTGCGGCAACAACTGTTACAGTAGCAGCATTATATATATAAAAACAAAAAATTATGAGTGTATTTATACAAGAGGTTTTAGGTCTCTTAACAAACGGAAAAAGAAAAGATAGTCTTAAACTTAAATCTGATTATATTGAATTAGGTAGGTTAAAGGATAGTTCTTTGAATACTGGATCAAGTTATAGTCCAAAAATGGATCCTTATGTTATGAGGCTTGATGATTTTGTAGCGGCTTTGCCGGGTGGTACAGATACAACTTATTTATTACAAAGTGCACAATCTGGAGACAACGTTGCTATTACACTTAATGCATCAGCAGGAACAGATTCTGTACTTACACTTAGACCTGGAACAAATGTTACATTATCAGATAATGGTTCAGGTCAAATTACTATAAACTCTACTGCAGGCGGAGCAGGGACTGTAACAAGCGTTGGTCTTGTAGTGCCTACTGGTTTTACAGTAATTAATTCTCCAATCACAGCTTCAGGAGTTATGACAATTGAAGGAGCTGGTACAGTAGCACAATATATAGATGGTACTGGTGGACTGACTACGTTTCCAACTATTCCTGCAGTTCCTTTTACTAGTTTAACTACTAATGGATCAGGAGCAGCTACTTTAGCATCAGGAGTATTAAATGTACCTACACCAGATTTAATTACAGGTTCTGGAAGTGCTAAGCAAATGGCTATGTGGACTGCAACTAAAGAATTATCAGATGCAGCTCCTGTAGCAATGATACAAAATGGAGCTCCAGGTGCAACAGCAGTTTTAACTATTGGTACTGATGATACAGAAACAGTAATAGTTGAATCAACAATTAGTCTTCAAGGAGGAGTAAAAGATGAAGTAAGTAGTTTAGGGACATCTGGTATGGTTCTTACAAGTACAGGTTCAAAGGCTAGATGGCAAACTATACCTGCAGCGGGTGTAACATCTATAGTAGCAGGAACAAATGTAACAATATCTCCAGTAGCAGGAACAGGTGCTGTAACTATAAATGCTACAGCAAGTGGAAGCGGAACAGTTACTACAGTAAGTTCAACAACCGCAGGAGATGCTTTAGATGTAGCTGTTACAAATGCATCAACCACTCCAGCTTTAGCTTTTACATTTGCAGGAGCAACAACAGAGTATATTAACGGTGAAGGTAATTTAATTACTTTCCCGGCAAGTTCTGCAGGAACTGTTACAAGTGTAGCATCATTAACATTAGGTACATCAGGAACTGATTTAACTAGTACAGTAGCAAACGGAACCACTGCTGCGGTTATTACATTAAATGTACCAACAGCATCAGCAACAAACCGTGGTGCACTATCAGCAGCGGATTGGACAACTTTTAATAGTAAAGGAAATGGAACTGTAACTACAGTATCATCTAGTTTTGCAGGAACAGCATTCACATCAACCGTTACTAATGCTTCAACTGCTCCGGCAATTGCAATCACTGCAAACGGAGCAAATACTGATTATGTAAATGGAGCAGGTGATTTTATAGCTTTAAGTACATTGCCTGCTACTAATGCATCAGGAGCAGACACACAAGTACAATACAATAATAGTGGAGCTTTTGGAGCAGGATCATTCTTTACTACAAACAAAACAAGTAAAGTAGATATTATATATGAATTAGGTTTAGTAGGTGATGGAACAAATCAAGGTTTATTAAAACTTTATTGTGAAGCAGGAACTCCACACTATGTAGGACTTAAAGGGCCTTTACATTCAGGTGGTAGTAGTTATACATTACAACTACCTAATACTTTACCTAACGTAGCTAATCAAATACTAGAATCAAATGCTGCAGGTACTTTATCTTGGGTAAATACACCAGTTGGTAGTGTAACAAGTGTTGGATTAACAATGCCAGCAGCTTTTGCAGTTGCAAGTTCACCAATAACTTCAAGTGGAACAATAACAGTATCAGGAGCAGGAGCAACAACACAATATATAGACGGAACAGGAGCGTTACAAACATTCCCTACAATTCCAGCAGCTTATACTGGTTGGAATTTAACTGGAGATTTAGGTAGTGCACAAACAATTACAACAGGTAATACTGCATTAATAGCAGGGGGTGTTGGTTTAACATCAACAGCATCTGCAACAGATACATTAACTATTAATTTAGATAACACAGCAGTAACTCCTGGGACTTATGAAAATCCTAGTATTGTTGTTGATGCACAAGGTAGAATTACATCAGCAGCAAGTGGAACAGGAGTAGTATACTTATCTTATGTTGCTACATGGACTGATCTTAAAGGAACCGGTATTGTTGTAACTGAAATGTCTAATGATACAGGATTAACTTTTGCATGGGCCAATGATAGTGCAGGTGGATATACTATAACTCCAAGTGCAGTTTTAGGAGGTTATAAAAGTGCTTGGGTAATGGTTAACGGTAGTGGTGGAACTAGAGAAAATAGATCAGAAGTTTTCTTTGTAGAAGTTGTTGGTGGTAAAGTTAGTCTTGAAAATGTAAGACAAGACTTTATAAGATCAAACGTCTCAGTTAATGCTGGTAATATTGAAATAAGATATTATAAAGCAGAATAATATAAGAAAGTGTCCAGTTGATGGTTGATTAACTGGACACTTAAACTTATTATTTACCCCATTTATTACGGTTAACTAACATAGCTATAATACTATAGTTAGCAAGATCAATCCAAGAATCTTCTAAAGACTCATTGTAACCTTTCTTTTTATTCCAAAGTAAGTTTTGTATACGTGATATCTTATCATTCATACGAAACCATAAGCCTTGATGGCTAAACATCTTGTTACTATCTATTGATAGATCTCTACCTATAGCAATGTTATTAGGACCATAGTCCATTTGTTTGCTACAGAATAACTCAAGTTGTTCCTTTTGTATAGATTTAAATGCTTCTACTGTTTCAGGATACAATTGACTGCACGCTGATACTACTAATTGTTTTTTTTCCATTTTTTTGAAGGCCAAATTACTACTATATTTCCACCCATTAGAATGGCATTCCAGGCATTCCACCACTCATTGGCGGAGCCATAGGCATTTGATCATTAGTGTTAAGTATTACAGCACATTCTGTAGTAAGGATCATACCAGCAACAGAAGCAGCATTTTCTAATGCAACTCTAGTTACTTTTTTAGGATCAATAATACCAGCTTTTAACATATCAACATATTCATCTGTTCTAGCATCATAACCTAACTCTAATATTTCTGAGTTCAAGCCATTAAGTTTTACATCAGCACTAACACCTGCATTTTCACATATAGTTCTAAATGGTGCTTCTACTGCTCTATAAATAATATCAACACCTGTTCTTTCATCAACACTATCAACAGATAAATCTGGTAAAATATTACTGGCTTTAAGTAATGCAACACCGCCTCCAGGTACAACACCTTCTTCAACAGCAGCTTTTGTTGCAGCTAATGCATCATCTACTCTATCTTTTTTCTCTCTCATTTCTATTTCACTAGCAGCACCAACATATAAAACAGCTACTCCACCAGCTAATTTAGCTAAACGTTCTGAAAACAATTCTATATCATATGTATTAGATGTTGCTTCTATTTGGCCTTTGACTTGTTCTATTCTAGCTGCAAGTTTATCAGCATCACCTTTACCATTTACAATTGTAGTGTTATCTCTATCTACAGTAACTGTCTCAGCTGATCCTAACATACTAATGTCAACTTCTTCTAATGAAACACCTCTTTCTTCAGATATAACAGTTCCTCCTGTTAATATTGCAAGATCTTCTAACATATCTTTTCTTCTTACTCCAAATGCAGGAGCTTTTACAGCTGCAATTTTTAAACCTCCACGTAACTTATTAACTACTAAAGTTGCTAGTGCTTCACCATCTACATCTTCTGCAACAATTAATAGTGATCTGCCTGATTGTGACACGGGTTCTAATATTGGAAGTAAGTCTTTCATAGTAGAAATCTTTCTATCCAATAGTAATATGTAAGGGTTTTCTAACACACAACTCATGTTGTCTTGGTTAGTTACAAAGTATGGAGATAAGTATCCGTTTTCAAACTGCATACCTTCTACTACTTTTACAAATGTTTCCATTCCTTTAGCTTCTTCAACAGTAATTACACCATGTGTACCTACCTTATTAAAAGCATAGGATATTAATTCACCAATAGTTTCATCACTATTAGCAGAAATAGTAGCAATTTGTTTAATCATTTCTATGTCACTTCCTACTTCTAATGTGATAGTTTCTAGTTCATCTACAATATATGTAACTGCTTTATCAATTCCACGCTTTAAGTCCATAGGGTTTGCACCCGCTGCAACATTTTTTAATCCTTCTTCTATAATAGCCTGGGCCAGGACCGTGGCTGTTGTAGTTCCATCTCCTGCTAAATCATTTGTTTTGCTAGCAACATCTTTTACCATTTGAGCACCCATATTTTCTAAAGGGTCTTCTAATTGAATATGTTTAGCTACTGTTACTCCATCTTTAGTTACTTGAGGAGATCCAAAAGGTTTAGAAATAATTACATTCCTACCTTTAGGGCCTAAAGTTACCTTTACTGCATTTGCTAAAGCATCAACACCGGTCTTTAAACCATTCCTTGCTGCTACGTTATATTTTATATCTTTTGCCATTTCTTTGTTATTGTTTTAAATGTTATGTAAAATAATCAAAAGGGAAGGACAATAATAAATTAAATAAGTGCTCTTATACACTCTTTAGTTTTATTTGGGAAAATCCCCCCTCCCCTTTTAATTAGTTAAAATGGTTCATCAGACTTATTTGTTACTATATAAGCACCTATTAGTATGATTAGTAAAGCTACCATTATGTTTACCATCTAGTTACTGTATGTATCAAATGCAAGTTGACCTTCTGTAATTTCTTGGTCTATTTCTATTGCCACTCCTTCTAATACATCATGTTCAATGTCTTTATGATCAAACTCCGGGTCCATTGTAATTGCAAAGTCATTTATGTTTACTTCACTAAAACTCTTTGGTCCTGCAGTAACAACCTGCGTCATCATAAAATCATGAAAGTCTTGACTATCCTGCATCCAGTCTCTTGGAGGAGATACTTTTAATGAATGAGTAACATGATTGTAAAACGCCCATGCATTATCATCATTACATCCATAGTCAAATGAAGCCTTCTTCATCTCTTTCTTAATAGTAGATACTTGTGTTGGTGTAATTATCTCATCATCAGCAAACAATCTTCCTAATAACTCAGACTGTTGAAGGTTTGATAAGGTAATACCTCTCAATGCATCTCTATCATTTAAGATACGTGTGTAATGCTTTTCACCATTTTTAATTTGATTACTTAATTGCATTACAATATCATGGCCTGCTGATCCGGTGTGCTTTCTTTTGAAGTTCATCATATCTCCACACATCATACCATTACTACATACCATTACATATGCACCAATTGCACATTGAAATCTTGTACTCTTGTCATAAGAGTTTGTCCAGGCAAACATCATTCCTAATTCAGTCTCATTGTTGATTTGATCATCAGTTGACTGTGTAGGGTAAATATGATATATGCCCTGTGCTACTTGGGCATTCATGTTTGCTCTATATACTTCTTTACGGATAGTGAAACCACTATCCTCCAATAAATTTTTTGTGTTCTCTATCACGTCTTTATGTGATACCACTGTATAGCTCTTACCATGGTTAGGTAAGGGTTGGTTTTCTAAAAATACTTGTGTTGTTTCTGTTGCTCTTTTGTAGCGCATAGTTTAAACTTTAATAGTGTAAAGATAATAAATTTAAATGGTTTACACAAAGATTATCTATCTTTAACAAACGTACCATTTATCATTCTACCGGTTCTTTTGCTTATAACATTATAAGCTGCTGTCAAACATGATTCTAGAGAAACATTTTGCATTTTAGCTTGGATAATTAACGTTACCATTATATCACCCATAGCATCTACAATCTCATCTCTATCTTCATTATTGATAGCTGCACATAACTCTGTGCATTCTTCCATAGTCTTCAAAGCTTGCGCCATTGGGCTAGCTTTAGACATTATACCTTTTTCATGTGCCCATTCTTCAACAGCACATTCTAACTCATAATAATCCTTTGTCTTCATTTTAAAATAATTTTAATTGGTTTGATGATACATTTATAATACCATTTATCTCTTCTTCTATGGCTTCCAGATAATACTTTTTATCAATGTTATAGTCTTCCCACTTAGGTTTGATTTTCATATCATTAAACACTACCTGTAACCATCTACCGGCTTCAAGTTGTATTTCTCTTTTATCTAACTTATGAACTTTAACCATCTTTACTCCTGATTTAGATATATAATATCTATTGATCTTTTGTAAATCATCTTCTGCAAAAATACCATTTTTAATCTGCCTTGCAACTTGTTTCCATTCTCCTTTAGATTTACCACCTATACAATAATCCAATATGTTTTTATTTGTATCAAGATATTCCTGCGGGAGTATATTATGTACAAAGTATTGGTAGATTGCCTTTGGTATAACTAATTTAGATTTGTTTTTATGCAATTGTAGATCATGAAAATCAAATCTACCTTTTAACTTTACTGGAGCAAAACTAAACTTATCACCTTCTACTTTAAATAGATAGTGAGGATTAGCTTCTTTAATTTCTCTCCATTTTGTAATGTCTACGTTTACATATTTGTTTATACCTATGTAATTATTGACATCACCTAAAATTAACTTTTGATATTCATCATGTTCTAAGTTCAGATTGGTAGTTACTTGCCATTCTTCACATATCTTCATGTACTCATCATAATAAGCTTTAGGAATCACAGTCTCTACACCGTCAGTGTTTTGCAATAAAGCAATTGCACCTGGTATTCTTTCCATAATTTGTTCATAAAGCATCATTAGAGTAAGTTGACCATTGATAGTGATCTTCATACATAACTCTGGATCATAAAAGAAGCTGTTCTCATCATTACTAAGGCCAAAAGTTGAATTAAGTATAATCTTATATACATAGTTCATTGGATTGCTCTTAGGTATCTTCTTACGCTCTTCAAAGAACCATTCATATTGGTTACAGAATTCTTCTTTAGGGAAGTGTCCTGGTGACCACTTGTTCTTTATAGCAAGATTAGGATAAAAACTAGTAACATCTGATGACATAATCATCATATCTTCTTCCGGTTCATACACTCCTTTACTAGCAGCACCATGTACACCACCTAAACCAAAATGTGTCTTTACATTTTTATAGTCAATGTGATATTTGAAGCTGCCTTTTAAAGCAAGCGCATTAACTTCTAAAGCTTTAAACCTGTCAAGTAACACGTTAAACTCAGGAGATGTAAACTTAATATAAGGAAGTATAATATCCTTCACTTTAATAGTGTCCCTATAAGTTCTCATTTGTTTGAGATCTCTTTTAGGTATATTCAGTTTCTTAGTAAGGAAGTAACCAAATACTTCTTTACTTATCCTTGGTTCTGATGCACTAAACAAGTTAACACCATACTCTTTAGTAAGTTCTTTTCTTAATTTTATCTGTGATTTAGATCTGTTGTAGATTTCCTTTGTTGACTTAACATCATTAACGCAGTATTCTAGTATAATATCTATTTCTGATTGTTTATCTATTAATGTCTCATGATGAATTGGCATATCAATAATGTTTTGCCAATCCATACTATACTGTATCCACTTTAAGCTAGAACGCTTAGCAGGATTATCCCAGTGATGCATTTTAAATACATCTATTTGACCCATTTTCATTTTCCACTGAGGATAATCACTAAATTCTTTCTTATTTGACTTTGTGATACATCTTTGAGCATATGTATAGATAATAGCTGCTATTTCACAGCCACTTAGATTCTTCCATAAAAAATGGTTATCTAATATATAATGAGTGACCTGCGCATCAAATGCTAATCCGTTGTAGGATATATGCCACTCTTTGTTTTTTATGTTATCTTCTAAGAAATTAATAAACCTTGGTAAATCATTTTGCAGGTCATGAATTACAAAAATCTCAGTCTCCTGAGTGTTGTAATGTTCAAATACTCCTGTAAAACAATTAGCCAATGTCTCATAATCCATTACCCAATGTCTCATATAGTTTTATGTTTTAGAGCCAAAAAAAACCTCCGTCAAGAGGCTTTCTTTTTTAAAGTCAATAAGTATATTTCTAGCTTTACTGACCTGGTACTATAAGTTTAGATACTTTAGTTTCTTCTACATCAACAAAGAATTCTTCAACTGAAAAGTCTTCTGCATTTACTGCAAACATATGAATGAAAGTGTCAATATCTTTTCTATCATTTAAATAAAACTCAGAAAATGTATCTACAAGCCTTCTTTCTTCCTTAACAGTCTTACCTGTCTGTGGGTTTGGAGCTTTTAATTTTTGTGGTTGACCTGATTCATCTAGTTTAGGAACCATGTGGTAAGATTGTTTCATAACCTTACTGATTACAGCTAAGATGCTTGATGATGGATCAAACATAGCTTCTACATATGGTGAGTCATTGCTCACTGGTATTAAAGTAAAGGATTTTACACCTCTGAAACTAGAATTAACTAGCATCATATTTTGTCCTATTGGTTTTGACATAATGTTCTTTTTTATTTTTCCAAATATATGGAGTTCTTTATTAATAGACTATTTAATATTTCATTATTTTCATGAAATGTTTCTTTATCTAAATCTGGTATACTGCATACTTCATATACACTAATTATATATTCTATCTCTACTCCTAATGCTTCTGCATAATCTTCATGCGCATCATCAGGTGATAAGAAGGAAGTAATATAGTGTAACATGTTACCTGCTGAACTAAAGAAATCCAAGATTGTTATCTTAGACTCTAAACTGAATTGAGAATAGCTGCCCTTTATAAATCTATTGAAATCATTCTTATAACTTGTAAAGTCAAATATAAATAAATGTTTGTTGTTTCCAAGATCCATATACTTATGAAATAATTTATGACTTTTTAAGTATCTATCACAGAATGCTATAAACTTATCTGTTTTCTTAGCATGGTATTCACATAACAACATGTGTTCTCCTGCAGCATATACATGCTCCCAACAAACATAAGTTTGTATGGGAACATAAGCAATGCCTTTTCTAAGTTTTAACAGAGGGTAAAGAAAAACTTTACTCTTTTGAAAATAGTCTGTGTACACTCCTTCCATATTATAATTTAATGTTTCCTACTAGAAAATCATAAGGTAGCTGATAGTTTCTTTCTTTATAATGATAGCTTGCAACTTTTATAACTCCCTCAAGACCATCAGCCCAACCAGCTAAAGTCTCATCAGTAACATCAAATACATAAACTTGTTTGTATGTATCTATTACTACAAACTTAAATTTAATACTGTACTCTTCTGCTTTATCACCTAACGTATCATAAACTAATTTACAATATATAGCCGCTTGCAGCCAGTAATTATAAAAGTCTATAGTCTCCCGGAAATCAGAAATAGTTTTACCTGTAGTCTTAAGGTCACAGATAACAACTTCTTTCTTATCATGGTTTACTTTATAGAAATCTATATAACCATGTAATCCAAAATCATTGCCTGCTAGTTCAGACTTTAGATAATCTTCTGCATGAGTCTCTATTGGATCTAATTCAAAGTCTGTTTTCTGTTCAGTAAATAAAGACATTACATCTTTGTTTTCTTTTATAGTCTCAACCATTTCTGTACACTTAGCAACAGTATCTTGATCTACAACATCAACGTTTGTATTAGATAAGAACTTCCAATAAGGTGCATTATCCTCAGTAATAACTTTCTTTAGTCTTTGTTCATCTGTTTTAAGAGACTGGAAAAGATTTAAAGTTTTTAATGATTCTAAGGCCTGTATCTCACATAGATCTAATGTTTCTGCATTAGTATGAATAGACATGTCTTTCATTACTTTTCTAATATTATCACTTGGTGCTTTACCAGGTATAATATTAAACTTTTCAGCTACTTTCTCTGGTTCAAACAATAAGCAATGTACAAGCTTTCCTTCTACAAGGTGTTTGTCTGTTCTGACTTCACGGTCAAACAGTATATATTCTTTATAAAATAAAGATGGTGAAAACAATAATTTATTCAAAGAAGAGTAACTAAAACAAAAGTCTTTTTTTGCATAGAATACTTCTTCTTTACTCTGGTTTTTTTTCATTAGATTTAATTAAGTTATCAATTATGTCTAGCTGCTGCTGAAGTTTTTGGATTTGTAATTTAACTTCATTTGACGGAGCTTTCTGTTTATATAGTAAAATTGTCTCTGATATCACTTTCTTCATGTCTGATTTCTTGCTCATCTGTTTCTTTTTTAATTATGTTATCTGTTAATGTATCTTTTAATTTTACACTATCCAAGCTAATAGAGAAAACATTAGCATTATTACCACCTATATCACGTAAAACTTCATGGTATAACTTTTCTCTAGTGTTGTCTAATGCAAACTTAGTTAATTTTTTATCTTCAATTAGACATTCTATGTAGTTATTATAAGCATATATCATTGTAGCATTACATCCGCCTTGATACTTCTTAAGCCTTTTTCTTAAAGCTTTAACATTAACCGTATTCCAATTACTGGTGTCTTTTAACCAATCAAAATACCAGTAAAACACATGAGATACAATATCAAAAGACTTATCAATATTACAGTTAGCAAGCATTTCTAATGCTAGGGTCCTGTTCTCTTTACCATCATTTTTTACCATTTTAACTATGGTGTCAAGTTCAGTATTTTCTAGCACTGCTAATTGTTCATCTATTATATTAATAATATCTGTATCATAAACAATTATTGCTTTAGAATTTACAATATTATTGTAATTTACTACATTAACTTGATGAAGTATAATATCTCTACTATTAGTATCATCACTTACAAAGAGTTTTTCCTTTAACACTTGAAAAACATTTCTAAGATTATCTTCTGCAGTACTATTACGACTGTAATTATAAGGAAAATCAAGTTTAATCATAGCATCTGGCCCCATATCATGAAGCATTTCTCTACACTTTGATAATCCACTTTCTGATATAAAATCTTTTTCTTTGGCCTCTTGTAAGAGTTTTATCAAAAGACTTACTTTAACAGAAGTATTCCATTCATAATCAAATAAGTTATCAAATAGTTGATCTGATACTACATTTATATCTGCTTTATTAATATCTCTTATGACTTTACAATTATACTTTTCCTTTAGTAAATCCACCTTTTGTCTAGGTAGATCTAATTTAGGAAACCTATACAAAGTTTTGTCTTGTACAGTGAAAGCTTTAGCAGGTGTAAAAGATATACCTAACTTTGCTTTATCTTTATCATCTAAGTTATAATTATCACTACTACCCATCCAATAGCCTTTAGATTCATGATTAAAAGCATTATCATTTAACTTACCATTTATGAATGTCTCAGTATTAATACTTATGGATACGTTATATTTTTTCTTCATTAGTTTTTGTTTTATTAGTTAAATACTGTAAGTATTCTTTTTTTACAGATACTTTAAATGTATAAAGATCTCTATTTTGTATCCTTATCTCTTGTCTTACTATAGGTTCTAAGTATTTAAAAGTTGTTTGACACAATTCTTTTTTCTTTTCTAACCATAGTATCATGCCTTGTGCAGACAATCTAGTGAACTGATCAAAGTTTGATTCTTTTAACCAAAACTGGATATCTTTGTCTCTATTATAATTCCACATGTTATTCTCACAATCCTGAGCAAATTGCCACAGTAAATGATAGTTCTTTGTATAATCTATACAAGGAATAATCTTAGCAGCCATAGCTTTATTCTCATCACCATAAGCATTTAACTGTTTCTTTAAATCAACCAGCAACTCTTCATCCATAATCATCTTTGTAGATGAACTATGTAATACAGTTTCTGGATCTATAACACTTACTTCAGTAGTATCAATTATATGCGCTAGATTAAGAGCCATACCTGTAATCATCCACTCATCATAAAGACTGGTAATTATATTAAAATCATAATATCTGATATTCTCAGTTATCTTAGATGTTAATATTACATTACCGTGCTTCTTAATAAGTTGATTAATAGGACTAGTAGAGCTTGTTGCTCCATCAGTAGTTTCATAGTTCCATAACTTTGCTAACATTATAGAAGTCATTATTGGATCAGCATTTTCAAACCTTCTTTCAATACCCTCATGACCTACTATAAGATCTGCTTTAGTGTAATCATTTGTAACGGTAATACCATGCTCTTTTAAAGCAGCTTTTAATCTATCTTGTGATACTTCACATCTAGGTAAAATGAATGCTTTCTTTTTTGTTATAAACGTACTCCCTGATTCAGTTGGTACTGATAAAGACCTTGTTATTTTTTCATATGTTGTTTGGTCTTGAGTACACAATACATCTTCTACTACAGAACCAACAAGAACTCCCATTAAAGGAGCTCCTGCTAGATCATAATAGTTTAATGCAGTAGTATCAAAACTTTGATAAACTGATTTATTTGCCATTCTATTTCATTGTCATTTTGATGATATCTGGATTCATCATCAATTTATTAAACTTAGATTTATTACCATTAAAGATGGTTCTTATAACTAGATACTTAAGATCATTTGTAAAGTAATCTTTGGTAGCTAATGATTGTAACCTGTCTGTAATTTTAGCTGATATAGTATTTTCTTTAGAATACACTACAGCAAAATTGGCCAAACGTGTTGCTAAAGTAGCAGCAATATCTGCCCGGTACGTGTCATCTTTACCAATACAACTACGTAATTCACCTAGGATGTATGATTCACTTTCATGAGTTAATAGATCTTTTGGTGAAACTAACTTATCAAGTTTGTTATTAATAAATGTAGTAAACATAGAAGCAAATGCATCTCCAACTGAACCTTCACCAATCATTTGTATTAATGATAAGTTATCTTCAAACTTCTCAAAACTTGATATTGAATTAAAGAATGTTGTAATTGATCTTGCATTAGTTTCTTGTGTTACTAATTCCGGGTGTAGCAACAAGAAGTTAATACATCTTGAATCTATGCCAGCACCTTCCGCCCACTCAGCCCATACATTAACATCAAACTTAAGATTAGCAGTTACATATCTAGTTTTCTGTGCACTATCTACACTGTTAACCATATAGTCTCCGTTGTCTGGATTTGCTGTTAGCATAATATGCCAGTCTTTTGGTAATTTCCATGAGATGTAAGTCTGACGGTCTATTAATTCCATAACTGCCTGTATAAAACGTGTATCAGCTCTATTCCAGTCATCTAGTAATAATATACCACCCTCTTTAGCATCCGCAATCCATTCCGGTGCACAATAAGACATTCTGTTCTTACCTGTCATTTTGTATCCATTCTTTAGATACTCTTGTACAGCAAGTTCATCTACCCACATACCAACTTTCTTAGTAATAGTAGCAGGCATTTTAGCTAGATCAGCTGATGCTGATGCTCTTTGTGCTGCAGTATAGTTAAGATCATCAATCTTTTTCTTAGGGTTAGCAATTGTTTTTTCCTTGAACATTTGAAATTGTCTTACAGGAAACCCTACTAGGTCACCTAACTCTTCTATCTGTGCAAGATTTAGTTTAACAAATTTTAGTTTGTTTTCTTCAGCTAATTCAACAATAGTAGAAGTTTTACCAATCCCTGATTCACCCACTACCTCTATAGAGACAGGAGCTTTATTATTCTCTTGTAAATACCTATTATTTCTTATAATATGATTTACAAATCCTTTTAATTCTGTTACATTTAAATTTACTTGAGCCATTTTTCTTAATTTAATTTGATTACTTGTCCTGGTAATTCATCATTCACTTCTGATATACTGCTTAAACACCATAAGGTATTATTTGGGCAGTTCTCAGGTGGATATGCTTCACCATCTGTTAGATATATAAGGGCAGTATATTTCCCTTTGTGTTCATTAAAATAGTCTATAACTGGTTGGAAGCTAGTCCCACCTCTACCGTGTATTTCCCAATCTTTTTTAGGATTGAATTCTTCCACAGTTCTTAATTGAGTATCACATTGTGCAACTGATATCTTATGACCTGTTTTAGTCATGTGAGATAATTCACTAAAGAATTCTTGCAACTCATCATTGTTTACAGATCCTGAAGTATCTACACCTACTAATATGTGATTTTTAAACTTAATCTTTAAGCCTGGGCTAGCGGAGTAACGTTTGTTATACTTACGTCTTAGTTTCTTTGTATAAACTACACTTGAGTTACCTACAAATCTTCTTAGATATTGTTTCCAATCAAACTTAGCAGGTTCTATATGAAAGAGTCTTTCTATTAACTCTTTAAATTCACCCGGTATGTTACCTTGTTTTTTAACTGTTTGTTCTGCAGCCTCCTTAAGTTGATGTTCTACTTGTTTTTCTAATAATTTCTTATCAGGTTCTGACATGCCGTCAAATTCATCCCAAGTAGTATGATCATACTCAGTTTCTCCATTCATCTTATCCATTAGGTTATCTAATGAAGGACATGTTCCATCTTTCTGTCCTTGTTCCAAAAGATTGTAATATACTTTTGTACCTGCCTTACTAGGAAGATTTAGTTCTGGAAAACTTGACAATAATAAACCACCTTCTGGTAATCTATCACTGGATATATATTGATTAATCTCTAAATCAGCAGCTATATTAAATAACTTATGATCTGAATAAAGATCTCTCATGATTAAATGTCCAAATGCTATGTGCAACAGTTCATGTTTGATTAACCCTACTCTGTGGAGTAATGGTAATCCTTCATAAAACTCTGGATTTATAGTTAACTGCATACCAATACCTTGCTTGCTTACACCTGCTGTAGGTATTTGTAAACTAAACTTCTTATTGATACCAATCAAAAAGAGCCCGTAAAAGGGCTCATCTAAAATTAGGTCTTTAGTTGTCTTAGCAACTAAGTCTTGTATGTTCTTCATATTTTCTAAGTCCTCATGATTAGTATAAGTATTTGTTTATAGATATGTTTGTTTCCGTTTCTTTTGATTTCACTGTAGATGTTCCTACTAAGCAATTTTTGATAAGTATAAACAAGACCAGGATCTCCCGGCCAGTAGTTAGTCCACTTAATAAACCTTTTCCTGTTAATACCTTGTAATGATTTAACAAGCAATAGATCTAATAGAGCTTTGTCATTATACATTAAGTTATCTAAATTGTTAATAGCAATATAATAATCTTCATCTACACCATTCAATAATTTCCTTAATGATAGGAACTCATCAATTGTGATGTTACTCATCCTTAAGTATTTCTATCCATACACCCGGATTCTCCTTATCATAAGAGTACTGTTCAAAGGCAGGTAAAATAAATTCTGCATTATCATCTTCAATCCATCCTGCTTTAACCATATCATCTTGCACTGTTTGTGCTGGATTTATATAGTCAAACTTATGACGACTGCCTCTGATAAATTCAAAAGATATTTTTGCTGGTAGTGAATGTTTAGCTAGCTCAGCTTTAAACTCATCTGCATATTGTGCATAATAGTCTTTAGCTACTTTTCTATAATTCATTACAGCTTTACTAGCTATAAAGTATTTACCTGTCCATCTACGGCCATTCTTACTGCTGGGCACTGAGCCCGGTATAAACCATTTCATATTTATTGTTTTAGTGTTTCCTTTAGTAAAGGTTTTAACATAGCATGAACTATATCTAAACCATGCAACTTCATAGCATCTGATATGTCTTTGCATATAGTTGGTACAAAACCGTTGATTTTATATGCATTAGCATATCTTTCTACAGCTTTGAGGCCAGCCTCATCATTATCAAAAAGAGTAATTACTTTTTTGTACTTCTTCTTTAAGTGTTCAATGACATATGGTTTAATAATAGTGTTCTCACTATCAGGTGCTACAACTTCTATATTGTATCCCATTCCTTTTAAACATAATGCATCTTTTAATGATGAACATATTACTAAATAGGGTTGATTAAATTTTAATTGATCATATCCTTGAAGGTGAGGTTTGACTTTATGAAATTTATGCTTGCTACTCTTAGGTTGATATACTTTATATATATCACCTGATTTATCAAAGTAACCATAAAGGCCAGTCCCTTCTATCTTCAATGCTTTAACTTGATCCGCCTCTGACTTAACTAAATTATAATATTCTATGGGTTTAACATTGTATTCTGTTAATATAGACATGCCAATTCTAAATGATAACCAAAACTTACTATCATCTTGATTCCATGGCCTAACTTTTACAAAGTCTACTTCCCACTTAGCTTCTGGTTTAAAATTTATCTCTTCAAATCCTTCTGTCTTGACATGTAGATTGTAATCTTTTACAATTCTCATAGCCGCAGCAGGGTATTCTAGATTAAACATTAACTTTACCAGGTCAACTTTATTACCATTCTTGCCTGTAGAGAAATCTTTAAACTTATATTGATTTATGTTTTTATCTACATAAATACAAAAGCTTGGTGTTTTCTCATTAGGGTTAAATACAGAAGTTAGCTTTATATCCTGACCAGTTAGTTTCTCTGGTAGGTTCAAATAATACTGAAATACCCAATAACTAGGTATGTCAGATTCTTCAAGAACTAAATTTTTTGTATTAAACATAAATGCCAAATTAAATAAAAAAAAGGAGCTGACCATAAGCCAACTCCCTTAATTTTATATCAATTATTTACAAATCAAAATCATCACCTGCTGTCTTAGCCGGTTCAAACTGATTTGTTTCTACTACAGCTTTCTTAACTGTAGGTCTGTAATGATTCTTATCATTAGGATTATATGCAATCAACCTAGAATTTTCTACTCCCAAAGCCTCAAGAGGAATTCCTGCTTTGCTCATCTTTGGTAGGTATAAATCATTGTTCACATAACCTTCTTTGTTTTCCCACTCACGTGATCCTAAGCACATGTTTACAAATCCTGTATTAGATAGTACACCATTACAAGCAGTCATAAACTCTTCAATAGTATTTGCTTTAATAGCATCCAACTCAGTTCTCTTACCAATTTGCTCTGATAAATATATCATTGCTTTCATAACTTCAGTATCTCTACTAATTTCAGCACCACTTGCTAATATTGCATCTTTGTATGGGTATGGAGAGAATCTTACTCTACCAACTTGACCTGCATAACGTGGGCTGTTTGGGTTATTTGCATCTAATAAAAATCCTTGAAATTCACCTTCTACTGGCTCACTTTCTATATGTAACATAATATTAAATGCATCCATATCATATGGTGTTACATCAAACGTTACTGAATTGATCTTTACTACATGATTTCCTGGACCAATTACTGGTTTTTCTTTACCGCTTCCGGCTGACATTCCGCTAGTACTTAACATAATTTTTGTTTTTTAATGGTTTATTAATTATTCTTCATATTTTTTAATACAGTCTTTTACATACTGCAGGTTGTTTGGAATGAAGAAATCTTCAAACATACCTTGAGGTGATTTACATGTGTTCTCTCCATTGTTTTGAGTCTCAAAACCATATTCAAGTTCACCATCATCATTTTTATTTACTTTCCCAAATAATACAATTGAAAATAGGCCTTCCAAAGTTAAAGTATTATCTATCATTTTACCTATAGTTTTAGCTTTGATTTTTCTATTTCCATTGATATCAGTTGAATCTTCTGAGTGAGTTAAGAAGATTACAGTTAAGTCATCTCTTAAATCTTTAGGCAACTTTGCCACCATGGCAAGGTTAGCTGCAATTTGAGTAAACTTATCATAACCTTTCTCTGTGGCTCTATCAAAATATTCAAAAGAACTCATATACTGCCAATCATCAACAACTAATGTTTTGATTGTTGGCCTTTTCTGATCTACATGATTTATTGCTTTTATAATACCTGCCGCAGAAGATGCTGAGGCCAAGTTACCCTGTGGATTATCCTTACTTATTAATGTGTAATTCTTTTTCCAACCCTTAAATGGTAAAGGCTTATTAGCTATGTTTATAATGAATGTTTCATCTGGATTTAAATTTCTAATTGCAGTTGACTTACCAGTTCCTGAGTCAGCAATGATTAATACACTTTGTGCCATTTTACTATCTATATTTAGTTATTACTTTAGTTAATGTTATTAAGGTTTGATTTATTTCTTCTAATTTATCTACAAGTGCTGTTGATGGTGTTTCATCTGGATCAGTCAAACTAAATAGATCTGTAACTTTACCTATTACTTTAGCTGTAGTCTCTTCTCCTTTAGGTGATAAACCTGCTTTTAAACTAGCAATATAACCTCTACTGGTTACATCATTAATGACTTTCAATTCACTAACCGGTATCATATGTCTTTGAAATCCTGAATTTGAAGTAATAAGTTCATACTCTGATTTCCAGTGTGGATTGTAGTTTAGTAAATACAATGTTCTTTTAGGATCTTCAGAAACATAATCTATAGATACAAACTCTGTATATATATCTTCTTCTTTTTCCATTTCACTAGGAAAGAAACTAACATGTAATTCATCCTTACCAGAAGGTCTGTATGCCATCTTAGGAATGTATAATGCATTTATCTTACCTTCTTTTTGAAAGTAATCTTCATGCTCCTCTTTTAAAGTAGAGACTCTTTGCTTGCGCACTGCAGTTGTTATTGCCATAATTTAAATTATTATTATTAACGTCTTTCCTGTTGACCAGGGGTTTGCATTTCTTCTATCATCATTTGTTCAAACTTTGCTTTGAAGAAACTCATACGTGCATCACCATTTCTAGCTTTTAGAAAGTGTAACACTAATGTTCTATCATTTTCTATGATATATCTGTCAGGTCCATAGAACCTAATCTTTTGTTTAGCAGGTCTATTAATACCAATCAACATATCTGCATGCTGTAACATAGCATCTGAGCCAAATATATCTGATTCAAGTATATAGTTACCATACTTACCATCTATTGCTCTATCTGGGCTATCAATATTTCTATTAAGCTGTGATAGTGCAATAAACAAACAAGGATAGTCTCTCTTACATTGTGTAAAGAACTCACCTAACTCAAACATCATATCTAATGTATTATTTTGATAGGGTGCTCTCTTTACTAACATAGTATGATCTAAAGTGATCATAGTCTTCTTGCCTTTATGCATGTCCATATATACATCAATCTGCTCACGCATTTGATTTACTGTTAATGGAGTACTAATTATATCCACTGGATTCTTAACTCTTTCTTTAGCATACTGGTGACATGTGTTAAGCACATCCGGTTGTAAAGTACTACCAGCACTACACAACTCTTTGTATGTTTTACCTGTAAAAGAACTAAATTCTCTAATAGCTGAGGTTCTACCCACCATCTCAAATTGAAATTCTAATACTCTAAAGTCATCATTAGGGTTCAATGCAAATGATTCCCTAATAATCTGATCTTTTATTAATGTCTTACCTGAACCAGGTCTTCCACCAATAACAGTTAATGTATTCCATTCTAAACCATCAGTAGCAGCATCATTAAATTTAGGCCATGGAGTATAGATAGATTTCTCTTGTCCATTCTGTCTGGCATGCATATATTTTAATGCTTCATTAAAGGCAGCATATTGACCTACCCATCTTTCTTTTGGTTTACTCATTAGACTACTTTTTCTTTAAAGGTTTTTTCTTCAGTGTCTATGCCGTCTCTGATCATATCACAGTAGTCAGCTAGGGTAGAAGACTTAACCCTATGTTTATCTTGCTTGCAAATAAAGTACTGACTGGTTTGCATATACATATACTCTGCATCCCTGTACTCATTTACATACATCTTAGTAGCATTAATAACATCTTGCCACTCATAATCATATGTTTCAAAGAACCATCTAAATGATTCTGATAACATTTTAACATTAACTCTTGCAGGTTTACCGCTAGGTAGCCTTGTATTAGGAAATGTTTCTCTATAGATATTTATCTTCTCAGAGAAGTCTTTACCCATTAATTGGATATCAGTTTTCTTCTTTGCTTTTATAAAATAGTTATCTAAGTGTGCTATAAAAGCTTTTGATTGAGGTGTGAGTTTATATATTTTCTCTTCCTTAATCAAAAACCCTAAGTCTACAAGTTCATCAAGCTGTACATCAATTTTTGACAGTACTGCTGTCTTCTGTTTTATTCCAAATAGAAGATAGGCCTGATTTGGTGTCAGTTTGTTCTTTAATATTTTCTGGAAGATTTCCCACATATTCTCTGATTTGTTTAGTAATGTTACAATGTGCGTTAATAGTTAATGCATCTTTTTGAACAAAGTTATTTTCTATTGTTTTAATAGACCATATTATTGTTGCATGATTTCTACCAATGCTGTTTCCTATGGTGCTTTTTCTGTGCCCTTCTTTAAAAGCAAAGAAAGCCATAAGCTGAGTATAAACTAAATACTCCCTTCTTCTTAGTTGAACATGTAAGCTTTTAATATACCTAAACTCTGGTTCATTAGCATGCAATGCTCTTATAACACAGTTGTGTAGGACCTCTAAACTTAACTTAAAACCTGTTTGTTCTTCTGTTAAAATATGTAAGGATACACCGTGCTTCTTGTAGAAACGAGTCTTAAACTCTTGTATGTCTACCTGCTGTGTAAGGTATTGAATATTAGTCATTTAGTGTTGGTTTGTGGGGTTTACAAATATAGCAAATTTTACCATATTATACAAGATTTACCTTGTCTTTCTAATTCATCATTTACTTTGCCAAATATATTATCAGCCTTCCAAGTGCCACCATTATATGCTGCTGCAGCCGGGTGTGGACACTTTAATATTCTTTGTCCTGGTATAACTAACTGCCAAGATTCTGCTTTCCTACCCATTAATATAAATATGATATCCTTATCTATCTTATTAATAGATTCAAATATATATTCTGTAAATGGTTTCCATATAGCATAATGGGATCCAATCTTGTTAACTTCACAAGTCTGAGCTGTATTAATAAGCAATACACCTTGGTTAGCCCAACGTCTTAAATCACTATCATATCCTCCTTGCATGCCATATAACTCTTTAAAAATATACCTAAGAGATGGTTGAGGTTTCTCAGTGTTAGAACAACTAAATGCTATTCCATCTGCAACACCTAATTGTGGATAAGGATCTTGTCCTACTACTACTACTTTAAGATCTGATAGGTTTGTTTCTTTAAATGCATTGAATGCATCCTTTAACCTAGGAGTAAATCTTCTATTTTGTTCTACTAATCTTATTAGTGTATCAGTTATATTATCAAACTCTTTGCTATCTAAGAAAGGGTTTAATATTTTGTGCCATCCTGATGACTCAAGGTCCTCCTTAAGAGTTTCCTTGATTAAATCTATTTTATCTTGCATATTTTTGCTATCTTTGTATTATAAATTATTTATTATGGCTGAAGAACAGAAACAACACGAAACTGAAACTTATGATTTTACTAAAAATATCACTGATATTGAAGTAAGTCCTGCGTTTATTATAGGTTTACAAAGAATTTGTAATCAGTTAATTGTTAGTAAGCCAGAAAGGGGTGCTGAAATGCCAGCTATCTTCAAAAAGTTTGAAAAGATAGTGCACTACTATGGTAATAAAGATGAATATGAGGAAGAGCCTGTAGTAGAATTAGATGTCTTTGAATCTGATATCTATACTTTGTTTTCTCTTATTCAGTTGTTTAAGCATAAAGCTAAAGAACAAGGTCTTCAGGTATTAACTGAGACTAATGTTACTAAAGTAGAAATGCAAGAACTAGCTAAGATAGTTGAAGCAGGTGGTGACGCTACTGAAAAAATTAGAGAGCTGAATGCTAAAATGACTGTTGTTAAATAGTTATCTTAGATTCATATTACTAAAGTCTCCAATTTCTACACATGCTTGTATAACTAAGTTTAATTCTTCTTTATCACAATCTCCAAAAGACTTGCAATATTCTTGCTTGTCTCTTACAAAACATAAACCTGAAGCTCTTTTAACTGCTAGTTTAGCTTCTTCAAATGTATAGCCAATTTCTTGTGCTATCTCTCTGATCATTGCATGTATCCTAGCTAACTGAGGATTACTGCCTTTATCACCGCTCACTCCTATAAAGATCTCTAATTTAGAGTCATCAGGTAACTGATTCAGAAACTTTTTAAACTTAGTTCCTGTAGCTTTTATAGGGAAATGTAATTCTCCATCTTTAATAGATGCTTTTACAAATAGGTTATCTTTCATATACTACTATTACGTGGGTTCCTGGTTGTTCATCACCTGGGTCTGATATTATTATAGTCATAATTGTGATATAAATTTAGTGAGGTAGTTAACTACCCATGTTATTACTGGCCATGCAAATACTACTACCATACATCCAATACCAAATAACATAGTGAACATACATCCTTTATATTTTTTAGTAATTTTAGCATCTTCATAAGATTCTAAATCTTTTAACTCTTTAGCTCTTTTGTGAAATTCAGTATTTTTCATATCCTCTGTTTTTTATATCCCATGCATCACGGTAGTCTGGGTCATGTGGATCTAACTCTAAGCTAGATCTATCATGTACCCATTTACCACTAATGTAAACATAGGTCCTGTTATTAATTATTTTACTTATTCTATCACTCATAACTTTCTAGTATTTCTTCTTCTATATCATACTGGTTAACTATGTCTAGAGGAAGTATATCAACCATTACATCATTATTATTTCTATCCTTTAATAATGAGTATGCTGCAGTAATTTCTACACTAGGAGCTATACCAGGTGTTCCTGGGTCTCCATTAGATTCTGTCCACACTTCTGCTTCACCTGGATCATAAGTATAAACTACATCTAGTTCTATACCATCCATATCATATGTAAACTCCATATTATAAGAATCTTAGTGCTGATCCTACATAAACAAATTGTTGCTCACACTCTAAACATTTAGCATTACCTTCATTACGTAATAATGATGGTTGATTACAATTGGGACAAGGTGTATCACCTTCAGTAATATATTCTTCTATTGCACGCCTAGATAAACCATGTATCATTGCGTCATGGGTACCTTTGTACTCTAATTCCTCCTGCTGTTCTATGAACAATTCTTTCATCCTTCCCATTATAGTATTCTTTTAAGTTTATCAGTTTTGTGATTAAGCATGTCTCTGCATGTCATTTGATTGATCTGTCTCTTAATGTTTCTTTTGCCAGATTTAATTCCTAGTTGATAGGCAGCTATAGTTGTTATAGTTGTTATAATTCCTAATATTAATATTTCCATTTTTAGTTTTTTAGTGGGTTATGGTATTTAACTTTTGTTGGGTCAAAGTCTTTAAGTGCATTTTGCACCCATACTTCATCTTGTGTGCCTATGTAACATAATATGTGACATATTGCTGTATCACTTGGATTTAGCCTAAGCAGTCTTCCAATTCTTTGTGATGACTTTCTTTCATTACCATATGCATGCATAATGATACCTTGCTTAAGGTTGGGTATTGTTACACCTTCACTTAATTGTAGTACACATGATAGCCTATCTATTCTTCCATCAGAGAACAACTCAAGGTTATCTTCTGATTGTGGATTCTTAGAATGGTAGCTATGCTTGCATAATTTGTCTGCCTGTTTCTGAGTATTTGCAAATATAATACACTTAGTACCAAGACTTTTAGCTAATGACTTAGCATACAACTCTTTGGTATTGTATTCCATAATTGCTCTCATCCTCATAATAGAAGCAAACTGTTTCTGTTTAGGTGTCTGTGCTTCAGCAACTCTACTAGATACATAATTATAATCTTTTTGTTCTGTAGTATACCAATGTCCCCCGGCTTTTGTCTTCTTCTTTAAAGCTGGTATTTTTGATAAAACTAACTGATGAACTATAATTTTATAATTATTTAATATGTTAGAGTCTGTTGCTTGATCTACAGAAAACTTAAACTTCATTGGACAATACTTTCTAACCATTAGGCCCTTAGTTGAGCTTTCATCTTTAGGAGGTGTGCCTGTTAATCCAAGTATCCTACCTTTAAATACTGATAAAAATGCATCATGATTAGGTAGTAAACTATGACATTCATCTAAATAGACAACATCATACTCTGTAGGTTTATGTTTATTGATGGACAAGTAAGTTGTAAACGTTATATGTTTAACTAAACTTTGTAAGTTCATCTTTTCTAACTCATCTATCCAAGATTGAGCTACAGAATGTTTTGGTATAACAACTAAAGCTTCTACTAATGGGTTATAACAATACTGTAAATGTTGTATTGCTATTCTAGTTTTACCTACACCCATAGAAATGCCAAGTCCACATCTTTTATTTGCTATTGCAATGTCTAATGCTTTTTTTTGTATTACATCTCTGCTAGTTTCAGAATTATGTGGTGCCATAGTGTTATTGTTATTATTAAGATTATTGTATAAACTACTAATATTAGTAACTTATCTTTTTTGTTATTTTTCATATTCTATCTGTAGATAAACCTAGTTCTTTAGCTTCTTGTGGATGTTCTTCTATATATGTATGACAAGTTCTACATACTGATAACCAAGTACTTACCACTAGGTAATATTCACCACGTCCTTTCTTGTGGTGCACATCTGTTGAGCCACCTGAACAACAAGGCAAAGCTGCTTGACACATTGTGTTGGCTTCCATAAACTTCTTCCTAAGTTTAGTGTAAGCTTGATCAAGTACCAGCATTTTCTTTGACTTCTTGTTGATTGGTTTCCTCTGTAGTGGTTTAGTAGATGGTTCTTTAGATCTATACCAGCAATTCTTGCAATAGCGGTTCCCTTTATCATTTTTCCAGATAAATTGTTCCGTATTGCAATTATTACATAGCTTTTTTTTCTGTTGAATCATACTTTAAGCAATTGTTGATTTTCATTAGGCTTTAAAGTTAAATAGTTCTTGGGTAATAACCCTTTGGACATGAATAATAATATTACGTCCTCATATTCTATATTTAACTGCTTAAATGTCATCATGTTATTGTAATCATCTAACGTTTCAGTTGCCGGTATGGAGAGTATAAACTCTACTGTTGGGCCCTTGAATGTTCTCTTGAAGTAATCATTAACTTTTTTGTTGCAGATCATTTGTTTCCAAGCATTAATTTCTCTCTGAGACCTTTTCCAGACCTTAGAGATGCGTCTTTTCTTATCCCAGTGTAACTTCTCTACTTCTTCTTTGCTATAAACGTTGAGTCCATGCAACACTCTCTTAAATAAGAAATGCTGATAGGAGTTTAACTTTGTATATTCAAAAGAATTTGTTATGGAGGTTGGATGTAACTGATATTCTTTCAGTACACCTAGATAGTGGTAGCGTTGAAGTTGCTTAGATAATAAAGATTGGCTTTGAGATTGATTTAGTTTTGTTATTTGTTCTTGAGATAGCATATGGCATGTGGTATTAAGTTTAGTGATAAGTAATTTGTAATAAAAATGAGTGAGGTGACAACATTGACCCATTTGTCTTTAATTCCCTGTAGGGAAGCCTCAAGCATTCTTTAGAATTTATTGTTATAGAGTGAATTCTTCTTCAGTCTCTTCAACTAACTCTTCCACAACATCAGATACTTCATCAGTTATGTTACCATCTTCATCACCGTCATCCATACCAAATGCTTCAGTTGGTGTTGCGGTTACTTTCTCTTCTACTTTATTATCAGAACTATTAGCATCTTTAATGGCTTGACCATTGTTATGTGCTAATGATACATCTTGAGCTGTTGTATCAGCTACAAAGAATGTTTTCCTATAAATAGGTTGTCCGTCAATACAGCATATGATACCAGTATCACCTGCTTTCTTTAAATCTCTATCAGGATCATTTGTACTAAATGGCTCTAATTGTTCTTTAAAGATAATTTTACCAGGTAATGAATCCATTGATTCAAAGCCTATTTCTTGTAAGTCTTCTAGTCTACCTTGTAATAATGCGCTTAGGTTTGATTTCTTTACCCAACCACCATTACCAAATGTAGTTCTAGTTTGTGTTAGTCTTACATGACCATATTCAGAATTTGTGTTTGATTGGCGTACAACATTTCCCATGTCATCCGCTTGGATGTTTACTTTACTTTGCATAATAAATTGTTTTTGTGTGAATTAATAAAATTGTGTGATGTGTCTAAGTATTAGACATCATCAGAGTGAAAATACGGGTCATCTAGTTTTTCAAAGGACTCTATTTCATCAAGTGCAGGTTCTTCTTCCTCTTCATTAGGAAATTCATCTGCTTTACCTGTTGCTACTGAGTACTTATTATAGAATGGATCACCCACTTCTTTGGTATATGCTGAACTTAAACCGTTGAGGTCCTTGATCTCTTCATCAGAAAGAGACAAGTACTGTTCAACTGAACATTCAATTATTCTACCATTGGGCAATTGTATTATCATTTTATTTTGCTAAGTAAGTTTAACAAAAATATGATAATTAATTACTATTTGGTTATAATCTCCAGATCATTTGCTTAAATACAGAATTGAGTCTGCATATATATAGCTAACGTGCTATTTTATTATTAGCTTATTGCCTACTCTTTTTATATAGTCTTTACTTTTTAGTTCTTTAATCAACCTATTGATAGTTCTTTCACTAACGTTTAAGTCATTGGACAATGTTGATATAGAAGGAAAGCTAGACCTATTCTTATTTGAATAACATGCTAAGGCAGAATATAATCCCTTAGCTGATATAGATAATTCCGGAGCAAGAATTATATCACGTGATACAATCCCAAACCTATACTGGATCTTCTCTTGTGACATGCTTGCTCATTAAGCGCAATAGTGCAACATTATGGTCCATCTCTTCAGTAAGCATTTTGTCATCTAATTCAAATTTAATTGACATGTGCTTTCCAAAGTTCCAGATTTTACCATTAGGTGTTTTATCTATTGCTCTTTTTAACTGCAACCATTGCTTCATCTCAGCTTTTAATTGCTCCATACTAAGTTGTGCCATGGTTATAGTGTTGGGTGTTCCGGATTCTGTTCTTCACTATTGTTTTCTTCTTCAACAATATTATCTAGAAACTCTAGTGCTATTTGTTGAGTATTGAATTCAGGTAGTTCAGATGGATCTATAATTGTTAGGTCAAAGGTTTTAATAGTATCCTCTTTCTGCCTAACATCATTGTCCTCCCATACATAGAAGTTAACCTTCATAGTATTATAATAAGGATTGAAGTCATCACTGTTACTCCATGAACCATCTGCTATTACAGTACCATATATATAGCCATCTGCATTCATTAGTCCTTTGTCCATCATCATATCCTTATCATAAACTGATGAGTAAGGTGATGGTTGGTGTTTAACAGTATCACCCATTTGAATAGGTATGTGTTCCTCCTTTATTAAAATGATTGATAGTAGAGCACTGATTGAATGCTCTGGAAGAGTAGCCAGCAGGTCTAGGACATGCTTAAGGTTTCTCTTGTCTCCTAAGTTATCTTTATTAATAAGATTGCTTAAAAGATCTTTAACAGCTGTTTCAGCTATCACATAATTTGGTTTTGCCATTGTTATTGTTTTATAGGATTATTAAATTAAAAGATACGGTGGCCTAACCTATTACGATTAGAACCACCTTATCCTGGTTACCACTTATCTTAACCAAAGTCATAGCCTCAACACCTAGTGTTATTATAGTATATAATTACTGGTGTTGTTAGTGCGCCACTGATGGCACTATTTTTTAAACTTCTTGTTTACTTTTATCTCAATTACCAAGAATGGTAAGAGTATCATGATCTGTGGTCTCATCCTGTTTTGATCATAGCCTATTGCTAATCCTATTACAGGTACTACCTCAAAATCTATATCAGGTAGTAGCTTTGTCTTAGACATTACACCACTATAGAATATAGCATTGAAGATAGTTAATAATAATATAATTACCATTGCAGTTACAAACAACGGAAAGTCATTTGCTATAAGGTCAGTCTTAGGACTTGAGATCATTAATGTTACTACTGTTATACTTACTACGAGTGGTAGTATGATTACGAACAATAGTTTGATTGCGTACTTGAGTATTTTTTTCATTTTTGTTTTATTTAAGTGGTTTAGTCATAACTCCGTGAGTAAGCTAGATAGCCTACTACATCCTGGTCATTAACTTCTATTAGATTATGTTCATGTGCTAGATACCTTAACGGTGCATTATTACCCAACTCTTCTATGAGTTCAGATATTAATGGACTATTAGTTTCATTACGTTTGACTACGAAATGTTTGTGACCAGTAAATAGGTTCACACTGTCTGGATCTACACATGGGTAAATTGTACAAGCTATTTTAGTCTTGTACTGGATAAAGCTTTCAGGCTTTAAAATGTTTATGTTCATGGTTATTTAATTTAAGTGGTGATTTGCAATATTGCGGGTAATGTTATACTATTCCTATAGAGAGAGAGACAACAAGCTATTATGTTATTGTCATGAGTATATCTATTGTATTGTTGCTAGCGTTAGCTATGTTTAACTATTATGAGCACAATAATAACTAGAGTGGTAATAAGTGGGTATATGTGGTGTATGAGACCACCTATTCACATTGTTACACACACTTGAATATAAATTGTTTTTATTGTGCTTTAATTACTATTTTACTAGTAACACGTGTAATATATAGCTGGGGAGCAGAGAAAGAGAACGACCGCAGGGAGAGAAGCTGACAGAGCAGACCAATAGACTAAGTTAGTGCTGTCTTACTTAAATTAAGCATGACAACGAGTAACAATGCTAGCTGATGTTATAATAAGAGGAGAGTTGTTACACCCTCCTCATTATAGTTATACAGCCTCAACCCATACTAAGGTTGTTGGCTCTTTAGTCTCCATGTCAAGAACATAGTTCTCAGTCATTTGGAATCCCTCAAGCTCAGCACCTACATCATACGTTTGCTGAATAGCAGCAATAGTTGGATGGTCAGCTCTCATAGTCTCATTTGTTTCAGGGTCTATCAAAGATAGGACGCCAAATACAATGTTAGATTGAGATCTTGTTGCCACTGGCATTCCAGCCAGTGAAGATTTTTTGTTTGCCAGAGGAGCAGATGATACAATCACTGTTGCACTGTTTCTACTCTTGTTGATGTTTACTTTTCTAAAGAATACACTCATAATAATAATATAAATTAAGTTAAACGAGGAATCACTTACGGGGGGTCACCCTGCCTCAATAATTAGCTGGGGAGCAAACTCATAGGACCTCTCAAGCACTTAAAACACATATTTTTTTGGTAGGCAAAATTTTTTTTTGTGTCCCGTTACTTTTTCAATTTGTTTATATTTTGTATATTGAAATATAGAAGCCTACTTAAAAAAAACAACATGAGCAATTATAATGAAGACAAGGATGGGTATGATCCTATGGATGAGATAAAACAAAATGAGTTGGATGAAATAATATTAGATGATGCATTTAATAATTCATATAGGATTCTAATGAAGGAGTTAACATTTGTAGATGTTCTAGACAATGCAGATGACAGTGCAAGAGATGCAGTACTAGCGTTTGATCCTGATGCCGGTCCTAAGTTAAGTGACTTAGAGAATATGATAAGTTGGTTTATTGAGACAGAGGAGTATGAGAAGTGTGCAAGATTAAAAGTAGTAATGAATAATAAGTATCCTGATAGCGTATTAGTAGAATAGATTGTATGGCAACTAAAAAAATAATTAAAGAATTTAAAGATGCAGACCCAAAAGAAATATGGGGAGCAATAATAGAAAACTTTTTCTTTGGATTCAGTGGGGCCATTATTGTTCCATTCATTGCATTGAGGATTGACATAGCTGTATTGATTGGGTACATGTGTCATTACTTCTATATCAGTAAAGTAATTAATAGACCAAAGTATGTAACTAGTTTGGCAAAGTTTATTTTGTTTCCTATCCCTACAGCATTGGGAGGATTTTCAGGATATAAGATAGCTTATTTAGTATCACAGTATTTAACACAATAGACAATGGCAAAAAAAGTAACATGGACATACGGAGGGAAGAAGTATAGCGGGACCTTTATTAGGGAAACTAAAACGCACACATATGCTAGAACTTCCAACGGTAAAGTCAAAACAATAAAAAAGAAAAAGAAATGAAAGGAGTAAAACACTATTTAAAAAACGGGACTGAATGGACAGGTACTAGTCATAAAATGTCTAATGGTAAATTACACACTGGTAAGACACATACTAAAACTAGTAAGCCTTTAGTTCATATGAAAGACTTATCTAAAACAGCTAAAGCTAAAGCTAAGAAATAATGGCAACACCTAGAAAAGGAAAAGCAAAAGTCAAAGTAACTGCATCTGGAAAGAAAGTAAGTTACGGACAAGCGGGTAATGCAAAAGGAGGAGGACCTAGAGTAAAACCAGGAACATCTAAAGGAGACAGCTATTGTGCTAGAAGTTTAGGTATTAAGAAAAGAGTATCAGCTAAAAAAAGAAATGATCCTAACACACCAAACAATTTATCCCGTAAGAGATGGAAATGTTCTGGAGCTAAATCACGGAAATAATGACTGAAGCAGCAATAAGCCAACTTGGATTTAAAAGAGTCCACATCAACACAGATAATTTTACTGAACATGATTCCTATTACTATTATGTATATAAAATAGGGAACTTGGAATTCACTAGCAATTCAAGTAATGACTTATCAGATGGATCGTGGTACACCGAACTATTTGAAAGTGGTATAAGATTTCATAAATCTACTGAACTTAAAACCGTAATAGACTTATTAGAATACAATAAAATTTTTTAAAGTACGGCATAAACTTTTTTTATTTAAACTTTATACATATATTTGTCTATTGTTTAACTTAAAAAATTTATAATGTCAAATCAAAAAATCAACCCTAGTCTAGATCAAAAAGAACCTGAATTGAGTAAGGAAGAACTTACAGCAAGAAGGGAAGAAATCACTGCATTTTACAAAGACAACATTAAACACTTAGAGGTTCAAGCTGAGTATGAGATGTTATTATCTACTATTGAGAAAGCTAGGGCAGAAAGAATGCAAGCTCAAATGTTTATGTCTCAAACTTATGCTGACCAAAAAGAAGGTAAAGGTGGAGTAGCTCCTGATTCAGAAGAAGCAGTGGCATTTAAACAAGCTATGGAGAACGCAGCAAAGAATATTGATAACTAAAACTCAATATTATGCTAATTAAAAAAGGAGACAACAGTCTTAATGTAAAACATCTACAGCAAAAATTAGGTTTAAAAGATGATGGTATCTTTGGTAGAAATACTGAAAAGGCTGTTATTAGATATCAACTATCTAAGTCCCTGAGAGTTACAGGTATAGTAGATAGTGAAATGTGGGTATTACTTTTTAATGCTAAAGCTGGTGCACTAGAAGCAATAGATGAAGACACAGATACACAAGGACAATACTATAGAACTTCATATGATCAATTGATTCATAAACATTATTTACCTAAAGGAGAATATATAGCAGGACCAATAGAGAATGAATATATTTTTTTACACCATACAGCAGGATGGCATAATCCATACAACTGTATTGATCAATGGGGTAGAGATAGTAGAGGAAGAGTAGCTACTGAATTTGTTTTAGGTGGTAAAAATCACAAAGATGGTTCTAGTGAATTTGATGGTGTAATGGTACAAGCATTTCCAGAAGGAGGATATGGATGGCACTTAGGTAGAACACAATCAGGTTGGATGAATAGACATTCTGTTGGTTTAGAGATTTGTTCTTTTGGTCAATTAGATAGTGATAAGAAAACTTACATAGGTACTACTCCATGTGAGGAAGAAATAGCAACACTGAAAGAACCATTTAAAGGAAGCCTTTATTACCATAAGTATTCAGATGCACAAATCAAAGCAACTGAAAAGTGGATTAGGTATGTAGGTGAAAGAGATGGTATTGATGTTAGAATAGGTTTAAAACAATTTATTCAAAAGCATGGACCAATTAAAGGTTTTGGATTTCAAATGGATGCTTGTTTAGGAAACGTAAAAGGATTATTAACTCATACTAATGTTAGACAGGATAAATCTGATTGTTATCCAGACCCTGACTTTGTAGATATGATCTTAAGTTTATAATTATGGCAATAGTAAATAAAGTAGATTTAAAACTTAAAGTAAATATTAATACAACCATTAAATATCAGATAGTAAGCTTTTGTTTTTTTGAAAATATACTCATTAGTAATTCTGACTTAGAGTTCTTAGCAGCATTAGCTAAGAATCCTGAGATAGAAATATCTAAGTTTTGTATTATGTTGACTGAATTAAATATTTTTAAAAGTTCACAGTCAGCTAGAAATGCAATTTCAAAAGCAGAAAAGAAAAACTTAGTTACTAAAACTGGTAATAATAAAAAGACTATAGTATTAAACAATGCTATAAATATTCAAAAAGATGGATTGGTGTTATTAGATTATAAAATTTTAGGAAGTGAATCCAAAGAAGCATAGGGAATTTAAAAATGGTATAGCAGAAGAAGTGGGAGTACATCAACAAGTAGTAGATGACTTTATTACTTTTTATTATGCTAAGCTAAGAAATAAACTTTCTCACTTGGACTTTCCAAGAATTAATGTAGAAGGTTTGGGTATGTTTGAACTGAGGAAAGGTAAACTTGAATCAGCTATCAAGAAAAACAAAAGCATGTTGGGAAACATAGCTAAAAGAACTTACAATGGTTATGCTAAAAGTGAAGGTATAACTGAGAACATCAAGGAGATGAGTAAGGCTCTTGAACAAATTGAGACGGATAAACTAAACAGAATAGCATTTAAAAAGAAAAGAAATGAGTAAACCTTGGTCAAAATATTTACAAGCATTTAAGAATGCTGATCAAATTGCTGATGGAATAAAAAATAAGCTATTTAAAAAAGAACATGTTGAAGCTATATTTACTGATAGATGGCAGATATGTGTTAACTGTTCTGAATTGGATCTTAAAGGTGAAAATTGTTTAGCTCCTGGAACTCAACCTTGTTGTTCTGATTGCGGATGCAGTTTAGAATTTAAATTAAGATCATTATCTTCAGAATGTCCTAAAGGTAAATGGTCATTAATAACAAGTGAAGAAGAAGAAACTTTAATTAATCAACAAATAGAAAACAATGGGAATTCAAATTAACTATGTATACAATGGAATAACAAGTAGCTTAAATACCAATCAAAGTGGAGGGTATTGGTTTACTACAATAACTTAAGATTATGGCAATATCATTTAAAGAAGAAGGTCACATTTATGAAAGTAATGACCAAGATCAAATTAATTGGACTAGCGTAACATCATTTATAGGAATGTTTAAACCTAAATTTGATAGAGATGGTCAAGCTAAAAAATCTTCTAAGAACAAAAGATCTAAATGGCATGGTATGACTCCAAAAGAAATACTTACTGCTTGGGATAATGAAACTCAAAGAGCAATAAAATTAGGAAACTGGTATCATGATCAACGTGAAGCAGATATGTTAGACTTTAAAACTATTGAAAGAAATGGTGTTGAAGTACCTATTATAAAACCTCTGATAACTGAAGAAGGAATTAAATTAGCTCCAGAACAAAAGCTTGATGAAGGTGTATATCCGGAACATATGGTGTATCTTAAGTCTGTAAAGCTTTGTGGTCAAGCAGATTTAGTTGAAGTAGTTAATGGACATATTAATATTCATGATTATAAAACAAATAAAGAAATAAAAGATAAAGGGTTTACTAATTGGGAAGGTATAACCAATAAACTTTATAAGCCTGTTAATCATTTAGATGATTGTAATCTTAAGCATTATAACTTACAACTGAGTATTTATGCGTATATTATTAAGAAGCATAACCCCAAATTAAAAATTGGTAAACTAACAATTCAACATGTTAAGTTTGAAACAGTGGGTGAAGATAGTAATGGTTACCCTATTAGCAAAATAATTAATGGTGAACCAGTATTGCAAGAAGTAAAAATTTATGAACTACCGTATCTTAGAGATGAAGTTAATGCTCTAATGATTTGGTTAAAAGACAAAAAATAATGGCAACAGTAGTAAATTTAACACAAGTACAAATAGCAAATAACACTACAAATTCAGAACAATATATAGTTGAGGATTCAACTACTATAGTTTCTTTAAATAGAGAAAATATTATTGGTGTAACAGATTACTGGGATTTTTTATGTAGAAATCTAGAATCAGGAGCTCCTACCCCAAGATATTTAAATGCTAGAATAGTATACTTATCTACATCAGTGCTACCAGCATTAGTTGTAAGTAATAGTAAATCATCAATTGTAGCATTAATAGCACAAAACCAACCTACATGATAGTTAGATTATTTGATATACAAAACAGCAAAGTAATTCCATCAGAACATTGCTATGCACTACCATTCTTAAAATCAATAATGACTGAGTATCCTGATACTTATATGCAAGTGTTTCAATACATTTTTTATATGAGTTGTCCTAACCCAGATTTAAATCCTTTCTTTAACTTACCTGAACATGAGAAAGAAGATATTATTATTGAAGAAGTAGCATTAGAAGAGTCTCCTGAAGATGGAAAGATAAGATATGCACTAGATATGTGTAAGAAAATGTATGAGACACCTACATACAGAGCATATGTGGGTATTAAATCTATGCTTGATAGATTGGCAAAGTATATGGAAGTTACTGCAATAGAACACGGGAGAGACGGTAATATAAACTCAATGGTTAATGCGGCTGCAAAGTTTGAACAGATAAGACAATCCTATAAAGGAGCTTTTACAGATATGCAGAATGAACAAGAAAGTTCAGTGCGTGGTGGAGCAGGTCTTGCATATGATCAAGTGTAATGGATAAAAAACAAAGCCAATGGCATTTTTGCTATTGGGATGAACCAATATTTAATAAAGATAAACCAAAAATAAAAGAAAATGGCACAACAAGTAATACCAGTAGGGAAAAAGATTCTGATAAAACAAAAAAAAGCAGCAACAAAAACTAAATCAGGTTTATATCTACCAGAAGCAGCACAAAAAAAAGAATATAAAGGTACTGTGGTAGGCTTAGGACAATCAGTAGAAGAAATAAAGATGGGTGATGTTGTTCAATATACAGAACACTGTTTACCAACTAGAATGCAACATGATGGAGAAGAACATTTGCTTATCCAAGAAGGAGATGTATTTGCAATACTAGTTGATATAGCGGATGTATAAAGTTGTTCCTACATATAACAATGGAGTATGGGAAACAACTGAGTTTATAACTAAGGAAGATTTTATAGATTATATATTAAGTATATTTAGTGAGCCAGGAGAATATGGCTTTACTAAAGTGACTATAATGTTTAATGATGAAGCAAAAGCTTTTAATAAACAAGGATTCTATTGTAATAAACCATTTAGGTCTAAAGATTTTACTAATTATTGGGAAGATCAAAAGACTAAATGTAGAGAAGGAGTAATATATAAGGATGGTACTAAAAGTTTCTTCCTTACTAGAGATTACTACATGTGGTTAAACTTTTTACCAATCTTTGATAAAGAAGAAAAAAAGTATGGTTTTGCAAAGGTTAGAGATGCCCAATATCACATGGCATTGTATGAATTATTAGCAGAGTTAAACAATAAACATTCAGCAATACTTAAAAAACGTCAGATAGCTTCTTCATATTTTCATATGGGTAAGATTATTAATACTTACTGGTTTGAAGAGGGAAGTATCTGTAAGATTGGAGCATCATTAAAAGATTTTATTAATGATAAAGGATCTTGGAAGTTTTTAGATGAATATAAAACATTTCTTAATGAGCATACTGCTTGGTATAGACCTAGCAATCCAGAGAAAGTATTACTATGGCAACAACAGATTGAAGTTAAAATAGATAACAGAAAAACAGCAAGAGGTCTTAAATCTAAAATACAGGGTGGTTCTTTTGAGAAGAATGCTACTACTGGGGTAGGGGGTCCATGTACATATTTCTTTCATGAGGAAGCAGGTATTGCTCCAAAGATGTCAGACACATATGAGTACTTACGTCCTGCAATGTCTTCTGGTATGATGACTACAGGTATGTTTATTGCTGCAGGATCAGTGGGGGATTTACAGCAATGTAATCCATTAAAAGAAATGATTTTAAATCCTAAAGCAAATGACATATATGCAGTAGAAACAAACTTGATGGATGCTGATGGTACAATAGGTATGGCAGGATTATTTATTCCTGAACAACATTCTATGCCGCCATTCATTGATGAGTATGGTAATTCACAAGTGCCAGAAGCAATTGAAGCAATAATACAAGAAAGAGCTGGTTGGAAAAATGAATTAAATGGGGAACAATTTCAATTAAGGATTTCTCAGAAACCAATGAATATTGCAGAAGCATTTGCATATAGAAAAGCTTCAATATTTCCACAAGGAATATTAACCAGACAACAAAAAAGAATTGAAGAAAAAGAATACCCTTATGAGTTAATAGAATTAGATAGAGATGAGAAAGGTATTTTTGCTAAAAGAACTAATAAACTTCCCATTACTAAATTCCCTGTAGATAAGAAACAAATTGATAAGACAGGTGTAATAGTAGTATGGGAAAGGCCAATAAAGAATCCAGAGTTTGGAGCATACTATGCTTCTATTGATCCAGTATCAGAAGGTAAAACAACAACGTCAGATTCATTATGTAGTATATTTGTATACAAGAATGCAACAGAGGTTACTAGAACTACTGCTGCAGGAGATGTAGAACAATTCTTAGAAAAAGATAAAGTTGTTGCAGCTTGGTGTGGTAGATTTGATGATATCAATAAAACACATGAAAGGTTAGAGTTGATAATAGAATGGTTTAATGCTTGGACAATAGTAGAGAACAATATTTCTTTATTTATTCAGCATATGATAGCTAGAAAAAAACAAAGATACTTAGTACCTAAACAACAAATATTATTCTTAAAAGATTTAGGATCTAACAGAACTGTATATCAAGAATATGGATGGAAGAATACTGGTACTTTATTTAAAAGCCATTTAATTTCTTATGCTATAGAATTTTTAAGAGAGGTTATTGATGAAGAAACTGATATCAATGGTGTTGTAACAAATCAAACATTAGGTGTATCAAGAGTGCCAGATCCAATGCTTATAAAAGAAATGTTAGCATATTATCCTGGACTAAACGTGGATAGGCTGGTAGCATTTGGAGCACTAGTTGCCTTTGTTAAAATACAACAGTCAAACAGGGGTTATTCAAAAAGACGTGAATCAGAGGGTAAATCTTTGGTAAATTCAGAAAAAATTGGTAAATTAAAGTATAGTCCGTTCAAAAATCTTGGACGTTCTAATACATCTAATAGTAATAGGCCTAAGCGGTCAGGTTTTAAAAATTATAAATAGACACAACTAAACAAATCCGGAATGAGAGTATTAAATGCAATGCAGTTAAAAAAAGGAGCTAAGGCAGAAGGAGGCCCTACATATTCTAGTTTAACTCAACCAATACAGTTTTTACCTACTTCAGAAAAAACTGATGATTGGGCAGCATGGAATTTAGATTGGTTAGAATTACAAGGTGTTGAGTTTTTAAAAACCAATGCACGTAGACTTTTAAAAAATTATAAACTTGCTAAAGGAATAATTGACAAATCAGATTACATTGTTGAAGAAGACAATGACTATAAAGAATTAATGGATGTTCTAACAAAGGAGAATGACTCTGCATTAGAACTTAAGTTTTACCCTATAGTACCTAATGTTATAAATGTATTAAGTGGTGAGTTTACTAAAAGATATAATAAAGTACAATTTAGAGCAGTAGATGATAAGTCATATAATGAAATGCTTGAGCAAAAGAAAGCTGAAGTAGAAGAAACATTATTAGGAGAAGCAGAAAGAGACTTAGTACAAAGAATGATAGAGATGGGTATGGACCCAGAATCTAAAGAAGCTAAAGAACAATTATCACCAGATAATTTAAAAACCCTACCTGAAATAGAAGATTACTTTAGTAAATCTTATAGAAGTAGTATAGAAGAATGGGCAACTCACCAATTAAATGTGGATGAGGAAAGATTCAAAATGCATGAACTAGAGGAAAGAGGCTTTAGAGATATGCTTATTGCTGATAGAGAGTTTTGGCATTTCCGTATGTTAGAAGATGATTATGATGTAGAATTATGGAATCCAGTATTAACATTTTATCAGAAGTCTCCGGATCAAAGATACATTTCTGATTCAAACTATGTTGGTAAGGTAGATCTTATGACAGTATCAGATGTAGTGGATATGTATGGTTATTTAATGGATGAAAAACAATTATCATCATTACAAAGAATATATCCAGCACGTTCTGCACAGTATCAAGTAAATGGTTACCAAAATGATGGTGCATACTATGATGCTACAAGATCACATGAATGGAATACAAATGCACCAGGCTTAGCATATAGACAGTACGCAAGTAATTACATGGCTGACCCTGCACGTGGAGGAGATATACTTTCAGAAATTTTATCACAAAGTGAAGATTTAGAACAATGGGGAGATTCTAACTTATTAAGAGTATCTACTATCTATTGGAAAACTCAAAGAAAAGTTGGTCACTTAACTAAGATTGAATTTGATGGTGAAGTAACTCAAGAAATAATTGATGAGTCATTTAAGGTAACTGAAAAGCCTGTGTATGATACATCAATCTTTAAGAATAAATCTAAAGATACATTATTACAAGGAGAACATATTGAATGGATATGGATTAATGAGACATGGGGTGGAGTTAAAGTAGGACCTAACGTTCCTGCAATGTGGCAAACAACTATGGATGATAATGTTAATCCTATATACTTAGGTATTAATAGAAACAAACCTGGAAGATTACCATTTCAGTTTAAAGGAGAAAATTCTTTATATGGATGTAAGTTACCAGTTGAGGGAAGAGTATTCTCAGATAGAAATACTAGATCTACATCACTTGTAGATTTAATGAAAGCTTACCAAGTAGGTTATAACATGGTGAATAATCAGATTGCTGATATCCTTATTGATGAATTAGGTACAGTAATTATGTTTGATCAAAATGCATTACCACGTCACTCAATGGGTGAAGACTGGGGTAAGAACAATTATGCTAAAGCATATACAGCTATGAAAGATTTTTCTATGCTGCCATTAGATACATCAATAACTAATACAGAAAACGCTACTAATTTTAATCACTACCAAACTCTAAACATGGAGCAGACTAGTAGATTAATGAGTAGAATTCAATTAGCTAATTACTTTAAACAACAATGTTTTGACTCAATAGGTATTAATCCACAACGTTTAGGTGGAGCTGTATCTGCAGAGACTGCAACAGGAGTTGTAAATGCAATGCAACAATCATATGCACAAACAGAAATCTATTTTGTACAACACTCTGATCATTTAATGCCAAGGGTACACCAAATGAGAACTGATCTTGCACAATTTTATAATAGTACTAATCCAAGTGTAAGATTGTCTTACATCTCTACAGAGGCTCAGAAGGTTAATTTTACTATAAATGGTACTGATCTATTACTTAGAGATTTTAATGTATTTGCAACTACTAAAACTAACCACAGAGCTATTCTTGAACAACTAAAGCAAATGGCATTAACAAACAATACAACTGGTGCATCAATATATGAGCTAGGTAACATTGTTAAAGCAGATTCTATTTCAGAAGTAACTGATATATTAAAAGATTCAGAAGTAAGGGTAGAACAACAAAGAGCACAAGATATGCAACAGCAACGTCAGATGCAAGAGCAACAACTTCAAGCTAAAGCACAAGAAGAGCAAATGAAACTTCAAGCTGAGAATGCTGAGAATGAAAAAGACAGACAGAATAACATTGTCTTAGCAGAAATTAAGTCTGCTGGTTACGGATCTATGGTGGATATAAATGAAAATAAAGTATCTGATTATCAAGATGCTATGAAAGACATTAGAGAAACTACAAGATTTCAAGAGCAGACAAACATGAAGCGTGATGAACTAGCTCAAAAAGGATCAATGGAATCTGAAAGACTTAAGGTTGAAAGAGAGAAAATTGCTGCTACAAGAGATGTTGCTGCTAAAGATTTGCAGATAGCTAAAGTTAATAAAAACAAATATGATGTAGGTAATTCTAAAAAATCAGACAAGAAATAATTGGCGTTAGCTATATACTGCAATAAACTTTACATTTAACACAAATATTATAAGTTTAATATGTTGTATCATAGAAATACTTTTATTATATTGTATATATAAGGACTAAATATTAAAACCAACAATATTATGAACAACAATGACACTACTATGAAAAGTAACGTAGAGACCTTAGATGTAAATCTAGATGAGATATTCAATGGCGCACCAAGCGGCAATGATATTACGTTACCAGATGAAGCTCCAGTAAAACAAAACATTTTATCTGGGCTAAACAAAAAAGCTGACTTTTCATTTGCTGATACAGATGAAGATGGAGTAGACAACTTAGATACAAAGGTTGAAGCTAAAGAAGAATCTACAGAAGAAGAAAAAGAAGCTACTGATACTCTTGATGAGATAGTAGGTAAAAAAGAAGCTACTGGTGAAGATGGTAAAGACATCTTAGATACTTTAGATGATGAGTCTGATGAAGACATAGAGAAGAAAGAAACTAGAGGTAGAAAATCTATCAATGGTATTTCTGATGTATTCAGTAAACTTATTAAAGCAGACAAAATTGTACCATTTGATGACGGAAAGGAATTAGATGATTACAGTGCTAAGGATTGGGAAGAATTAATTGAAGCTAACTTAGAAGAGAAAGCTAATCAAGTAAGACGTGAAACTCCTAAGCAGTTCTTTGCAAGCTTACCAGAAGAATTACAAGTTGCAGCAAGATATGTAGCAGATGGTGGAACTGACATAAAAGGATTATTCAATACTTTAGGTAGTGTAGAAGAAACAAAGTCACTTAGCATTAAATCTGAATCAGATCAAGAAACAATTATAAAAGAATATTTAGGTGCTACCGGATATGGATCAGTAGAAGAAATTGCTGAAGAGATTGAAATCTGGAAAGACTTAGGAAAGCTTGAAAAACAAGCTGCTAAGTTTAAGCCTAAGTTAGATAAGATGCAGGAAAAGATTGTACTTAAGAAACTTGAAGAACAAGACTTAAAGAAAAAACAACAAGATCAAGCATCTAAACAATATATGTCAAACGTATATGAAACTCTTAAAGAAGGAAGTTTAGGAGATATTAAGGTTGACAGAAAAACACAAGCAATGTTGTATAATGGTTTAGTTCAACCTACTTACCCATCAGTAAGTGGAAAGAACACTAACTTGTTAGGACATCTTTTAGAAAAGTATCAGTTTGTAGAACCAAACTACACGTTAATATCTGAAGCACTATGGTTATTGCAAGATCCAGATGGATACAAAGCAAAAATCATGGACAAAGGAGCACAGAAAAGTGTTGAGTCAACAGTTAGGAAACTAAAGACAGCCTCAGCAGGAAATCAAACTGCAGCCTCATTAGGTGTTCAAGAACGTGAAGCAACTAAAAGAAAACCAGCAGGTAAGAAGTTACCAAGAACCAACAACATTTTTAAAAGAATTTAAATAGAGAATTTAAATATAAACACAATTAATTATTAACAAAAACAAAGTAAAATTATGGCAACTCCAGTATTAAATAATGGAATTTTCCTAAGAGATACAAGCTACAAAGCTAGTTCTCATGTTGATTCTTATCACCTAACCCAAATGCTTGGTAACGCTGAGCCTATGGATATGGGACCAGTTGATTTATGGGCAATGACCCAAAAGGTAGAAATGCCTTTATATCAAATGGCTTCATTCGGTGGAAAGAATACAATCATGGTGGACAACGCACGTGGTGAGTACAAATGGCAAACTCCAATTGCACAAGATCTTCCTTATATCGTTGCAGATATAGAGGCAGCTAATGCAACAAAAGGTGTAGATGGTACTACATTCAAAATTAAAATTTCCAAAAGAACATTTGGTCATGGTGATATCATCACTTATGACAAGTACAATGGATTAGAACTTTACATCACGGCTGATGATATTATCCCAGCAGGTGACGGTTTTATCTATACTGTTCAATTGGTAAACAACAACAACGCAGCTAGCTTAGATAATAAGTATTTAGCTAAAGGTACAAAGTTCTTCAGAAAAGGTTCTGCAAGAGGTGAGTACGGAGAGCGTTTTTCAGACATTGAAACTGGATCTGGTTTCCGTGAATTCTACAACTTTGTAGGAGGAGCAGAAGCACACGTTCATTATTCAATTTCTTCAAGAGCAGACTTAATGATCAAAGGTGGATTAAACGCTGATGGTACTGTGCCTGTAACTGAAATCTGGAGAAACTTTAACACAGATCCAAATAATCCATCAGTACCTAGTATTGAAGGTTTAGTAGCAAACATGGGTAAATCAGGAGCTAGAGAAGCATTTGAAAATGGAACTCTTACAAGAACTTTCATTACAAATATGGAAGCTGCTCACTTATCTAAAATTGCAACGGATATTGAAACTTACCTAATGTGGGGTAAAGGTGGTAGAATTAAACAAGATGGACCGGATGATATTAGATTATCTGTAGGTTTATGGTCACAGTTAGATAACTCTTTCAAAAGAGTATATAACAAGTCATCATTTACTCTTGACATGTTTAAGTCTGA